GTGTCATACCGTTTTCTAATGTAATTTTAAATACATCAGCGTTATTTTCTATAAGTCTCATTGGAGAAGATTTTACTATTTTATTATTGTCAAATAAAGTTAATTCTTTTCCAATTTCATAAAGTTCCTTTGCTGTCAAAATGCCAAAGTTGGAAGGAACTCTTTGATCACCTGTTACACACAAATTAGAATTATTAATTTTCAATCCTTTATCTTTATAAATTTGCGGAGCTTGATTATTAACATTGTCACTAAAAAGAATATATGGATATCCAGATTCAAAACGCTTTTTAATAACAAGACCCCAAATTTTACGAGCATCTTTATCACCATCAATCATTTTTTTCATCCATTCATCGGAAACCGAAACTCCAATTGATAAATCTTGAATATCGCATCCATCGGATTTAATCTTCAAAAACTCTTCAATATCCGGATGATCGATTGGAAGATATGCAGCAAATGATCCCCTACGAACATTTCCCTGTGAAACAACATTCATGAGTTTATCAAACAATTCCATGAAATGTACCGAGCCTGTAGATTCTCCACCGGATGAAATCGGTGTTCCTCTTCCTCTAAGACCACCAAAATATGCAGATGTACCGCCACCGTGTTTTGTCATTACAGCAGTCTCAGAAACCTTCTCCATGATTCCTTCCATAGTGTCGGGAATGTAAGAACCAAAGCAACTAATAGGCAATCCTCTTTTGCGTCCAAAATTTGACCAGATGGGCGAACTCAAACTGAAAAAACCCCTGGACATATAATCCTCAAATTTATCAGCAAACCCTTCACATTTTAAATATTTTTCCGCTGCTTCTGCAATATCTCTAATTCTCTGTTCTGCTGTTTCTCCTTCTAACAAGTACCCTCTTTCGAGAAATTTTCTTGAGTCTTTGTTTAGCCATTCGTATTTGTTTGTCATATAAAATTAAAATAATTCAGATTCATCAAAACACTGAGATTTTTTAGAATATCCAGTGTCTTTGGAATGGAAAAAGTCGGTCATGTTATTGCCCAATAATTCCTCCTGAAACCACATTGTAGAAGAAATAAGATTTTTGTCAATCTCAAAAGCAGCAGGAAATCCAATCATTTTAAGGGATTCATTGATTCTATTTTTAACAAACTCTTTAAGAATAACAGCACTAAGACCTTCCTCTTTGATTCCGTTTATCATCCAATCAATAATTTTTGCTTCTGCTGCGTATGCTTCTTTAGCTTCCGCAATAATTTTACTCACAAACTCATCATCAAACAATTCTGGATATTCTTCTCTGATGGTATTAATGATTTGAGCACCGACCATGCCATGAATATTCTCTTCATTTCGTGTGTATTTTACCTGTTGATCCGTATCTTTAAGAACATTCTTGAAGCGAGCGAACCAATTGATTACATAGAATTGAGAAAACAATGATACGTTTTCAACAAATAATGTAAAAAGAGTTAATGCATAGACATATTGCTTTTTTGAGTCCTTATAATAGCGATGAGTATATTTTTTAAGATATTTTACCCTACCTTGAATCCAATCGAGGTTTAAATTATTTTCAAAAACCTCTTCCAAACCAAGAATAGAAATAAGACGTTCATATGCATTGTTATGTATAACTTCTGTATTCGCCATAACGTATCCCAAATCTTGCAGTGCGGGATGTGGAAGATTCTCACCAAGCTTTGCCCAAAAAGATTTTACAGAAATTTCAATTTGTCCAATTGCAGATAAAGTGCGTATAACTATTTCTCTTTCTTGATCAGTTAAATTAACTTTAAATTGTTGAACATCAGACTTAAAGGAAAATTCTTTATCCGTCCAAAAGCCATTATGCATAGCTTCAATAAATTTTTCTGTCCAAGGGTAGTTGTTTGGTTTGCGCGAGATTTGTTCTTCGAATATCATATGTCTATATTTAATAAAAGTTCCCTGATTGTCTTCTATTTTTTTTTAGATGTCAAAGCTTTTTTTTGTTTAGATAATCGTTTTTGTAATTCTGATTTGTATAACTTGTTGGACAAAATTTTTAAAAAATATGCTAAGTCTAATGAATCACAAACATTTACTATTCTACTTTCTGTATACTTTACCATACTTTCAGAGTAATCAGGAAACAAGTAATGAACACATTCATGATACGCTGTTGATAATAAATCTCTCCTATAATCCAATTCAATGTCTGTCCAATTACACAATCCTACCGATGCTCTCATTTTCCTAAATGAAAAAAATTCTGCTGGTTTTCTTTTAACCAAATTTACGCATTTTTCATGTATTTCGTAAATTTGTTTTTTTGATAACTTTTCCATATGCATAATAATTATGGAATGTTTTAAAAAAGGCTTGCCTTTTATGAATATTCATATATTCTGAAGATCATGCTCTCATTAAAACAAAATCAGATACAGTCAATCCATGTAGAAGGAAATGAAGATTCTTTCTATAATACTATTAATGATAATGAATTTCCAATAAGAAAATATATAGAAAAAAAATATGGTCATTGTACAGGGTTTTTTTATTCAGACGACGAATATACTGGGCTTGCTTTTAAACATTTACTTAAAAAAGGAAAACTTTTATCATATACTTCTGTCGGAAAGAGCAATTTTGTTAAAAAAGATTTTTATGAAGGTATTAGAGGAGGAACTTTTTGGTTTTATTATAAAAACATATATGTTCGTCTTTCAATGAAAAATCAACCGGATGATTGTGAGTATATGTCAAACAGCAGTTTGAGTTCTCCTCCTAGTAATATTATTATCGATGAATCAGAAGATGTGGAAGGTGGTTATAGTGAAAGTAATAAAACATTTTCTATTTTATTCTGTGCTCCAATCACTGTTCAAAAGTTTCCTTTAGAAGATTTTGATCCATTTATACTAACAAAAACTAAAGGAAGAATTCATATTTTCATTAAGAATCAATATGGAGAATATGATTTTGAACCGATAAAATTAGATAATTCAAGGAGTGTAGACATTGAACTCAATTATGGAAGTGGGTTTTCAGAAATAAATGAAACTATTTTAGAACGATTGCAAACAAAAACAAATGGATTGTATATGTTTCATGGTTCTCCGGGTACGGGAAAAACCACATATATAAAATATCTAACTACTCAAGTAGAAAAGGATTTTATTTATGTTCCAACAAATATGTTGGAATACTTTACTACAGATCCTAATAGCCTTTCTATACTTCTTAGAAAGCCAAATTCAGTTATCATCCTAGAAGATGCAGAGAAAGCTATTTTAAAGCGAGAAGACGGTGGAAGTTCGTCTGCTGTTTCTTCTCTGTTGAATCTTTCAGATGGAATCATGAGCGACATCATGAAAACTTCTATTATAGTTACATATAATTGTTCTAAGCATGATATTGATGAAGCTCTTAGACGCAAAGGACGCTTACAGATAGATTATGAATTCGGATTATTATCAATAACAGATGCAAAGCTACTTGCTAATAGTCTTAACTATCCTGCGGATTTTGTAGAAACCGAAATAACCAAAAATACCTCATTAGCAGATATATATAATCTACAAACTAAAGTGGATTTCTTGGATAAAAAAACAAAATCAAATCGTGTGATTGGATTTGGACAATGAAGACTCCTAATTTAGATACTATTATAGAACTATATGATTCTTTTTCAGATATTAAATTCTTTGAAAAGAATCATACATATGAAATTTCAGGTAAAAAGGCTAAAATTTCGGTTTCTGGTCTCATTTCTAAATACGAAAAGCCTTTCAATACTGATGTAATCGCAGCAAGAGTAGCAAAAAAGGAAAAAGTTCCTGTAAAAACTATTCTTGAAAAATGGGAGAAAAATAAAAATTATTCTTGTCACAAAGGTTCAGAATTTCATTTACATGTTGAAAATTTCTTAGAACGTAGAATTGTTCCAATAGATAGAGAAGCATTTGTCAATTTCATGTCACCAAAGGGAGAATTATTCTCTTGTGAAAATTCTGAAATTGAAAAATATTATAATGAAATGGCCATTCTTATAAGAAATTTTAGAAATTTTTATGAATGGTGGAAAGAAGATCATATTCTTATTAAATCAGAATTTGTAATAGGAGATAAAGAATCTATGATCTGTGGAACAATTGATAATCTTTCTTATAACAAAAAAACAAAAGAATTTGTTATTTTTGATTATAAAACTAATAAAAAAATTGAAAGAAAAAATTCATATGGTGAAAATTTCTTAAAACCATTTGAACATATTTCAAAGTGTGAACATACAAAATATAGCTTTCAACTTTCATTGTATAGTTTGATATTTGAAAGAAATTCTCCATTTAAAATAAACTCTTCTTATATTGTTTGGGTTGCTGGAGAAAATGATTATGAATTAATTTCTCCGATAGATTTTAAACACGAAGCAGAAATAATGTTAAATTCAAAAAATTAAAATAAAAAAAATATTTTTTTTTGTTGAAATGTAATAATTCGAGGTAAATATCATTACAACAATACAACTATATGTCATTCATGAAATCATACCTCTCAGTATTAAACGAAGATACAAAGAAGAATTCCAGCGTTGCAGCTGATAACACTGGAGAACTTGAAGGTGCAGAAAAAGCAAAGAAATTTGTTAAAGATTCTGGACCAGAAGCCGTAAAAACTGAAAAACCAGTTAAGGGACCACACTCCGAACAAGATGCTGATTCACTTCCTAAATCTGTTAGCAGCGAATCTAAAAACCCATTTGATCTCCTTTATAATAAAATTTTAGCTCAAGAAGCATTTGGTGAAGAAGAGGGCGATACCTTAGATTTTTCCGGTGAAGTTGAAGATGAAGCTGGTGATGAAATGAACTTTGACATGGAAGATTTAGAAGAACCTTCTGAAGAAGAAGGAGAAGAAACCGAAAAAGAAGGTCTTGAAGCTGTTCTCGATCATTTAAAAAGTGCTGTATCCGCCTTAGAGTCTTTAATCGGTGAAGAAGAAGGCGAAGAAGAAGGCGAAGAAGAAGGCGAAGAAGATATGGATATGGACGAAGAAGACATGGATTCTGATGAAGATATGGGAGAATATCCAGTTTCTGAGGAATCTGTGGAAGCCGAAATTGAAGGCCATGCGCTCGTTAATAAGGAAAGATTAGAAAATAAATTAAACAAATCTTCAAATCAAAAAGTCAAAAATGCTGTTCCGGTAACTAAAAAGAAAGCACAAGTTACTAAAGGAACTCGATATGACGGAAAGCCTGAACCCTTCCGTTCAAATCCAGAAGAATTAACAAAACCATCTAAACACAATGTTGGTGGAGTTAAAGTTGGAAAAGGTCTTTTTGATCAGTAATATAAAAAAACATAATATTTAAAAAATCCGATACATTGTATCGGATTTTTTTTTGCTATGACTAAGTATAGGATATGGAAAACTTTTCTAAATTTTTTGATGCTTCGAAAGAAAGATTTACTCCGAACACTAGAAAACATCATCAGAATCCAATTCGTTCTATAAACAGAAAACATCAAAATCAGGTTGCAAGAATGTACGGTGCAGCAGGAAGAAAAGATGATCCTATAGTAGATAGCATTGTAAAATATGATAAAGTTGGAAAATGGCCTGTTGGAATCGCTGCTGCACAACGACTTTTAAAAACATACGGAATAAAACATCTTCCAGAAAAAAGCTATTCAAAGGCAATAAACAGAACAGGAATCATGATTAATTATGATTCAAACACTAAAAAATTTACGTTAAGTAGACAAAGAAAATAATATGGAAAGTTTAAGATATTTAAATAAAACAAAAAACCAAACAGAAAGACAAAACTTTTCAAATTGGTGGAAAGAACAAATAAACATCTACGGACAAGAAGTTTTATATTATTCCAATACCGCACCGCTTTCTAGTTTTAACTTTTTATATGGTGAAAAACCAGACGGTGGCTTTACCGATGGTAAACCACTGATTGTTTTATTAAATTTAAATAACGATTCTCTTTTACTTTCAAAATTTGGAATACTAGCAGATAGTGATATGTCCGGAGTAATCCATCCTTATCACTTTACGTTGCTATATGGTCTATCCTCGGAACCAAGAGCAGGGGATTTGATGATGCTATCTGAATTTGGAATAGACAGATTGAATTACCCTAGAAGAGGACCAACAATTTATCAACTTACAGAAGTAATAGATGAATTTCAAGGGAATCCACTAGGAGGACATTATGTTTGGTTTTTTAAAGGTAAGCGATATGACTATAGCTTTGAAACAAATAGTCCAGGTTCTGGAATGGGAAATATTCCTCTGGATGATAATGATAAAGCCAATGAAGCAAGTTTAAATAACTTTGATTATGCTACAGAAAATCCATGCGACAATACTTCTGTATATGGAAATTATTGAATAATTTCTATATTTAGATTGTCATTAGAATTTTCTTCGGAGTAACAAACATCTATGTTATAATCTTCCATTAGGATTTTCTTTAAAATGATATCCTCGGTAGCGGTGATATAATCTCTGATTGCCTTTGGCTTATATACTATCTTTTCTGGAGAAACACCCTTTTGTTCTGCTTTATCAGAAACAATATTCACAGCCTCGTATAGAGCTATCCACTTGGATAACATAGAAGCTTTTCCATGCATTTCTTCCCACCATGTAATTGGATTTGTTTTAGTATTCATGATTATTCTTTTATAAAAGTTGGAGCTGAGAGTGCGCTTTGATTGCTTATAACTGGTTCTGTAATTCTAGCAACTGTAAAATTGATATTAACAAAATTCCTCTTTTCGCATGAATCACACACAAATTCTACTCTTTCGTTTTCATCTGGAATAAAAGTCAATACATTAGGTTTTTTACAATAAGCACATTCCAATATTGTAGATAGTTGCTCTAACTTATCTAATTCTTTTTGTCTGGTGATTTGATAAAAATAGTTATTAAACAACCCCCCAAAAAAGGAAAATAGAATATATTGAATGCTAAGAGATAATAGAAATGCAGCAATATAATTCTGTCCCACCATCCAAGCAGATAGTGATATTAAAGCAGATGTTAGTGTTACAGTTAGTGTTGATTTTAGAAATAATATTACTTCTTTGTTAATTTTCATAATTTGAATATTACATCAAATCATCAAAATTGTAAAGATATATTTTTAAAAAATATTAGGATTTTGCTTTGCATCAATCTCTACTAGATTTGCAAAGTTTAATACATTACTTCCAACCTTTTTAATTCCTATTAATGAAGTTTTTGTCAATTTCATCAAAACTTTAATAGCTAGTTTTTGTCTTTTGTTTAGTGATGGGTTTTCACTTACACAACGCTGCATTTTTCTATATGCAGAAAGAAGATATACAAAACTATCCGCTAAATCGCTAGTAACTGTATCCAAAGGCCAAGGAATTGATGGAATCTTTTCCGGTTCTGGAGCAGTTGGTGGAAACACTGGAGGAGAACCTTTCTGGTATGGAAAGGAATATCCTTGGCTACTGCTGTATGGTTGATAATCTTTTCTAGGTAATTCACTAGTACCACCATATTGGCGATTATTCCACAAGCCATCCAAGGACTCTTCAAGTGTTTCTTCGAAGTTCATTTTAGTTTACTCTTCCAACTTTAACCAAATTTCCACATCTGGAACAAACCCATCTACAGATGTTTTCTGTTTCTTTGGTTTGTTGATTTTGTATAGAAGATACTTGACCGCTAACATTTGCTCCGCAAAAGGTGCAAGCAATCGGCCTGTTTGTAACTGTATTATATGATGGAGTATTATTCATGTCGTATTTACTTACTTACCATCCGATGGTCTCCAAGTGTCTTTTGGTTGTTCATTTGTAATTAATTCTTTAAATTTATGTGTTATATATTTGCAAAGTTCTGAACGAACAATATCTTCTTCGGTTAATTCCATGCAAAAAATTCCATGTTCTTTAGATTCTTCATTATTGAAAAGATTATAAATTTTATCAAATCCTGATTTTCCAATTGGCAAATCGCTTTGTTCTGGATCACCACATAAAAAAACCTTTGAAAATTCTCCAATTCTACTCATAAGAGTATGTATTTCTCGTTTAGAAAAGTTTTGAACTTCATCTGCACATACAAATTTTGCCGAAAAATGAAGTCCTCTTGCAAAATTTATAGGACATATTGTTAGTCTATTATCCTTTTCTAGCTTATCTATCAAGGATTTATTCAATAATTCTTGAAATTTATCGTGAAAAGGAGTCAAATAAACATTAAATTTCTCCGCAATATCACCCGGTAGAAACCCCAACTTAGAATCCGATGATTCGACCGCTGATCTGACTAAAACCATATCAGAAACTCTTCTCATATTTAAAAGAGTAAGACCGCAATACATTCCCAAGGTAGTTTTACTCGTTCCTGCTGGACCCTTCAACAATAATACCTTTGTTTTTTTGTCTAAAAACGTTTTTATTATTTCCTTTTGTCTATTCGTCCACGGTAATTCCTTAACTGTTAAGTCGAATTTTATTTTATCACGTTGAAAAACATATGGAGAGGTGTCTTCGGAAGATGTTTCAATTTTACTTTCCAAAGGCTTCGCTTTTGATCGAGGTTTATTACGCATCAGTAATAATTACTAAGCACTCGGCTGATTTAAAGGGTTGTATTGTTTTCCGTTTGGTTGTTGTGATGTTTGTTGTGTAGTTTTTGTTCCCGATTGTTGATATGTAGTTGGATTTTCTCCTTGTTTTGCCTCTTGTTTTTCAACTGGTGTTTCAGTTGGTTTCAATTTATCAGCAACCGATAGAAAAGTTTCTAATTCTTTTGGAGATAGATTTGGATTTTCTGGATTGTTTTTTAGTTTTTCAAAAGCACTGTGTAAAGGATCATCTGCTGTACCGCTTGGTGTATCAAATAATTTAGAAGCAAGTGCCTTTGCGTTTGGGTTTGAATTTGCTTTTCCACTACTTGTAATAGCATTTCTAATATCTTCTACTGCTTTGTTAATAAGAGGATTTTGATTATCTTCTAACAATTGTTCACTAGCTTTATTTATAATTTTGTCAAAATTTTTCATTCTATATATAATTATACTGTATATTAAAATTTTCTTAATAAAAAAAAATAATTAAATGGATATTAATGAAAGGTAAATAGTATTATAAATTATGTCAACAAGAACCATAGCATCTCCCGGTGTACAAATTAACGAAGTAGATCTTAGCCTTATTGCAAGACCAATTGGAGCAACAAATACCTTTATTACAGGGTTTGCCAGCCAAGGACCAACTGATGAGATTATCAATGTTGGAAGCATTTCCGAATATGAAGAAGTTTTCGGAACTCCAACAAATGCAGCTGAAAGATATCTTTACCATTCTGCTCGTCAACTTTTAACACAATCTCCTACCAATCTTTTGGTGACGAGAATGCCATATGGATCTGGTGCAGGAGCAGGGTTTTCCAATCAATATACTGCTTTAGTATATCCTCTTGAAGGAAAAACTACAACTAAAGTAGCTGCATTAAGTACATTTAATGGAAGTACTGCATTGAGTTCTGACGGATCTAATTCATATCCTGTATATTTGGGATATGATAATGAAATTTCACATTCAACTTATTGGTCTAGTCCCACAGCAGTAAGTGCTGTTTATGAAAATACAATGGTAAGCGTTATTACCGGATATACTATATCAACTACCAACATTTCCTATACAGATTCTACATCATATAATGTATTGTCTCCTAAATCTATTTTGCTTTCTGATAATCAATATTTGGATATCGTTGAAAATAATATTACTTGGGGAAATTCTTATAGTGCTGTTAATATAAAAAGTTTTAAAGATCTTCAAAACTATGGCGGTATTGTTGTTATTGATTCTGCAAAAACTTCTGTCAATAATCTTTATGAAGGTTATTACATTGCTGTTGCTGATAATTCCAATCACAACCCTGCAACTGACTTTACTTCTATAACAAGTGTAAAAGCAGGTAATACAATTATTAATGGAAATTATCAAACATTTGTAACAGTTCCAAGCTCAAGATTAAACTTTACTCTGACTCAATCATTTTCATCCGCAGGAAATAGTATTTCTCAAACAGTTGAACAGTTCCCAAGAGGAATTGATTTTGGAACTAGCTATTATAACGATTGCTTAACTCTTATGGTGTTTAAGCTTCGTACCTCTATATATGCTCAGGACACGGTTGTTATCGACGCAATTGTATCAGAGGGCTATACTGGTTCATTATATAGCAAACGCACACAAAATGATAGAAATGGTGGTCCTGCTGTTACTTTCTTCTTGGAAGATATAGCAAATAAAGCATCAAATACCATTAAGGTTGTAATAAATCCTTATATTTCAAATACTGGAGATTGGGTTAATGATGATGGTTTACCAGCCAAGACAGTAAGAACTGCTAATGAAACTAAAAGTCTTTTCTCACAGGGCGTTTATATTTCAGATACAAATGCAGTTGCGGGTGATGTTGGAAATGTTCCAGCAAAACTTCAAAGAATTTTAAATAATATCGACAATCTTGATATTGATTTAGACGTAACTGTCGAAGCTGGATTAGGAACCATTTGGACAGGTGCTAAAGCAAGAAAAACTGCTTTATATGGAACTTCTACTGTGAATGCTCCGTATATCTATGACGAAACCTATAATGTTTCTACAACAGTACTTAAAGATCAGACTAATAATCCGGTTGGAGGAATAGGTGCGGATTATAAAGATATTTCAAATCAATTCATAGCATTTGCTGATAATACTAGAAAGGATCATGTTTTTATTGCAGATCCTCTTAAATATATCTTCATTCAAGGAGCGGATTCTAAAGTATCTAGAAATGCTAATTATGTTTTCTCTAGTGATACCTACTGGCCATTAAAAAATCTTTATGCTGGAAACGTTTCAAGCTATGCAGCGGTTTACGGAAACTGGATTAAAACAAATGATACCGCTTCTAACAAGCAAGTTTGGATTCCTTCTTCTGGTTATGTTGCCGCAGTGTTTGCGACATCTTCACAAATAGCATATCCTTGGTCTGCTCCTGCTGGTTTTAATCGCGGTGTTCTAACGAATATTACTGATGTTGGAATCAATCCTACACAAAAACAACGTGATTTACTTGCGAGAATAAATGTCAATCCAATTGCATTCTTTCCCGGAGATGGATTTGTAATATTTGGTCAGAAAACATTGTTTACAAAACCTTCCGCATTTGATCGAATCAACGTAAGAAGACTCTTCTTATCACTCGAAAAAACAACAGAAAGCTTATTAAAATTCTATGTATTCGAGCCTAACACATTCACAACCAGATCTCGTTTGGTCAATGGTTTAGCTCCTGTATTCAATCAGGCTAAAAACAATGATGGTTTATATGACTATAGAATCGTTTGCGATGAGCGTAACAATACTCCTGATGTAATTGATAACAATGAACTCAGACTTTCTATATACATTCAACCAGTCAGAACTGCTGAATTTATTTTAGCTGATTTCATTGCAACCAGAACAGGCATCGATTTTAACGAGCTTATTAGATGATCTAAAAGATAAATATATTATATGGCAAACCTATTTCAAAACCAAGATATCAATAGCTTCTTTCAGAATGCTATCAACAAAGATTTCGCAAGAACAAATCTTTTTCGAGTTCTTTACATATCATCTGGAGCAACAAACATTGTTTTTGATCAGCAAGACTTAGTATATATTACTACAACAAGTCTTCCTAAACGTGCGATTAAAAACATTCAAGTTCCTTTTATGGGTCTTCAATTCAATGTTCCCGGAACCGCTAGCTATCCTTCAAGTGATTCTTGGAATGTAACCTTTAGAATGCCACAGGACGTATCCATTCGTTCTAAACTTGAACTCTGGACTCGCGGGACATTCGATGATGCAACAAGTACTGGTTCTTATAACGTAAAAGACTTAGGAAATATTGGTCTTGCACTTATGGGCAAGGGCGGTCAAGTCATAAGAATTTATAATTTAATCGGTGCTTATTGTGTAAACATTGGTGATTATAATCTTGATGTAACTGCTGGTGGTGAAATTGTTACTACACAGGCAACAATTGCATATCAGTACTGGGTTCAGCCAGAATCATCTCCGCTTCTTACTAGATAACTAGATCAAATGATTCTAAGCATATAAGTATTCTTATATGACTAGCCCATATCGTTATTATTTAGACGTAATAAGTCAATGGCCAACCGCTATTGTCAGTGAAAGTCAATGGTTTACATGGTTTGATTTGCCGTCTGTTGGTGCTTTAAAGGCTGACTTGGCAACTACCGTGAGGAATGTTGATTCTGGAGCGGATAATACATGGGATATACCAAAGGGTATTGTAGATAATTTAATAAAAAGTGAATATCAATTAGCTACAGAAAACTTAATTGGCTGTGTTTTTGCCAGACAAGTAACCCTTCCCGGTGAATCTATAACGGCAGGAAATGATGGATTGGATTATTCCGGATATCAAGCACCTGCAATTACTAGTGGTAGACAAAGTTATAAAAAATTACAAATATATTTTGTAGAAACCAATAGTTCTTTTATTGATTTAGTAATTCGTCCTTGGATTATTTTGGTTGGTTATTATGGATTTATAGCAAGAAGCAATCCAACAAACAATCCTAGAAGTGTTAAGTGTAATTCTTTAGATGTTGTATATTTAGGAAAAACCGGAGCATATTCACCATCTATAAAAAGAAAAATAGTAAGGTTTTATGGAATTGCTCCTGTTTCAGTAAATGGATTATCAAATACATATGCAAGTGATGGTATGCAATTCACATCTGTAGATTTTACATACGATTCTTATAGCGTATTAGCACCTGATTATATAATTGAGTGAGTAGATAATAAGCATATCTACAATAAGATATAATAGTGGAATACTTTTTATACTCATCGGATCTGCCATTTTCTGGAATACAACTTTCCTATAGGGAAATAAATTCTAAAGAACAATTAATATTAGCAAAGACTAATATCCTTTTTCCTATGAGTGAGGAAAATTCTTTAGATTATGCAAGAATATGTAAAAATATAATATCTAATTGCGTAGAAAACAAAGAAGAATTTTATAAATTAAATCTTTTGGATTATATTTTGTTTTTAACAAAATTAAGAATAATAAGCATCGGTCCTGAATTGAATTTACAGATGAAATCTGACGAGGATTCTACAGAAAATACAATAAAAATTTCTATAGATTTGAATGTTTTTATGAAAAATTTGTATCAAGCTGCTACAGAAGCTATGAGCAATAATTTTATAGAATCCAATGGCATAAAAATTATTTTAAATTGGCCTAGTATTAAATCTGAAAGAAATTTATTAAATAAAAATGATAAAACTGAATTGGAACATATTCTATCAACTATACCGGAATATATAAAAACAATTATAATAAATGATAATACAATTGATTTATTAGACTTTAACACTGAAGAAAAGATAGAAATTTACGAAAAACTACCAATTTCTTTAAGAACACAGGTGCAAATGGCAGTTATTGAATGTATAAAAAAATTATCAGAAAAAAATATGTTTGATATTCCTATGATGGAATTTTTAAAATTTAGTTTTTACAATAAAACACATCAAGAAATTATTAGATTGTTATTTTCTAATGATTTAAGAAATATATATCAAGAATACTATGTTTTAGCGTCAAAAAAGATAAATCCGGAATATGTAGATAAATTATCAATACCAGAGCGAAGAGTTTTTTGTTCTTTCATAGAAGAAGAAATAAAAGCTAGAGAAGAAAATAATAAAACAGGTGATGAAATGCCAATATCAGACGGTCAGACCGGATTGCAGGATTTAATAGATGAATTTGAGGGATAGGTAGGTAATTACTAATATGTCCGAAGAAAATAATAACATTTTAAATTTTAATGAAGCATTAAACCTATTAGACAATGCTTCTAAAGAATCGTTTTTAACCGAAGCCTATATTCCATCGTTAAAAAGAACCGTTAAAATAAAAGAAATTAATGCCAAACAACAGAAAACTATAATAGAATCTGCAATTGATTCTGCAATGGCCAAATCTACTTTTTCTAAGGTTTTTTATGATATTGTTTGTTCTAATTGCTTAGAAGAAAAGTCTGTAATAGAAACATTTACTACAGTAGATAAGGCATCTATCGCATTTTCGATGCGATCACAAATTTCTGATAGTATTAAAGTAATTTTTCAAGAAGAACCTAAGATTGAAAACACTATTATTTTAAATGATATTATTAGTAAATTTTTTAATTATACACATCCGAGTGAAAGTCTTATAAATTTTTCTAAAAATGGAGTTAATATAGATGTAAAAATTGATATTCCATTATTTTCTGAAGAAGCAAAGTTTGATAGTATTATCTACGGAAAAGAAAAGGTAGGAAATCAGGTAGAAGAAATTAAAAGCATTATTACAGGAGCCTTTTTAGGAGAAACTGCAAAGTATATTAAAGAAATTAACATGAATGGTGCTGATTTTAATTATAAAAAACTACAAACAACTCAAAAGGTACAATTTGTGGAGAAACTACCAGCTTCTTTAGTTCAAAATATTTTAGAAAAAATTGTAGAATGGAAAGCAGAAATTGATACTATCTGTACAGTTTCTCATGAAAATACAAATAAATTGATAGAAGTTAATAGTTTATTGTTTTTGACCAATTAGTATTCAATCTGCCTTTTAAATAAATGTCATATAGATTAAGTATTATATATGACAGTAGAAGAATTTGATCAATATCTAAAGAATCAAGGAATTGAATCCGTTGATTCCAAAGAACTTTTACGAACAATTTTAGGAGTAAAAATCTTTAATATTGAAGAAACTAATGAAAAAATTTCTCAATTGAGAGAAAGTATTTTGGATTCTGCTACTAAAACTGCTTCCAAAATAAAAAATAATGTAGAAAATATTGATCAGAAGAAGGCTGTTAGTGATTTATTGGGAATTCCTGTTGAGAAAGTAGACTCCACCCCACTTAATATCTTAAGAAAAGATCTATTATCAAAGGTATTTGAAAATTTTAATCAAATAAAAAATGAATTAACCGCTAATAAAGAATCTGTTAAAAGTAATATAACAGATCCTTTTGGAATGTCAGATAATTCTGATTTTAGAAAAGAATATAGGAATAAATTAGCAGAAACTTGGGAAAATATAAAGAAAAATATAAGTGGTTCTTCTGAAAATGTATTCAGCAAGGTTTTTTCTACTGAAACTCCTTTCACATCAAACCCAAATGGCCCAAGTGGTAGTAATGATCCATTAGATCAGCTAATAGAAAACTTGACCAAATTAACTTCGAAAAAACCTTCTTCTAAACCCCCAATTCCACCTGAAAATAATAATTTACTTGCTATAATTATTAATAAACTTGATGAAATTATTAAAAATAAACTTAATACACCTACTAAAAAAAGTCAAACACAAGAACTTTATGAAGTTGGTCCTAAAAAATTTAGACTCGATGAAGATTCTATAATAAGAATTACAAAGGGATTGAATCTTTCTAGCGAACAACAGGAAAAACTTTTATCCGCATTATTAGCTGAAACAAGGGAAACCAGAGGAGAATTTGGAAAACTTAGTAGTTTTCTCACACAAAAAGGAAATGGTCTTGTAGATATACTATTCGACTTGGCTACTTTAACGGCAACAGGTGTTCTAGGACTTCTTTTTGGAAAGGGAATACTAAAGCTTGCTGATAGTATTTTTGGAACTGATTTGGTTGGACTTTTTGAATCAGTAACAGATCCATTAAAAAAATTTGGTGGTTATATCTTAGATGGAATGAAAGCTCTTATTTCATTTTCTGTTGTTCTAATGAATATAACGAATGGAGCAACAAATATTTTAACAAAAGGACTTAAAAATGTACTTAATGGTCTTACGGAAGCTGGTAAAAGTATTAGATCCGTTCCCAAATTTGTTAGTAGTTCATTTTCAAAAATGACTAGTGGATTATTTGGTGCAGGAAAACTTGCTGGAGCAGTGGGAACAACTGCTGTAGCAGCCTCCGAGACTGCTACAGGAGCAACAAAAGCTCTCGGAGCAGTTGGAGCAGCTGAAGGAGCTGTTGCAAGTGGAGCAACTAAACTTTTATCAAAAGCAGGACTAGGATTTCTCTTTAAAGGAGCACTGGGGGCTGTATTTAGAAAAATACCTCTTATCGGTGCTTTTATTGATGCTGGAGCAGCAATATCAAACATTATGAGTGGAGATACGATAGGAGGAACATTAAGAACTATTGGTGCTCTTGGCAATATTTTAAGCATGTTTCCTGGATTTGGTATTGTAGGATTTGGTGTTTCTTTACTTGCTGATTTTTTAGATGATGCAATGACAGAGGAAGCAGGTGGTGATGTTACGAAAAAAAATACAAATATATTTGCAACTATGTCAAAAATTATATCTGGTTGGGGGGAATCAATTTGGAAATGGATTACAAAAAAAGTAAAATCTATACTCGGATTTGCTCCTGATGAAGACGAGTCAGCGGAACCAAAACCAATGGAGCCTGAAACAAGCACAAGCAGTTCTAAAGTAGTTGAAAAGGCAAAGGAAATTTCTTCGTCAAAAACACAAACAGAATCAACAGAATCTAATGAAATTGATAAAATGTCTGCCGCAACTGGAATAAATTTTAGAGATTTAATTAAAATGAATTTGAATCCAATGTCAATTCCTTCTGCACCTCAATTAAATGTAAATGATATTGCAAAGAGTTCGCAATATTCCATATCAATGCCAGAGTCTATTGGAATTAATAATTCATCTATGCAAGGTATTATGGATATGATTTCAAATTCTATGGGGCAGATAATGCCAAGTCAACCCGTGTCGATTGCTGGCGGGGGCGGTAATGCAAATATGACTGATATGTTTATACACGGTTCTAGAGATCCTATATACGATACGCGATCTGATTGGTGGGGAGTTTTAAATAAAAGGAAATGGTAATAATATATGGCTAATAATGTAAACTTCAGTTTATTTACAGTAACAGAATCTGAAACCACAAATTCTATTGGTTCAACATTTAAATATCCAAAAATATCCAAAACCGGAGATGGATATATAGACATAGTAAAAGATTTTTATTGGAAGAATAATGTATCGAATAATATTGATGAAGTTCCCTCCGTTACCTTGAAGGAATATACTTTAAAATATGGAATGTGGGCAAACAATCTTGCAAGCATTATTAATCAAGCCACCCAATTCGCATCAAGTAAAAATAATTTAGACCCCTATTCAACATTATATTTTGGAGAACCAACAGGGTTTATTTATAGACTTCCACATTTGTTAAAATCTGGATCAAGTATAAGAGGAGATATTAGCAATAGCTGGTCTGAAATAAGCAATCCGATAGGTGATATATTAGCTGCGGTTCCAGTAGTTGGAAGTTCAATTAAAAGAGCAGGAGATCTTATACAAACTCAAGCACAAAACGCAGCAAATTTTTTAACACCCGGATACGGAGCAGAAAAGGTATATAACTTTGGAAAAACAAACTCAAAATCAATAGTAATTACATTTCCTCTTTATAATACTTATAGCGAAGAAAGTGCTATGAAGAATTTTAGTTTTGTAAATTTAATTTCAATTCAAAATTTAAAGACTAGAACAAGTTATTTAACATATATTCCACCAAAATTATACACTGTTGATAGTGATTTATTGGGAGGCATTTATATGCCAGTGGCTAGTATTACTAATTTAAAAATAGATAGTATAGGAACGACTAGAAAAATAAACGAATATACTGCTGATAATTCCCGAAATGGTGTTCTTATACCTGAAGCATATAGAGTAAGCATAACATTAACAGAACTATTACCAGAAAGTAGTAATATTATGATGGGTGCATTGGGTGGCGATAAGGTTCAGGTATTTAGTGAAGTAAGTCCTAAAAATATTATAAACAATGCAGTTTCCCCTAAGCCATCAGCAATTGCAACACCATCCGATATTAATATACCAAGTCCCAATTTTGACAGATTTTCTCGTACAACTTTTCAGTCTATCCCAACATTCACAAACGGAGGAACTTCTACAACAGGGTTTCCAGCGGGAGTTGGTCCAACAATTAATGTTCCAGAAGGTGCATTAGGCCGTAACTTTCAAAATGTTCCTCAAGGAAGTACTGGTCCCTCAGTAACCCTATCCGAGCAAGCAGGTCCAAGCACAGGAAAGCCATCTCCTTCTTTAGTATATAAACCACAACCTGCTCCTCCACCCATTACCAAAGGAGGACAGCCATTAGGACAGCAATTACCTTTAGTTCCTCTTAATGGTAATCCGCTTCCATTGGACGTAACGCAATATCAAATTAAATTATGAGACAAAACGATTTTACAGATTTATCAAAACTTTCAATGTATAGATATGAAACATTTTTCAATATATATACTGATAATGATGATTTTAAGTTCTATAATTTACTAAGAAATATTAATCTATTTCCCGCAAATAACTCAGAAGTAGAAGTTTCTTATAACACCAAATATAATGATACTTGGCATTTAATATCTTATAAATATTATAATACTATGGATTTATGGTGGTTAATATGTGCTTATAATCAAATACAAAATCCGGTTAAAATGCCAGAAGTTGGAACTGAATTAAAAATTTTAAAAGCAAATTATGTTTCTACTATCATTTCGGAATTGAATAAACAAATCGGTAGGTAGTATTTTTTAATGTTTTTGTAAATATTCTTAATGCCTAGAAAAAAGAAAGTAGAAGAAAATTCCTTAGATGATTTAGATATGGATGATATTCTTGTAGACGGAAAGTTCTATCAAGGAAACGAAAACATCCTTCGCAAGGATGCATTGTTTAAATGGACGGATGACATGAAAGCAGAGCTTAGACTTTGCGTTAAAAGTATTTTGCATTTTGCAGAAAGTCACTTCTACATAATAACCGAAGATGGTAAGAAGAAAATAGAACTTTATAAGTATCAAAAAAATTTGTTAAAAGCATTTAAGAATGAACGATTTAACGTTGTATTGAGTTCTCGCCAATCAGGTAAGTGTTTGGCAAATAACATTTTAATAAAAATAAAAAACAAAAAAACTGGTGAAATAGAAGAGATTACGATAGAAGAGTTTTATAATAAATTTAATTAAAAAACATACTAGAAAACATTTGGCAAGAGAGTAAATATATTCATGACCATTCATGAATTACTTAAAAAGTGTAAAAAAATTAAAAAAACAAATGGAGAATCCGCCGCTATTGATTTTTATGATACACAAATATTTTCCACAAATTTTTGTCCAACTTGTAAGGTGACTGGCAAAAAATTATCATATGATAACTGGTCTGAATACTTTACTATATGCGGAGCAGCAGTCAAAAATGCACTTAAAAAGTGTGATAAAAATATAGAAAAGGCCAAATCTATAATAGAAAATGAATATATATTTGTAGAAGAACTTTGGGGATTTTATTCAGATTTTAGGAGTTTATCTACAGCAATAGGAAAAAGAAAACTAAATCCTTCTCTTAACATCTCTTTATATGAAAAATATTTTAAAGATAAAACCAAGTGCTGTTTTCCTAGTTGTTATAATAAAGTTCCACATGAATTATTAAGATTAAATTCTTGTTGTCAAACTCACTATAATCAAAATATTAAAATTAAAAAGGGAGAAAAAACGTTAGAAGATTATTCACATGAATGTAAAATTTGTAATGAAAAATTTGCAAATTCCTCGCATTTAACTATTCATATAGAAAAAAAACATATGAAAGCAGAAGAGTATTATTTGAAGTATTTTTCTGACGCTAGAGGATCGTGTAAATGGTGTAACAAGCCGACAAAATTCATAAGCATAACAAATGGCTATTGTGATTTTTGTTATAATACAAGTTGTAATATTGATTATCATAACAAATATCATAATAGGCATAAATGTGGAGAAATTATCTCAAAATCATTAAAAGAAAACAAAAACATGCCAAATCAAAAAGAATATTGGATGAAAAGAGGTATGGACGAAGAAAATGCTATAAAAATGGTATCTGAAAGACAAACCACAAATAGTATACCAGTTATAATGAAAAGAAATAAATGTTCTAGAAAGGAAGCCGAATATATAAGATCGGAAATAACAAAAAAATGGTTAGATTCATTTCCATGTTTAAACTATAGCAAAGTTTCACAAGAATTGTTTTGGAGTATTTATGAAGAATTAAAGAAAACTTATAAAGAAATATATTTTGCTACTTTTAATGGTGGTGTTAAAGATGATTCAGGGGCTAATCATGAATATAAAGTTAAAACTAACGATTCTTATAAGAAATTAGATTTTTATATAAAAGATATAAATAGAGCTATAGAATTTCAAGGAACCTATTGGCACAGTGAAAGAAATACTAGAGATAAATTTTCACCAGAAAAAGATTTAATAAGAGAAAACCAAATAATAGACTCGCTTGGATGTAAAATACTAAATATTAAAGAGCTAGATTATTACGAAAATAAAGAAAAAACTGTCCAAAAATGTTTAAATTTTTTAAAAAATGAATAAAAAAGAAAAAATAATACAGACTTATGATGTTTCTGACTATGAAATAATGACAGATGATGGTTGGAAAGATATAACTCATGTACATAAAACCATTCCCTTTGATATATGGCATTTAGAAACTGATGGTGGATTATTTATTGATTGTGCAGATGAACATATCGTGATAGATGAATTTGGAAACTCCGTATATGTTCAAGATTTAAATATTGGTGATAAAATAAAAACAATTAATGGTATAGAAAAAGTAAAAAATGTATTTAAAACAGATTCTTTGCCAGCAAACATGTATGATGTTACTGTTAATAGTAAAAATCATACCTTTTATAGCAACGGAATATTGTCTCATAACACCACAACCATAACTATTTATGCATTATGGTTAGTATGTTTTCAATCTGATAAACGAATAACAATTGTAGCAAATAAAGAAGCTACTGCTAAGGAAATATTTGCTAGAATTAAAATGGCATATGAACAACTTCCTATATATTTAAAACCCCCGATAAAATCTTGGAGAAAAGATGGTTTTAATCTTGGAAATGATTCGGCAATAACTGTTAGTACAACATCATCATCCGGACCTCGCGGAACTACAAGTAATCTTTTAATTATTGATGAGATGGCTCACTGTCCTAATGATTTGATGAAAGAACTTTGGAGGTCTGCTATTCCAATTATTTCATCGATGAAAAAGTCGCAAATTGTTGTTATTAGTACTCCAAATGGAACTGATAATAAATTTTATGAACTTTATGAAGATGCTAAAAAAGAAAATAGCGAATGGCATTTAGAGGTTGTTAATTGGTGGGATGTTCCCAGTAGAGATGAAGAATGGAAGACAAAAACACTGGCTCTCATGGGATCTAAGGAGGATTTTGAACAAGAATATGCCAATAAATTCCACGAAGCGGGAAAGGGCGTTATTGATGAAGAATATCTAGCTCAATTAAAAGCCAGTTGCTCAGAACCTGTATTATCTTTAGAAAATGGAGCTTATCAAATATTTAAACTGCCCAATCCAGAGAGTTTCTATGTTATAGGAGTTGACGTTGGAGAAGGAATTGGAAGATCAAATTCAGTTGCACAGATATTAGACGTTTCAAATTTACAAGATATTCAACAAGTTGCTCTATTTGCTTCAAATAATATAAATCCATTTCATTTCGGAACTCGTTTGATGGGAATTTTACAGGATTGGGGAAGACCTCCAATTCTTGTTGAAAATAATAATAATGGTCAGCAAATTTTAGATGTTTTATGCCAAACTCACAACTATGAAAATGTTGTTTCATATCATTTTGAAGGATTTAGTAAACACTATAACAATGCTAATAGATTTGGTATACACAATCATACAAATACTAGATATAAAGGAATAACAAATTTTAGATATTGGGTTAATAGCTTAAAAGCAGTGAAATTAAATGATATTGAAACATTATTAGAAATAGATAATTTTATTCGACTTCCAAATTTTACATATTCAAAAAAATCTGATAAATATTTAGATGATAGAGTTTTTGGACTTATTTGGGCATTATTTATTCTCGATCCTTCATTGGTTGGAAAATATTTTAACATTTTAGACATAGACGATCAGGGAAGACCTATGAAAATTTTTCCAATTTCAGATAATAAAGAAATTATTAAGAATAGTCCTTTATTAATAGGAGGAGGACAGACAATTGTTAGAAAACCTTCTATAAATACTCCATTTTCACATGTCGGTGACATGGATATGGCCTCTGGATTTGATTTATATTCAGATGATAGAGCGGCTCTTACCCAATGGTTGTTGGAAAGTGATGGTCCAGATCGTATGTTGCCTCTAAAAGCTGATGAAATGGATAAGTCTTCTATGGACACATACCATCCAACTATAGTTTTTTAATATGAATCAATCAATTTTAAATAGATCTAGAAATGACAAATTCAAACTTGTTATGGATTTGCCAATAGCATTAAAAAGAAAACAAGATCTTGTAATGGAATCAAATTACAATGCAGATCAAATTCAATTTACTACATTTGGATCTCCTGTACCAAGTATAAAGGTAAATGAAATTAAAGTTCCTTTTGGAGGACAGGTTTATAATGCATCTAGTATATCTCGTCCTGCATATGACTCTTTAACTTTGAAATTTTTAATTGATAATGGATATCAAAACTATTGGATACTTTGGAAATGGTTGAATCTTTTTAATAATAGTGAAGATAGTTCCACTACTTTAACAGAACCAGTAATAATGGAAATTGACGATATGCGATTAACAAATCCTATGTCAGATTTTACGACTACTTTTAGTTTATTTGGTTTAGATGAATTTAACAATAAAATAATAGAATTTAAGTATACACAAGCATTTATAACTAGTTTAAGTCCTATTGAATATTCATTTCAAACTGCAAATGAAATTATTTGTACTGCAACTTTTGTTTTTAATCAATTAAATATTTCTTTATTAAAGGATATTAATAGTTCTAATTGTTAATTATGGCTGATTCTGTACCATCAAATGACACTGCTAATGGAGCTAATACTGATAGTAGATTTTTACTTCAGATTAGGGATCAATTATTTCACATAGAAGTGTGGATGTATAATCAAGTTGATGATAAAACCTTTAAACCATTTCCGATACCAACATATTTTATAGAAGGATTGGCTATTGAAGAAAGTTTGATGAATTGGAATCAAAAGGGATGGATTGTATTGAATAATGATTTTGAAGTGTTTGAGCGCGGGGCATTGTCTACTGAATATAGACTCAAAGCTGGATCTAATACAGAATATGAAGGTGCTAATCAAATTCCTTCGCCCTTTACATTTAGAACCGATGGAAGAAATAAAATATCCTTAAGAATATTTCCAATAACCAAGTCTGATAATTCTGCAAATATTTCAGATTTGCCTTCGGAACAATGGGAAATGCGATACGACCTTGTTATATATGATATTGAAGATTTAAAAACTAATTCGGCTGCTAAAAAACTTAGAAAATTTTACTTTTGGGATGAAAGGTTTCAAATTTTTACGGAAAGAAATATTGAATGGTCTACTTCTTTATATGGTAAGAGCAATGGAAATATAAATGCAAAAGATAGTGAAAGAATTATGCCTGTAAGTGAAGCCATAAAATCTATAATAAAAACAGCAGCTTCAAATACATCTGATCCTAGAAGTTCATCCGATATAAAAGTTGGTAATACCGATGGACCAAAAGAAATAGCAAATCCTAACATTCCTTTAGATAATTTTGATTTAAAAAATTGGGACGCAGGTTCTAATGATAGTTCGATTTTTTATACTTCACCCGCCAATAATTGTGTATTGGAAGATTTACAATATGTTTCTCAAAATTTAAAAGCTTCTGATGGTAGTTGTTTGTTTTTATTATTAGATAGATATACAAAACAATGGTCATTAATTCCTATAACTAAGTTTTTTAATGAAGCGGCCAAGAATCAAATCGAAAGGCTTGTTATACAAGATAATCAAAGTCCGAGCCAAAGTTCAGAGGGAGGTTCTACTCCATATATGGGAAGAGCACCTTTTGATTCTAATGAAAACTCTCCAATTAAAAACTTTCAATCTAATATAGCATCTAAAATATTAACCTATAAATTTGCTCCTATGGTAGCCAGTGATGATATTAGAATTACTAATGCTCCGGTTCATAATTATGATTTTTCAAATAATCAATATAATGTAAATTTTGAAGAAAACACTGCTGAAAAGTTTTTACAGAACATGAAAACATTTGCAGGTTCAAATAATTCAGAAGGAGGACTTTATTCTTTTAAACAAAGCAAAACACTTCTTTTAAATATAAATCAAACCAAAACAAGTGGCTTAATGGCATCCAATAATTTTATTTCTCGTAGATTTTTTCCAAAAGACATATCCGCCGTTTCAATGATAAAGGATTTTTTGTTTTTAAATCAAGCATTATACTTTTCGGCACCTGGATTAACATTTAGAACACCGGGAAAATTTGTTTTTATTGATCGAGATGCTTCTACTGGTGAAAAAAATCCCTTTGATGATAGATTTTTAGGACAATGGATGTTAATAAGAGTTGTTCACATGTTTACTAAAAGTGAATATGTAACCGACATTGTTGCAACAAAGATAGACACTTTCACTCCATGGTGGAAAGAACTAGACAAAGATAATCAAAAAGAAAATGGTGGTAAATACTAATATGGACAAAAATTCATTGATAAGAAGTCTACAAAGCAATAGGATACAGCAGCTACAATCATCAAATAAGCCGCAAATGCCTTCAGCAACCAAGATGGCAGTTAACCTAGGCAAAAGCATAGTTAATAATGCAGCAAGTGTAATGGCAGGAAACGCATTAAAAACCGATTCTGAACAAGCAACTTCACGCTTATCCATATGTAGAGGGTGTGAATTCTTTGATTCTGGCTCTGAAAGATGCGGAAAATGTGGCTGTAATATGGCAGTTAAGACCTATCTAAGGGCTGAGAAATGCCCGATTGGTAAATGGTAATAATTTTATCCACATAATCTTGTATAAAATCAGCATAATCATCTGCTTTATAAAAATTTTGTATTTCTATAACCACATCAGCTGCTTTTTTTAGAGAAATATTGTTATTTTTTTCAAATTTATTAGCAGGAGGAATGTCATCTCGTTCCAAAAATACTAAAATTCCTTTTTTTTCTTCTTTCAACCAATATAGTTCGTCTCTTTCATACTCATTATATCGAATATCTGGTATAATTGGAATAAAATTCTTACCAAATTGTTTACTTTTGTTCAAAATTTCAATAAAATACCTACCTTTTGTCTGATTTCTCATGTATCTACCATATTCAACCATCAGAGGACGAACACTTTCCTTTTGCAGAGGATCATTTATGTCTATATCAGCATCTATCTTGCTAAAAATCATTTCTTGTAGATCTTTTCTAATAATATCACCTGCAATTGAACATCTTTTGGCTTTTGTATTGTATAAAAGAGCAAAATTGTAAATAAGATATGAGCATAGAGTATCTTTTCCAGATAATGCAGCACCAGCTATTCCAATCGGCGGGTAAATTATGGTTTTTGACATAAGTTATTATAGTAACATTTTATTATGGCAGATGCAACAACAAATTCAAAAGAAATAAATCCAGTAGCACAATCTGTATTGAATTTTTCTTCTACAATAACAAATATACTTTCTTCTGCAAAGAATTCAATCGTTAATTTGTTAGACAATGCTACTGAAGGAGTCACTATAGCTTCATTAGAACTTCAAACGGGTCTCGGATTTGGTTCTGATGGGGTTTTATATAAGATAAAACATAGTTGTTTGCCTAATGAAAACCTTTATGCCGCTCTTCTTTTTATTTTAATAAAGGGATATGATGCTATCGGAGCACAATTTACGTTTACTGGATCAGATCCAGTAGCAATAACCCCTGATCTTTATAAATGGTTTGTTACTTGTTACATAAAGGACAATGGATTTGAGGAAAATTTAAAAAATACTCCTGCGGGTAAGAAAGAACAGCTTCAAGATATAGGTTCGGATGGGTCTTTTACTCGATATTCTGCTAATAATGCGGTAAACATAATGACCGGACCGGGTATTAACACTCCCTGTTTGGCTACGGATCTTTTAAATAAAATACATCCGGGTATGGTGGATGATATTGAAAACTTTTGTAATGTCATAAGAACTCGTTCCTATCTTTCTCTTCCTTCGGATTCATTCGGTGGTTTAAATCAGGCCATGTGGTTTATAACTGGTGCTGTAACTGCATTATATCAGGGATTAGTTGAAATATATCAAGGAATGGTTCTTCTGATACAGCAGGTATATACATGGTTGAACAATATATATAGAATGATTCAACAATTTATTACAAGTGTTATTGAACAAATAATTCCTTTAGATTTAATATGTTTAATACTTGATGCTGCACAGACAATTTTGGATGACGTTGCATTCTTTGCTCAATTATTTAATGGTTCTGATAACCTATTTCAGACGTTAAATGCAATTCAAACCGTAGTTAACTATGCTTCATTCGGAGTTAACTTTGCATATGATCCATTAGGAGGATTGGCTTCTCTATTTCCTAAAGAAACACAAAGAGTTTATGACTTTATACGAAATATTGAAAACTTACCTCAAACATTTTTAGGAAAGCTTTATCAGAACATAGGATTTGGTGCGGTTTCTAACAATGAAGCACTTGCTATTGCAAATACAATAGTTCAAAGATATGGATTAGGTTCTTCTCTTGGACCATTGAATGATGTTTTATCCTCGGCGGGTACTGTTGGTAATAGAAGTAAGTGGTATAAAACATCTAATACAGGTGTTAATATAGGAAGTCCTAATTTATATTCATATTCTATACCAAATATATCAGGAAACTTGCCTCCGTTGAATATAAATCTGCAACCATTCGGATGGGTTGGTACAACAATAGAAAGTTTTACTCCACCTCCTCCCGTAGAATAATATGGAACCTGTTTTTGGAAATCATTTAGGAATGGTCATTAATAATAATGATCCAGAAGGAAGAAAAAGAGTTCAAGTTTTTATTCCATATCTTACAAATACTTTATTTGCTGATTGGAATAATAAATTAAAAGATGTAACTTTTAGAACTACTGTAGATTTACAAAAATATGGTGTTTTAGATAGATTAAAACAAACTCTTCCATGGGCAGAATATGCGGCTCCAATATTTGGCGGTGCAACATCAGTAACTTCTAATTCTTCTACCGGAAAGGTTCAAGTAAATAATACCGGAACTCCAACATTTGCAGGTTTTGATGCAATGGGAGGAGTGTCGATGGTAGATACTAATTCAACTGCTTTATTGACATCAAATAATAGTGGAAATTTGCCTCCCACAGCCGCATCTCCTTCAACTTCACAGCCAAGTTCTTTAGCTTCTGCGAAGAATAATGTGTATTTTAGAAGTAATGTTAATAATGTTACATTAAACATAGATACGGATGGAATTGGTTCTCCTACATTTAATGATTCTACCAGACAAAACCAAACATCTGTGCAAGGATTAAATGCAAATACTCAAAGTTTTTTTGTATTACCAAATAAACCAGAATATTATAAATATAAAGGCAAGGCTATTTATGCTAAAAATAATACAACAGGAAAAAGTATAATGGGAATTGTCGGTGATTTTGGACCTACAACTAAGGGATTTGGGGAAATGTCATTATATGCGGCTAACGAACTTGGAGTGTGGCAGGAGGGACTTGGGAATGCAGCCAATACAAGCCAAGATGTTGAATTTTTAGTTTTGGGCGACAGCCCAACATTTGGTTCTAATTTTAATCCAGAAGATCTTCAAAAAATTGCAGATTCTAATAATTTACAATCAACACAATTGGCTTCATTAGGAAATTCTAATCAACAATCAACCTTTTCTCCAATAGATTCTCAGAATGATCCTAAAAACGGACAAGCTGCGAGAAACAATAATGCAGATACTTCCGCTTCTGGATCTCCTAATGGAACCGTTTCGGTTCCGAATGAAAGTGCAAAGGTTTGGGTTTTCTTTTATGGTGGAGATATACAAAGACCTGTTTATTTCGCATCTGCTATTGAAGGTTCAACATAAACAAATAAATACGTTTATAAAAATATGGCAAAACTACCTAATCCTCTTTTAGACGAAAAAAATGAAATAGAAGGTCATTCAATTTTTACAAAAATTGGTGGATTGCTTTTTAGAGTTTATAAAACTTTTGATAAAAAAAAATCAAATGTTGTTAGAGATGATTCATATATAGAATTATCAAATAACGAAAAGGCTCAGTCTAAAATAAGAATATCTTCGGGTGGTCATATTTTAATAAATGCTGCGGAAAATTTAACATTAGGCTCTAGTAAACATTTTAATCTCAGTATTAAAGGAGATAAACAAGAGGTTGTTTCCGGTTCTAGTACATCATATGCAAAAGGCGATGTAAAAAATATAAAAGGAAAACAGGGAGATTCTGAAGTTGAAGCCGCAAAAAAACTTCAAGAAGCAACTGCTAAAATACAAGAAGCAAGACTAGCTGCAATGGATAAAAAGGGAGAAATGGTTGCATGTCCTGTTTGCAATGTTACTCACTTGGTTGATAACCATAGTTCTGTAGTTCAAAATTTATTTACGTGTATTAGAAAATATGTAATACCGTATTTTTGCTTTCCTTTAGATGTAGTTGAATTTTTAGCAAAAACATTAATATCTCCTATATTAACTCCTAAAAAAAACTTAGCACTTACAGGATCGAGTGGCTGTGGAAGTCCTGCTTGTAAGGGAGGGCAGATAGAATCGCCTGTAGCAGCAACCAAGGCTGCTGATAAGGCAACTGCACAGGCAATAAAAGATAATTCAGAGAATATTTCAAAATATTCAAAACAATTAGGTTCTGGTGGTGCAGAAATTGTTCCATATAAAACAGATGTTGTTTTTAAATCAGGATTAAAGAAAAATACTGTTCCTGCCTATAAGAAAAAAGGACATAATGTATTTGGATTGTATTTTATGCCTGGAAAAAACGGCAATGGCCATGTTTTGGCTATGGGAAGTAAGGGTAGTTGCGAAAAGGTTGTATTCTGTCCTCCGCAAAGAACACATGGTAGCGTAATGTTTGATGTTGCAAATAATTTTACAATTAACGCAGGATCACCCGGTGTTGATATTCAAACTTCTGGAAGATTTAATGTAATGGCAGGTGATATGGTTTTAAATGCCAACGAAGGAGAAGCTGTTTTTGGTTCTGCTAATGTTACTACAATTAAAGGTAAGAACATAATCATGGATGCTAATGATATGAGTGGTGATAGTGGATTTGTTGTGCAATCTCAACACACAATGGTTAATGGCTCATTTAACGTCAGAGGAGATGCCGCATTCAAAGGACATGTAACAATGGATGGTGCTTTATCATGCCCATATTTAATTGTTCCTAGTATGAGAACAGAAACTACAGCAGGATCTCCTTCTAAATTTAAAATAGAAGGTCCAAATTGGGTTGGAAGTGCTGCTACACTTTCAATTGGAAATCTAGTAAAAGATATTGTATTTAGATATGTAATGTCTGGTTATATAATGACACCATCTGGAATATATTCTTTAATTTGTGAAATTTATGATACTATAATGATGTCAATGACAATAGAATTGACGCAGACTGGAATAGGAATTGGTTTGTATTATGTTGCTGTTTTTAATTTTAAACACAATCATACAAGAGTTGGAGAAGACCATAGCCATAGCACAACAGTTCCAAAAGCAAGTTTCTGGAATGACAGAAAGGCATGGGGGCAGGAAAGAATGGGTGGAAGTTCTATTCCCACTCCTAGTCCAGTACACGGAGATACCTCCTCACCGGGTCCTAAATCAAAAGCTGGTGGTTGCGGTGGTGGTGGGTTATATACTAAAAATAGAAACGAAAAATATGGATTAAATGCGTTAGATCCTTACAGTGGATTGAATTATATTCCATACAATATCAAAAGAGATTCCGGTGGAAATTTAATTCCCCCACCACAATTTAGTGTAGTCTACGGAGATACTACAACAACACCTATAACAGGAAATTATACAATCCCTGCAAATACATTACCAGCATCTGCACTAAATTGTTAGGCGAGTATTATATAGGGGAATTTCTGCTTGCAATGCTTCTAATATAGCAGAGTCTGTTGCATCTTTTTGTGCTATGTATATAATAGGCGTTTTGAATAAAATAGATAAATCAGTTCTATCATCGTAATGATATTTTATATATTTTGTTTCATTTCCTTTTCTTAATCTCAAAAAAACAAAATATGGAAATTTATCAATTTGACAAATTTCAACTATAAATCCATTCTTAATGTAATTATCATTTATATAATCATAAAATGATTGAACGTCTTCTATCTTTTTTGTATTATATTTCGTAAATACAAAGTCTATAACTTCCTGTGGATTTATTATGTCTAATGTTGTACCCACCGGACATGTGGTTTCTAATTGTTTAATAGGAACGCCATCGGCATCGCAAATATAATTTTCTATAACCTGACATCCACCTGCCTGTGCTACTTCTGTATACAATAAAATTCTAGGAAGAAAAGTTTCCAATGCAGCGGAAACCATATGTCCTAATGAATATCTATAATCTCCAACTCCACTCAATAATGAAAAGTCCGGAATAGTTTGAAGATAATCAAATTCTTTATATGGAGTTCCATCTTCATTGACATATCCGTTAGGGGTTTTAATTGGTTTTAAAACGGGATCAAAGTCTTCTATTCCTGCGGTTTTAACAATTTCATTAAGCCAAGTCCTGTATCCACCAGTTGCGGTTGCACTTGGAAATAAATTTAAATTTACAAAGCTATTAGACATAATATATTAATCATCGTATCCTTCATCATCTAAAAAATTTTCATGCTGTTGTCTTAAAAATATAGTTTTTAAGAAATCCATTATAGCATCTCGATCCTTTGGGGTTTTGAATTGTTGAACAATTACTCGTTCTCCTTCTAAATTGTATCCAAACAATATATAAGCATCAAGATACTCTGTTATAATGTCTCTAAGAATGCTCAGATCTCTTACTATTAAATTTTTATCTTTAATATTTTTCTTGAGAAAATTATCGAGAGCCTTTTGAAGCTCTACATCATTCATAGAAGAAAAAACTACATCTCTTACATTTTTAATGCAAGCATCATTATGCTCTACACTTGATGTAGAGGATAATGATGGGATTACGGTTTCTTGTTTTTTACGTGAGGGTTTTTTACGCTCCCGCATAGGTTGAGGATTTGTTGTTGATATTAAATTTAACAAGATATTCAACGATAACCTCAATGGAGCTTGTTTTAATTTTAAATCGCTCTGGAATGAACTGTCCTCCATCATGCATTTCAAAATATTCTTCGCCCAAATCATTATGATTATTATAGCAAGTTACTAATATGGAAGCCACATTAGGATCTACGATTGCCGTCCAACTACGTGGATCGGAATCTGCATAATCGTTGAATAGTTTATCTACTACATATCCACTGTCACGAAGACGCTTAATGAAGTAGCTGCATGTTGTTACTCTGTTTTTTGACATAAGATTAATATTATTTATTTTTTAGTTATTATTTTACAAGGGCTGATACGATATATTTTAATTCTACATCGTTATCATCTTTATTTTGAAAGACAAATACTTTGTATTCATTGTTAATTTTTATTTTAACATCAGTTCTGCATGTTGCAAGATTTTTAAAAACTTCAGTATTTATAGGAATTGGTTCTATAACTTCTACTCCACTAAAAGTATTAGAAACCTTTAATGTTATGTTATCTACATTTGATAATGTTTTATCATTAATCTCTGCATACATACCATCATCTTTGCTATAAAAGTATATCTTTGTTGTATCAGAAGCAAATGCATATCCCGCCATTATCTGTTTTATTTTATTGCTAGACACTAAAAACTCTGTGTCAAAATTCAATTTAGAAATCTTATTGATATTGATAGGACATTCTCTGATGACACTATCATCTACCAAATGATATTTAAAATGAGTATTTTCCCCATCCAAAGTATTAGAACATTTTATGTTATTTTCCGTATTTTCTATTGAAAATTCTCCATCGCTCCCCAAACAATCCAATCCACACAAAAGTTTTTTTACGCTTATTAAATTCAACCTAACAGGATTCTCAACATCATTAGGAAGTTTTACTCTAGCATATAAGACAACAGTACTGTCCGGTGAAGAACATATTGTATATAAACCTTGATTATCGGTTTTTAAAATACAACTTTCTGTTAATCTATTTACAGGTTTTAATAGTCGTTCTAAAAAAGCTTTTGGGATTGGTATTAATTTAGACATTAGTTTCTTTTTCTTTTAAAAGAGTAAACATCTTTGCCAAGGTTTTGTCAATATTTTTCAATGAATTTTTAATAGAACCAACATCTTCTTTACGCAAAGAATATCCATCAAAGACACTTGAGGGTTCATATTGTTGCTGTTGTTGCGTATTTCTAATCGGTTCCGGTGTATGAATTGTCAAATTAGCTACTTGCGGCAGTAATGGTGCTGCATTTGGTTGTGGTTGACTCATTACAGGATCTGGAACAGATCTCAGTGCCAATTCATTGAGACCTTCATATGCCTTTACCATTTCAGGAGAAGCTGATCGTGGATCGATAAAGGTCTGTGAATGTGTTTGCTTGCCCAACAATGGAGCAACAAAGTTCTCCATGTTAATTTTATTTGCTGGATTATTAGAACGCTCTGTTGTCAGTTGGTCCACACCAATAAGGTGTGAACCAACCATACGTGCGAGCATTGCGGCTTCAATGACTTCTTCTCGGTTTTGCATATTACAGATCCTTTAGAATGTCTTGAATCTTGTCATCGTTAGACAACTCATCGGAGTTTCGTTCGATTACGTTATCTGCCTTCTTAGTTACTGGAATAAAATCCTCTTCTACATCCTCAACAATTGTCTTGTTTGTAGGAGCAAAACTTTCTTCCTGACCCAAGAAATGAGTGTTCAAAGTAGCCTGAATCTCTTCCCTTGTCTTGTGTTCAAAAACAGTATCAAGATCCTTAGCAGATGCATATAGTTGTTCAATATCATCAACTCCTTCAAGTGCGGACGGAGCCATGAATCTAGAGGCTGTATACTGTGGATATCCACCATCATTGCCCTCTACCTTAATGCGAAGACTGCATCCCTTTTCCGAAAGATCAAAAATTTTTGAACCAAATTCATCAGAATCATCACCACTAATTGCAGCAGAAATTACATTGTAAAGTTGCTTGCCGAAGCGAAGAACTTTCATCTGACCTTGATTTTCTGGATTTGTCGGATCCTTCACAACAAATACATTGCAGAGCCAATTTTCATTCCTACGAATAGGCTTGATCCTTTCAATTTCCGCTTCATTCTTGGTGTTATAAATCTTAGAACGATATTCGTCAATAGGACAAGTCTCTCCGTATGTATTCGGACAGAGAACAGATACCAACTGAGTTGTAATGACGCTCTTCCAGATATGATGATAATAGTGATACATTGTCCTCTCTGGAGCGTTTAGGTTAGGAACCAAACGAACTACATAGCTGTTTCCGACCTCCAGCTTTAGAAAGTCTTTGTAGTTGGCATTCTCTGATGTTGTTTTCTTGTTAAGAGCCTCTTTAATGGACTCGAATAGGTTACTTGTATATTTCATATATTTTGTATTTGTGTTATTTTGTTGTTTCTATGCTTCTAAATATTAGCTCAAACTCTTGAAGTTTGCAACTCTTTTTTTAGAAAATTTTTTATTTTATTAGCAGCCTCTTTTACAAGGTTTTTTGTTATTTCGCTGTTATAATATCGAGTACGATACGAATCAATCTTTTCAAAAAAATCACCAGACCATACGATTCTTTCCTCTTCATTCATCATTTTAAATTTATTAAAATCTCCCAATTCAAAGAAGGTATATGGATTTACATGATGTTCTCTATAATGTTGCATCCATGTAGGCATATTGTGGGTTTTATGACTAAGGTAATCTTCTAAGAAAAGATTATTTTTTAAACAAAACATTGCGATATAATGAAAACTTTCTTTGATTTTGTCAAGCTGTTTTTCAGGAGATTCGTCTTCCCGCTTTTTAATAGCCAATGAATATGATTTAATCGCGGGTCTTGTTATGAAAAAGTTGAGAGGAGGACATTTTTCGTCCGGATGCAAGAAATTTGGTGCTCCTAAAAAATCATCATATGTAATATGAGGAAATTTATTGAAAAACGCATTGAGTTTACGCAGAAGCACTATATTAGTGTAATCAATGTCTGAAAAATCTTTTCTAGGTTGGAACGGCAGTCCTTTCCTATAATGTTTTAAGTAGCAATTATAAATATTTTTTTCTTGCTGCGTAATATTATTCAATTTTTATGGTTTTTCTTTGTTAAGTTTTGATCTGAATATTTTTTTGTATATATTTGGCGTACTATTTAAATATGCCTTCATTATTATTTGAAAATTTTCTTCATTCAAAAGTTTGAAGTAAATGTTCTGTGTCTTCTTATCTTCTATCACGAATTTTAAGAAGTTCAAGAAATTAAATTTCTTTTTTTTCGCTATGCAAACAAAAGATCCAACTTTTAAAGTAATATCTTCGAATTCCGACAAATCCATTGCATTTGATGGGTTCATCATGTCTTCTACTTGTTGTGTTGAGGTAATAATCATATAATGGGGTTTAAGTTTTTTGTAATTTCCATGAATAATGGAGTAATAGTACCTGCGGCAGCATTCATATGACCACCACCATTGCAATATTTTTCTGCAAATGCTCCACAATCTATTTTATCATTTTCGTTGTACTGTCTTATGGAGACTTTTTCATTTTTCATGTTTATAAAAAAGAATAAATCAGTTTTATTTTTTCTTACCAACACTTCCATGACTTGTGGAACTATTCTATCTACCATAGCAGCACAAACTTTTTTTTCTTTTCCTTCTACATGGACAGAACCGGAAAACATTTGTATTTTTGAGGCTTCTTTTTCTGCTTCATTTTTTATAAAAGCAATTGCTTTTTTTTGTTTTTCGGTGAATGGTTTGAACCCATCATAATAATCATTTAAAAAGTCTGAAAACCTATTTTGATATTCACTCCAAAATAATATATTCAAATCATATGAATATTGAAGGCTTAATTTATAAGAATCAAAATCATCGGTCAAAACAACCAATAATTTCCTAGCATCGGTTGTTTCTATCTTATCTTTAAACAATTTATACATCAAAAGAGTATTGGATGAATATTCTTTATAAATTATTTTTGCATTTTTAAACCTATCGATAAAATTCTCGGAAGATTTATGGTGATCAAAAAAAACTATATGCGATTTGTCTAAATCTGGTAGAAATTCCTCCCGCAATCCCATATCAAATATCAATGTCTTTGATGGATTGTGAGAGTTTAATACTTCTCTTTTTAATTTTGGAATTTCTAGATTAGATATGGGTGTATAATAAAAGGAATCGCCCTTGGGTTGACTCCACATGTATACTAAAACACTTACAGCCCCGTCTAAATCGTTATGCGTGAAAATATGATGACAATTAGCCATTTGAAACATATTTATAGGTCTTTCACATAATTTCAATCATCACTTCCAATATTTTCAATTGCATTTAAGGTATCGGCTATGCTTTGAATTGCTGGAATGGATCCAGGAATGATTTTTTTCTTCGGTATAAACATTTTAGACACATCACTTGGATCTCTAAGTGTTAACGTAGGGTAGTCCAACTCCAATACAGTATGACACTGAACGGGTCCAAACCTATTTTTATTAATTCCGAGGTGAATCTGTCCAAGATCAACGTCTCCTTCTTCCGACCAAATTGCAAACTGTGCATCTGCTGTATGTGAAAGTCCCATGGATTCACTCATCGTTTCAAGACCGGGATTAGCCTCTCCGTATGCACTTCTATTAGCTTGTGTAGCGGTTATAATAGGACATTCAAAGTGATAAGACATTGCTCGTATTTGTTCTGTAATTGCTTTGACGGATTCGTATGAATTCTTTCCCTTTTCTGGAGGTGCTAGGAGATTTAAATAATCAAGAACCACAACATCAGGCTTTATTCCCTTTTTTACCAATCTATCTAGATATGCTTTTATCTGATTAGGTGTTACTGTTTGTGGCGGGAACTCTTTTATGATAAGTTTTGCGTTCTTATGCTTTGTTTTATAAGATCCAAGTTCCTTTTTAAGTGGTTCTATGCTACTGGTAAGATCTGCCATCGCTATTTGTGTGAGATTTGCACTCATTCGCTTGGCATATACTTGTTCTGACATCTCCAAAGAGATCAAAACTACGGTTTTATCTTGATTTAAGATATTTGAGGCAATATTTCCCAAAAATATTGATTTTCCTACGTTAGTAACACCATAAAACACATATATAGCTCTACCTTCAGCTAAAAACCCTCCACCAATCTTTTCATCTAACCAATTCCATCCACTAGGAATTGTTTTTGATACCTTTAATAGTTCTTTACAATGCTCATCAACAGATTCTAGATAATCAAACCCCATCTTTTCGATTAAAGAGATTCCACAAGCCTTTTCAAAATCTGCCAAGATTTTAGCACTGTCTATTTCTCCGGATTGAACGTCCACGGAGGTTTTAATAACAGTATTCAATACTGCCTTTTCTTTTAAGAACCTTTCAGTGTTTTTTAATAAAACATCTCTATCATAACTCTTATCAATACCGGAAAAACTCAGTGCAACATTCTTTAGCGCGTCTCGTTTTTCTTGTTCCACCAAATGAACCTTCAATTCTGTTATATTTGGAACTTTATTGTATGTAGAGTAGTATTGACACAATGATTCAAAGATTATTTTTATATCTTTATCTTTAAAATATGAAGGTTTTGCATGTTCTACAATACTTTCAAGATAAATGGGATCCATAAGAGCATTATAGATCACCATTTTCTCAAAAAGTTCAACATTTAAGGGCAAGCTTTTTACCATGTTGGTATCATATGCTTATTTCCTAGAGATGGCAATAACAAAATTACTCTTCTTTTTTAAATCTTAGTTCTGTTTTCAATTTCTCTTCCAAAAGCGGAAGAATTCTTGCCCAAACTGCATCATCATCTTTAAAATCCTTATAAAACCCAATAATTTCTTCTCCCAAAGCATATCGATGTCCTTGTTTATGGACAATATTATATCCTTCGGCCATTTCCAAGAGTCCAGAGTACTTAGAAATACCTGTTCTAAAATTTAAATACATCTCTGCTTCCAAGAATGGAGGTACAAATCGATTTTTAGTAGTCAATGCCCTCATCGTAAGACCATTAACGTCTTTTGATAGCGGTGTTGTTTCGTCAGAAGCATTTTTATTGTCTGATTTACCGACTCTTTCTTGCTTGGTTGACATTTGAACTAATACAGAAGACATATAAAGCGGTCCAGAACCTCCAGATTGGCTTTTTACTAGAGTTGGATACATTGCACCGGGATTGTCATAGGTATGATTAGTGAAAACAACCGGACAATTTGCCTTTGCTGCTGCATGTGTGATTGCTCTCAGCATACTTTTCAAACTAACTGCTCTTGCACCCATGTCTGCGGAATCTTTACCATCATCAATAATCTTTGCTTCTCTAGCAGATATCAAATTTCCCAAAGAATCAATCGCTAACATAATTTTGCCTTGTAGACCACTATCTACAACTGATTTTAAGAATTTTACGATTTGGTTCCTGCATTCTTCGATAATTTCAATCGGACAATGCTTGATTTTTGAAGAATCACATCCCAATGACTCAGCGGTTTCTTTATCCAAAGCATTTTCAGTATCGAAATACACCACATGCATTCCTTTTTTTTGTGCATTGGCCATTATTTTATTAACCATCAAAGTTTTTCCACATGCTTGTGGACCTGCAAACCCAGTTATTCTTCCTACTGGTATTCCACCATACAAAGAACCAGATATAATAGCATTTAATGCCATACATCCAGTATCCACCCATTCTTTTACAGTAGATAGTGTGTTTTCATCCAAAAATTGAGCATCTGGATTCAAATCATCAAGGATTTTGAATGCGTCTTTGATATCGCCACTTAGTTCTGTTTCGTCTGTTTCGTTTTTTCTTTTAGCCATGTTAGTATTATAAACAAAAAACCTAGAAAGTCAAAAACTTTCTAGGTTTTTTTGTGTGTCAAACTAACTTTAATCTATTCATCAAATAGATTAATGATAGTTGGGGATGGTTTTTCCCCTGATGAAGGTTGCGGTGGGGGTTGTGACGGTGCAGTGAATACATTGTTCTTATTAAACATCTGATCATACTGTGATTTTAAACGATAATCAAATGCATCAACATTTGTTTCTGTAATACTTGCCTTTTTATAAAAGGCAAGAGAGTCACTAGCCTTGTCTCCCAAGAATTCTCTAAAAATAATTGGAAATAGCTTAACAGACATTCTACCCATTTGATCTTGTTGCTCAACGTGTAGAATAACTGGATTTTTAACAGCCAGAATTTGTTCTGTGGTTTGTGTATCTTCTCGTTCTCCGATAACTGTTCTGCCAACGGTGTCGAGAATTGCGATGAATTTATTTTGTGTTTCCATGTTGTTATATATTTTATATTAATTTTCGGTTTTGTCAACTGGAAGATTCCAACTAATAATTTTTTTAATGTGATTTAAAAAATCAGTTTGAGATAATTTGTTTTTCATCCAATTACAAGTTTTACAGCATGTACAAACATTATTTTTAGTATAACCTAATCTATTATCTATTCTATCCAATCCATTACGTTTCCAAATATTTAAATTGCTAGATTTTGAATTATTACTTTCAATACTACCGCAATAAAAACATTTTTTTTCGCATAAAAAAACAAAATCACGAAAATTTAAAGAAAATTTTAAATTTCTATTTTTAGCATTTGATTTATACGAATTATACGTTTTAATTTTAGATGATTTTTTATCGGGATCACATCTACATCCTAAAAATTTTTTTCTCTTTAGTGCTGTTGCTCTGATTTTATATTCTTTTTTGCAATCTATACATTCACATAAATACAAATGACCCTGTTTACCATTACTTTTTGAATTTTTTTCTAAAAGTTTTAAAACTTTTAATTTTCCAAAAAAATTATCAGTTAAATCATTCCAAAAATCTTTTTTACAACCACAAGATATTTGTTTTTTTAAAAAATGACTTTGTATTATTGTTTCTTTACCACAATTACACAAACATCTAATATTAGAATGTTTTCCACTTTTATTAGAAGGTATTATCTCTAATACCGTTAAATTTTGAAATTTTTGATTTAAATGTATACTGCATCGTCTACCCATATAAAATATTTATACTAAATGCTACAAATTACATACATTTACATAAAATTTCCTTTAAATTCGTTAAAATTATTTAATGCACTTGTTGTATTTGGAAATATTTCTGAAATTATTTTTGATATTTCTAATGCAATTTCTCTATGTTCTAGTTGTGTATTTTCTTCCAACCTCACGTTGAAGTAAGAAATCCAGGAACGAAGATTTCCGGTCATATAAAGTGTAGTCTGAGTACAAAGAGGAAGCAACATTCTTGCACATTCTCTTGCTGCACCCTTTTCTAACAAATTTTCATATAAAGAAACTCCTTCTACAATGTGTGATTTCAGCCTTTCCAAGTCCTCTTCGGAAAGATCCAACATATCACTACTGGATTGTCTATTTTTATCTGCTTGTTTTCTTATGTTAAAAGATTCTAATGACGTGATTGTGCTATATCTCTGACTAAATTCTTGAAAACAAAAGCTTCTATGCCGAAGAATCTGAGCAGCAATCGCTCTTGAGGTGACAATTTGGAACGTCAAAGAAACTTGTTCAAAAGGAGACCAATGTTTATGCTTAATTAAGTACTTCAACAATTTTGGAGCAGTTTCAGTATTCATTTGATTGCTAGGGTTAGAGACTCTAGCAATATAGCTGATTAAATCTTCAGCGGATAGTAATCCTTCGACTAGTGGTTGTGTTATGCTTATTAGTTGTACTTCCATAAATAAAATTATAAATTAATTTACAAATAAATCAAATAAATTTTTGTTATATAAATTAATTGCCAAATAAATCAAATAAATTTGTATGTGTTTCGAGTGTAATTTGAGGAAGATCCCATCCTATGCAATCATAAAGACGCTTTACGGGAGGGGTTACACTCTTATCAAACATCTTTGAATGATTGATAGTAAAAATATGATTAAATTCTGTAGGAAACTCATCTAAGAATGCCATTGAAGTGAAATTAAAAGCATTTTTAGACGGATAAAACCATTTAATCTTTATTCCGCTACCAATGGCTTCGTATCTTCCCTCCAAATCAAAATGTTTTAACATATTATTAAAATATATAGCACCCTTCGCATGAACTGGTGTGCCTAATCCAATTTTTCCATCAGATGTTATCTTTTTTTTCTGTTTTTCTATATCAGATATTTTGCTTCTGAATGCAATGTCAGCTATAGGAAAATTACAGAATTGTTGATAGGCAGATTTTAAAATTTTATTAGAAGCTTCTTTGTCTTGTGATAAAATTGCAGATTCGATTACATTTTTAATCAAATCCTTTGTTGCATCTGAAAAGGATGATCGAACAACTTCTACCCCAACATATTTAAACGGTTTTTTTGGGACAACCCCCTCCGATTCCAATACATGCATTATGTATCTTTTCTTTTCCATGAACACCGCCACATCACATATTGCTTCCTGCTTAAAAATAAATCTAGGATCTGTTGATTTTAGTTCAGACTTAGACCATTCAATAATTCCCTTATTTAAATAATCCCCGATTTCATTAATAATAGAATATGATTCATCAGTAATTTTATTATTCGCTAACAATTCTACATTAAAATGATCTAAGACAGGTTGAATAGAAAAATAACAACTGTCCGTATCTCCATATTTATAAATAGCAGATTTTTCACACTGAACATTCTTGCTTTTTACATATTCATAGACAATTTCCGATGCTTGTTTAACCACTGCCTGACCTGTTAATGTAATGCTTGCTGCATGATCAATATCAAACAATGGAGAATACTTTTGACCAAAAACTCCATAAATAGAATTCAAAATTAATTTATACACATTTTGTATGGTATCTAAATCCATGATCCTCTCTTCTATTTTAGATACTTCAGCAGGATCTTTGATTTTTTTAGATTCTTTTGACAAAGAAATCATTTTATTTTTAGCATTTACACGTTCTTGATATAATCTATCGATAAATTTTGGAACAACACCCTTGAACTTTTGTGTATACAGAACATTATACTTCGATATAGAAATTTCTTCTTTCTTTAAAAGTTTTTGAAACTTCTCTTCTTCTAGAATAAAACTTTTTCCATTTGAAAGTTTTAAAGTATAGTTATTATTTTCTACATTTGTAATTCTTCCAATTTTAGTTTCTGGAGAAACGTTTAACGATATGATTGTATTTGGATATAGGCTGTTTGCGTCATAACTAACCACCGCTTTGCTCAATCCCCTTTCCGGATCGTGTACATAACCACCGACATATTCTGAAATCACATCTTCATTCTTAAATGTTGGTATGATCATATTATCTTTAGACGCCTGATTAGCTATTGCACCTGTAATAAGAGACACCTTTCCCATTGATTGTTCAAATTGGATGAATCCTTTATAAGAAACATTTCTAATAAGGTTCAAATATTTTAATTTCTCATCTAATTTTACAAGAAGCCTTACGTCTTGAATGTTATAATCTACAAACTTGTCCCAATCCATATCTGATAACGTGGAAAGATTAGTTGCTCCGATATTAACCTTTGTTTCGCCTAGCTCATACTGTCCGATATATCCAAGTGAATACGATTCCCTATCATTCCTAGAAAATGTTTTATATGCTTCCATATAATCGATACAACTCAATCCTCGTATATACCAACGATTGATTTGTTTTCCAAATTTATCAATTCCTACATTTTCTCTATAATAAATTTGATTTACCGGAGACATTTTAGCCGCTTCCTCGTCTCCTACAACATCGCTGAAGCGTCTCATGATATATGGAATATCGAATCCGCTAGAATTCCAACCTACTAGCATGTCTGGTGGTTCCTTTTCCCAAAAAGAAAGAAATTTTTGAATTAATTGTGATTCGCTAGCACAATAAAAGTATTTTACATTCGTATCTATTGGATTATATTTCTTCGTTCCCCAAGTATAGAATGTTTTGTCTAAAGAATTGTAAATTGTTATTAGATTGATGGGATCTGCTGCCTTTTCAGGAACAGGAAATGAACCTGTAGAATATGTTTCGATATCGAAGAAGTAAATCTTAAGAGGATTTTGACCAAATTCTGGTTTATCAATTTCATCCTTATAGGTACTCAATAAAAATTCTTGCTCACAACCAATATTATGAAACAATCTTTTAATAGGAGTTTCATTTACGTATTTGTTTCTCTCGAACTGATTCTTGAAGGTGAGCTTCTTTAAAGAAGTATTAAAAATAGATACCGCATCTGCACTTTGAGAAGATTCCACATAAAGATATGGTTCATAACTAGTCTCAATCTTAATTCTATTGCCCAATTCATCCCATGTCCATAGGTGAATCAGCTGTTGTCTTCCATCATAAAAAATATTTCGCCATGCCATGTTTCTAAGATATCATACTCCTAGAAACATGGCAAGTATTTTATACCTTTTGATCAGGATTTAGTTTTATAAGAGTTGAAGACATTTCATTTCGTTCCTTGGAACCCCACGGAGTCGTATACAAGGCTTCATACTCGTCCAAATGGTCTTCTAGCCATAATTTATCGGTAAACTCTCTAGCCCTTTCGGAATATTTCATATATCTACCAACATCAGAGGTAATATGTTCCAGTTGAGAGATGAGATCCCTGCCATCATCAAATTTAAACGCTGCTTCTTCATAGGTACAAAGGTTTTGATACGTACCCGGAAGTCCCAAAGCACCAGATTCCACCATTTTAATGTTGCTCTTCGATTTATTAAAAACATTATCAACCAAAGGAGCAAAAGTTGCATTGCATCCCGCATCATACAAGGCTTTTGGAAGATCCAAAAGTGCAGACCAGTTAATAAACTCCATTTCACCATTATCAATGAATGGTTTTACTGCAAGTGGGTAACAACCCTTCCAAACAAACTTAAATTTCTTTCTAGCCTTGATAATTTCATCAACAACATGATGGAAATCATCTTTCATTCCAGTTCTATTCGTAGTGTCGATGTGTGTTCCAGAACCTGCATATAAAATTCTAGGACGCTTTTTGTTTTTATCATATAGTTTTTCTATACGTTCCTTGTGATAAAATCTATCTAACCAAAATTTAGGAGCATAATTTGGAATAACCGTAATATTTTTATTACCAGTCTTATTAATATAATAATCCTTCATGTATTGACATGTTACGGTAATTTCATCCATCATTCCCATTATTTTAAGAATATTATCTACAATAGTTTGATCAGTAAATGCATCTTTACATCTGTTATAGTCTGGAATGTCATCTCTGAAGACGATATCATCGACTTCATATAGCAATCTGTATCCAAAATTTGATTGAGCCTTCTTTAACTCTCCGATAAATGCTGCTTGTGCTGGTGTAGCCTGTCTTTGCATTCTAATGGACTTTATATTTTGATAAAACCTAAGATCTAACACCATACTAGTCAATCCAGTAATAATTGCCTTGTTATAGCTATTCAAACAAAATTCCGGCCAAATCATTCTCCAGTTACCACACCCACCGTAGTCCGCATAGTAATTTATGCTCCTAGGCAATCCAGCTTCAGGCATTTCAACAGGAGCAGGAGCAGGTACTTTTACTGGTTTCAACTCAACATAGCTATACTTGGGCATTCCAAGCGGAGAAGCATTGGGTAAATTTGGTATACCACCATTTACAAACGAATATTCATACACAATACTGTTTGAATTATCTACTGCTTTCTTATCCAAGGTTTCAGATCCTTTTATTTTTATCATAATATACTCTATACTAACATTGATTTACATATAAATCAAGAAACTATAGTTGTTTTTCCATTTTTCTTCTGTAATTCAATAATATTACTAAAATTTGTGTTTATTGCAGCTTTATTGTGTGAAATTACGTAGATAGCTTCTTCAAATTTTTCTGATCTTTCCTTTAAAACATCAAAAACTTTTAATACTCCATTTTCATCTAAAGCAGAGTCAAATAACTCATCATACATGCTAATATTAAATGAAATGCCAGTCTGCATTCTTAAAATATCTTGAAACATGAATAATATTGCAATATCTATTCTTTTTCGTTCTCCTCCACTAAAATTAAAGTAAGAACACTCCTTTGAATTTGAATTATAGATTGTTTCTTCAAACATTTCATTAAAATAGCAAGTACAGGGAGCACCTAATGTTTTTAAATAATAATTTAACTGTGCATTCAAGACAGAAAGCATTTTTTTAACAATAAAGGTTTTAACACCTTCTTCTGAAACAACAAATTTTGCGTTTTCTAGAATTAAAAGTTGTTTTTGAAGTTTTTGTAATTTTTCTTCAGTTTCTACTATCTCTTTTTCAATTTTTTCTATAAAATCAAATACGCTATCCTTTGTATTCTTAATTTGTTCTATTTCACTCAATATTTCATCATTTCTAGTCTGCAAATGACCTATTTCTTGTGAAGTCAACAGCAATTTTTGTATATCTTTATCTGTTAAGTCGATAAAATTCTTAGTTTCTCGAATTGCCGTTTTTATTTTGACTTTTTTTTCTGCTATTACGGAAATTTCTCCATTTGTATCTGATTGCAGAGTTAAATTATTTTTTAAATTTTCTTTTAATTGTTCTAAATCAACGCAGGAATCATCAAAATCATATTTTCTTTTACACGTTGGACATATTCCAGTCTTTTCTTCGATAGATTTTATTTCATCCTTTGAATTTTTTACTTTAAAATCATTCGTCAACTGTTCTTTTAACTTTTCTTGTAATTTTGTTTCGGTTTTTTCTAAACCATCTTCTAATTTTATAAAAAATTCTTTTTTATTTTCAATTTCTTCTCTTTTTGTTTTAATTTCTTCTTCTATTGAGGAATTGTTTGAAAATATATTAATTTTTTCAGTATTGGATTGAATTTTTTCCAATAAATTTGTTATCTTATCTTCTTTTATTTTTTTATTTTTTTCTATTTGCTCTTGATATAGATTTAAATTTTTATTCTGTGTATTAAATGAAGATGCTAATATATCATTTTCTTTTTTGTATTCATTGTAATGCGATCTAACTTTTAACAACATTTCACTGAAAATTCCCAAATTTAAAATACCTTCTACAAATTTTCGTTTGTCTATCTTTTTCTGAGCCATAAATGGCATCGTATTGTTTGCAGTCATTATCACTGCATTCTGGAATACCTCTTCATTTGCTCCTATTAGCTCTTTAATGCGTTCATCGGTCTTGGGCATTGTAGATAGCGTTACATCCTCATCATCTTTAAACAGAGAGACTTTATTAGGCTCTAACGAGCGAATAATTTTATAATTATTTGTAGTTTCTCCCTCTTTTAGGGAAAATGTCAAAGTAACTTCACAATCCTTTTTTGATTGATTGTGGATTATTTTGTCTTTTTTGATTTCTCTAGTCGTGGAACCAAATAGCACCCAATATATAGACTCTATAATAGAACTTTTTCCGACACCATTCCTACCAGAATTGTCGCAATTTGTCCCTGTTATAAGATTTGTTCCGTTTTTAAACTCTAAACAAACTTCTTGCTCTCCTATAGATAGAAAATTTTTTATAAAAATCTTCTCAAATAAAATTTTTTTCACTCTTTAAGAGTATATTGTTTTAAACATATTTCAACTCAATATATTTAAAAAAGTATTATTTTTTTACTATTATGAGATTTTCTAGGTTTATGAGCTTTTTTTCGTAATCATTCCAAAATTTTCGTATGATCTTTTCATAACTTTTGTCATGTTCGATGCACATACAACTAGGTTTTACTATATTTAAATCAACTTCAAGTGCTAATTCAGCCGAAAATCCCTCTACATCAATGGATAAAAAATCTACAGTGCCTTCACGTTTTTTCACAAATTCTAATATTTCATTTATAGATATGCTACTAAGGAATATTTCTCTAGTTTTTTTATCAAATTCTTCGGGCGATTTGTGACATCTTTTAAGATTGTCTTTATTAGTAGAACTGAATGCTGAAAACGGAGAATCCCAAAACGATATCAATCCAGATTCTTTTGTTTTTGTAACAATACTTTGTATTATATGAATTTTAGAATTTTCTTTATATTCTTCAAATAATTTTGAAATACAAAATGGTGATGCATCTATTAAATAGGCTGTCCATCCCTTTTCAATCAAAGCTCTAGAATTTGAAAACTTTTTACTTTCAAATGCACCTATTTCAATCAATACTCCATCGTTTTTATCTTTGTAGTATTCTAGTAAAATTTTATCTTCATCGTTTTGACTGTACATAATATTATATACTTATCATAAATAAAAATCACTTATATACTTTTAAATTTTTGTTCTATAATTTTATCTAAAATATCAAATTTAGAACCATTTTCTATTTCATCATCCCATTTATTATGCCAATGCCAAGTAAATGCACCCTCAAATAATTCTATATTATCTACTTTTTTAAACGGATTGCACTCTGTTCCCTCATATCCCCACTCCGAGTTAAACCATATTCCAGGTAGTACTAATAAATCGTTGTCGCATATTTTACTATATAATAAATTTCCCCATATTGTACTGTTTTTAATAATAGGAGATTTGGACAATTTATCCAAAAATTCTATAGAAAGTTTAGAATTTTTATTTAATTTCATTATAGCACCATTCATTGTAATGGTTGGTTCTTCAGCAGTAAATCCAGAAGTTCCCCATTGATATAAAAATTCATAATTATGTAAAGGAGACATATTTCTTAATACAAGAACATCCATGTCTATGTAGAATCCTCCATATTTATGTAATATCAAAAGTCTAAATAAATCTCCTTCTAGATAACATTTATCATCTACAATAGAATCGATATTTAAATAATTTTTTAAAAATGAATTTTCTAATTCATACAACAAATTCCACCTTTTTAAATTTACAAACTTAGATACTTGTTTAAAATATTTATTTTCTGATAAATCAACATTAGACCAGAGGTTAATTTCAATATTTTTATCATGATTTACAATTATAGATTTTAAAACTGTTAATTGTTTTTTTCCAAAATTTCTAGGAACTCTCCAGAAACAATGGAATTTTAATTTTTCTTTGGTATTAGAAAGATTTTTTGCATACTCAAGAGATTTTAGATAATTTTCTCTATCTGGTTTGTATAGATTTTGATTATTTTCTAGTAATTTAATCATTTGTGCAATACATTATATACGGTCTTTGAGTTATTATTATAGGCTCATCATTCGCTATATTTTTAAACTTAAAATTATTATCTGTCATTATTGTATATATTTCTTCCCAATCTTCATCTAAATGGCATTCTATAATAATCAATTTGCATTTTTTTAACGTTTCTAACCCACCTTTGATGGCTTTTAATTCAGATCCTTCGATATCAATTTTAATACAATCTAATGATTTATCTTTAAAATAAAAATCTAATGTTGTGCATGGAATTTTATTTTTAAAAGGTGATATGTTATAACCAACATCATGTCCTAAAATATTTGACATATGAGATCCGCATTCGTATACATTTTCAAATCCTATATTATCGGAAATTGCAACTCTTTCAAAAATAGAATCTAAAATGACAGGGTTATTGTCATTTATTTCAAATGCATAAACTTTTCCATTTGGTTTTGAAAGATTTAAAAATGAATAAGTAAATCTTCCTTGGCAAGAACCAACATCACAATAATTCCAATCTGGTTTGTGCTTTTTTAATACAATTTGATCTATTAAGTTGTCCCAATCTATATTACCAGCCCATGTTGGTCCTTGTAATTTTTTTTTATTGTTTAATTCTTCTTGTGTTTTCATTTTTTTTTATTTATATGAATAATTATGTTATCTCATTTAAAAGTAAATCTTGTTGAATGTTTTTATTGTTACAATAAATTATATAAGTGATAAAATTTAACATAAAAAATATTTTAAATGCAGCAAATTATGAGAATTTATGTAAATTTTCAATAATTCCCCCAGAAGGTAAAATATTTACAAATAATATATTACAAGAAGATTCAATAATTTTTTGTAAAACCGATTTTTTGGAGTATTTATTTGAAAATTTAAAAAATTCTAAACATAAATATACTGTAATAACACATCATTCAGATTATTCTATAGATGAATTTATTTTTAAAAAAAAACCATCATGCATTAAAAAATGGTTTGCAATTAATCCTACGTTTATACATGACGATTTAATTTCAATTCCTCTTGGAATAAAAACACATACGGGAATATATTTTGAAGAAAAATACAAGACAAATTGGTTTTCGGAAAATATTGATAATTTAATAAAAAACGAAAAACAGTTTAAACTATATTGTAATTGGAATAATACAAATCCGTATAGAAATAATATAATAGAAATTTTAAAAAAAAATAATTTGAATTATACGCATGAATGCAATAAACCATTTGAAGAATATGCAACGAATATGTCCAAACATAAGTTTGTAATATCCCCTCCGGGAAATGGAATAGATTGTCATAGGACATGGGAAGCTTTATATATGGGATGTATACCAATAGTAATAAAAAATTATATATATAATAGCTTTACCGATCTTCCTATATTGCAATTGAATGATTATTCAGAAATAACTAATAATGTTTTAGATTCTTTTATTGATAAAAAATTTAATTATGAAAAATTAACAATTGATTATTGGAAAAACAAGGTAAATTTAAATTATGAATAAAATAAATTTTTTCTTAGTAACTTATGATAGGTTATACGATAAAGTTTTAGAAAAATTACATGAAAAAGAAGTTTCTGATATTGTTTGTTATAATATACAAAAAAACGTTCCTAAACATATAACTTCTTTGGTAAAAAATCAAATAAACGAATGGGAACTTGAGTGGAACGATTTTGATTATCAAAAAAAACAATATTACGAATATTCATCTTTTATACATTTGCTTAAAAATCCAATATTAATCGATACTCTTACTCATATAGGAATTTTACACTACGATACGATACTGGAAAAAAATTCAATAAAAGATATATACGATGTTTTAGAAGAAAACCCCGATACAATTTTTTATCAAAAAATAAGAAATACTGTTGATTTGTATCTTTCTAGATATGAGGTAGAATGCTTATGTAAATTTATGTCTGAAAAACTTAAAATGAATATAGATGCAAATAACATATGGAATAATGGTTGGGTAAGCGAGGCATTAAGCGTAACGCCAAAATATATTTTTTTAAAATTTGCAAATTTTTTAATAGAAAATAAATTAGAAATAGAAAATATTTTATTAGAAAACAAATGGGGAATAATGAATAATATAAATCATAGAATATGTGGTATAATAGAAAGAATGTGGGGATTTTATTTAATTTCTTGCGGATTAAATTTAAAAAAAATGAATATAACTCATGATTGGGATTCCTATGTCCACAAACACACCACAGAACCAAACTGGATTAAATAATTTATGAACACATTAAACCAAATACTAAACGTTTCTAATTCTATATTAGATCAGCAAGATACTTCTTATATCAATAAACATAATTTGTATCATGATACTTCTTATTATCACTTAAACAGTGGAAAAGAGCATTATAGATTGCTAATGTATATTTCTTCTTTATTCACTAATTCAATTTTATTTGATGTGGGAACAAATAAATGCATGTCTGCATTGGCTTTGTCTAAAAATGGTACAAATACAGTTAAGACTTATGATATTCTTAAAGCGTCTCCCGAATATCCTTCTGTAAGCAATATTGAATATATTATAGGGGATTCAACAGAAGATAAAGATTTAATAAATTCTAACTGTATATTTTTAGACGTTGCTCATGATGGAACATATGAAGATATATTTTATGATCACCTTCGCAACATAAACTGGAAAGGATTTTTACTTTTAGATGATATTCATCTAAACGATCCAATGAAAACCTTCTGGAATAGAATAACAGAAGAGAAATATGATGTTACCGATAAAGGTCATTGGAGCGGTACTGGATTAGTAGTTTTCAGAGATTGAATTACAATCCTTGACTAATCATAATACATTCAGGATTTATAACTCCATTACTAAGACTAAGATATTGTAACCATTTATTGCAATATCTAGTTTCATCAAACATATCAAGATTGGTAGCTATTATACTTGCTGCTGATTGATCGTGCCTGTGTCCCATGCATCTAGAATCTTGTGATTCCGTATTATTTTGATTTGTCCAACTTCCTTTAAAATAGGGAATCGAATCTTTCCATTGTTTTAAGAATTCTATACTTTTTTCATTGGTAAGATCCAATCCCATAAAACATGCTAAAATTTGATATATTTTTTCTGATTGATCTCTTGAGATTTTAAAATAATTTAACATCTCATCATTTGTCCACTGAGCACAATTCCAGCCATCCCAAAAAAACATATGTCCATGTTCTTCTATATAGTCAAATATTGGTTCTAAAGACTTTATTGCATATAATGCCGAATCACACCATAATATACTTTCATATCCTTTTGAAAATGCCTTTTCAAACGCTGCTATTTTGAAAGCATACGGAACTTCTTGATGGGTGGGAGAGGGAATTTTACTTTCATCTGTAAATGCAAACATATCTCCCTTGAAATTTTGTTCTTTTAAAGATTCTATCAATCTTTTTTGTCCATGTGGATACCAACTTCCTTTTGCAAAATTGATAATACATCTTTTTTTCATACTATTGATGTAGTTTGTTTGCTATTAAATAAATAATAATGCAAAATTTTATCTATATGATGTTCGGTTTTTGCTGATTTACATAAATCTTCAACCCAACACCAATCTTCTGTCAGTGAAATGTCATTAAATTCAGTTTTTTTTGCTATTTTACTATTCCACACGCACATATGAAATGGTTTTCTATATACAGGAATTCCCTGATAATATTCAGTATTTTCATATTGTAAACCAAAATATACAATTGTAGGAACATCATCATTTATCCGAGTTTCTTGGTTAAATGAAATCACATCAACGTCCATATTTGTTTGTATAGCAGTTATTATTTCTCTGATGTAGTCATCTGATATATCATCATCATCGTCTATATATGCTATAAACCTTCCCTCACTCATATTTAAAATAGACTGTCTTTTATTACCAACTGAACGAGTCTTGTTGTCAATAACAACTAAAATTTCTACTTCAGATTTTACTTTATATTTTTCTATCTGATTTTGTAATTTTTCAATTAAATATTTTAACTTATCCATTCTTTCAGGAATTCCTAAAATTAAAATTGAAAATAATTTTTTATTTAAATCATGCAAATCAAAGTTTTTTTCTTTTCGTTTGTTGTAAGTTTCTTTATCTGTAAAGAAATATGATTCATTTCTTACATATAATTGATCATAATTAGTCTTTTGATATACTGGATGTGCATGTTCGATTATTATTCTATCTGATCTATAACATTTTTTAAGGTTTAAAGATACATCAGTAAATTCATTGTCACACCATAAGCTAATATAATCCGGATGATATATGTAATTAAAACGTTCATAATATTTTTTACCCAAAATACAAAGAGTATTGATATTGTTTTGACCTCCATCATTATACCAAAGAACACCATCTAAATTTTTAAAATGATCATTCATATCCCCTGTAATGATAGTATCATAACCCCTTTCAATTGGAATCATATCGTCCGATGCTAATAACACTATATCCCATCCTATAATTTTATCCACATCAGCATTACAGGCTTGAATTTTTGTTTTACTATCACCAAAAAAATATGCTAATTTAATTTTATTCTTATAATTTTCTAATTTACTAATAACAGAAGAATTATTCATAGTAGAATCATCACTATCCATTGATATTAGAAATGCAATGCTAGAAACATTTTCAGCCATTTCAATATACTTGTCCAATACCGAAAAGAATTTTTCTGGTCTTCCTCTGGTTGGAAATTTGATTAATAGTTTTAAGTTTGATTTCATAATTATGTGCTAGATGGGTAATAGTAATATATTGGACCTTGTATATAAGTTTCTGTTTTTAACTTTCCTTGTAATCCATGTGAAAATGCTTTATCTTCTGCATAATAAGCATCTGGAAATCTTACATCAAGTGCTATTTCCCTTCTAATAGGATTTAAATGATTTGGACATCTATAATAAACATCATTTTCTTCAAACCAATCTTGATATCTTAGAGAATGTATGAATTTTTTGGGACCGATGTGCTGTTGTGTTATAATTCCTTCAATTCCGCAACAATCTGGATTTGATTTTAGTGCTTCTAATATACCAAAAACATAAAAAGGAGAAACCATATCATCATCATCAACAAAAACTACATAATCGCCCTTTGCTGCTTCTAGTAGGTCGTTTCTTTTTGCTCCTATGGATCTTTCTCCGTTATCACAAACTGCTAACATTTCCACCGAATCATTTGATTGAGCCTTTAGTACTCTGGCTAAATTCTGAAAAACAGGTAATCGTTGGTGTAGTGTTGCTGTTAATATGGACAATCTTTTATTCATGCTTAAATTAAGTAATATTTTATACTATTTTATAAAAAAATCAAGTTTTTTTAACTTTAATATGTTTATAATCATTAAATTTTTCTATTGAAATTTCAAAGGACTTTAAATTTAAGTTAAACAATCCATTGTCTTTTAAATTTGTTTTTCCTGCAATTTCATCTTCTCTTATTTTTCCATTTTTTAAATGTGCTTCCCATTCTATAGGATTTTGTATTCGGGGTGTGTGTGGAACAGAATAAAACCTTCCAAACGGATATCTATACACATTTAATCCAGATTTTTTTACTCTTTCTCCTAATATATTGTCCTCAGAACCCCAACCCACACAATTTATCGGATAACCATTTACTAACTCAAAATGTTCTCTTCTAAAAACAATCACACCACCCATAAGAGCAGCAGGATCTTCGATATAGTTGAACTGACTACAATAAGTGCTCATGTGAACAGGATTTACAGGGTATGAGTAATCGGCAACCTCTGGCAATAAGTCTACATCATGAAAACAGTAGTAATCCGAATCAGGATTTAATAAAAAAGCTATGTTATTAATAAGTCCTTTATTAAAAAGTTCATTATCATTTTGTTCTACTACTATTAATTCAAAATTCTCTACTTGTTTTGATATATAATCCTTCAATCTTGGTATTAACAAATCTAATGCCTTTTTCCTATCTCTATATGGTATGATAACAGAAAGTTTTTTGTTTTTATTTATAGTTTTTTTCCTGCTATAATTTGATTGTAAAAAGGAAAGAGTATTTTCTAATTCATTTTTACTAACAGGCTCTATTTGATTGGTAAAGTGTCCCCATTTTTTGACAAAATGGTTTGCAGACCTTTCAACATTTTCTTTATAATTTTCTTTGTTGGTTATAGAAGAGTTATCGCTACTTCCTTCTATATCTGTTAAATAATCATTACTGTTCAACACGTCAGGGAAATACCAAAAAGGTGGGGCAACGTTTTTCTTTATTAAATTATATTCAAAATCCACATGTTCAAATGCATTTATATAGGATTCATCAAAATAACCTAATTTTTTAATAAGATTGGCATTTATATACATAAATGCCCCCTGTGGATTGTGATAAAATCCTACTTTTGTTCCGTCACACTGCTCTAAGGCATATTTTAATGTTTTTTCGTTACCTGCTACCTTTTCATAACACAAATGATGTATTCCTGTAGAGTTTGCAGTTTTGATATATTCATCAAATACATTTGAATCTTTAATGATAATGTCATCTTCAACCAGAAATAGATACTCACAATCAAATTTTTCTATTAAAAAATGCAAAGCATGGTTTTTAGAAACAGAAACTCCCAATTGAGCATTGTGTTTTATGACATAATCACCATCTAATTCATTTACATATGAATTTTTGCCATCATTAACAATAACAAGAGCATCTATCCTGTCTCTTGGAATGCTTTTTAATACTTGAGAATAATACTCAGGTCTATTATAAGTTATAATCCCTACGCCAATTTTTCCGCATGGTTTTTCCATATTTCTTGTAAATTTTTAACAACTTCTTCTTCTGTATATTCATTTTCTACTGGTCCATATCCCTGAACAACCGCAAAATTGTTTTTCTTAACAAATCTTTGATGGTTTTTTAAGAAATTTTCTGCAAAGTCTTCTTGAGATCTTATCTTGCTATTTTGATGATCAGGAACAATATCTTTAAGATAATTTTCCGCATCTTGCACGTCAGCAAACCATCTAAAATGCGGATGGTATCCTGCTTTAATTATTTGATACGTGTGATCTACATGTTCCAGAGCATTATAAAATTGCTCGTCTATGAGTCCAACATCTTTCAAAGTATCTATATGATAATAACTAAATGCTCCTAATATATTTGGATATAGAACAATTTTAGTTTGATCCGGATAATTTATAATTCTTCTGGATACTGGATCACCGTTTAAATTTCTATTGTGATTTCCATGAAGTCCAAAATTTAAATGTTTTATTCCGGTTGTCTTTGCTGCGTTAATATATAAATTAAAAATTTTATGATCTAAAAGCTCAACATCATCTTCCATAAGAAAGACATGTTCACATTCAGAATCACTTAACCTTTTAAGTCCATAATTTTTCGCCTTTCCTACGCCTTCCTTTCCCTGAGTGTGTATGACTTCTACCCCTAATCCTTCATAAACGCTATTATCTCGTAAAGAAGGAGGGGTATCATCTATTACAATGAGCTTAAAAAAACTACTTTCAAATGTATTGGTGTGTTTTAAGACGGATGTTAGGCTTTTTTGTAAAAAATTATAACGATCACACGTAATTAACGCTAAACCTATTTTATTTTTTTGCATAATTCTTTTGTAATGTTTCTAATGAATGCAATAATTGTTCTTGTGTAACTCCAGTTGGATCATTTTGACCGGGTATGTACTTGTTATTGTGAACAAAATACGCATACGACAAAGCAACGCTTCTATGGGTATCTGGAAGTTCTCTGTGTCCTATTCTTTTAATTGAATTGTAGCTTTTCTTCAATCCTTCTCCAATTGTTGGATGGTAATTGTCAGGAAGATATACTCCTTTTTTACGCAATCTTATTACGTAATCCAAAACATCCAAATCTTTTGTATTGTAGAATCTTTCATCGAAATATCCATTATTACTGATAATACCGGAAAGCATGAACATAAATTCACTATTAAGTTCCGGTGAAGCATATAGAGTTGCTCCGCTATTCTCATCTTCCAACGGAAGACCATGCTTTCCATCACCTAGAATAAACCAAGTACCAAATACTTCTCCTAGTTTAATAGTATTTTCAAAAATCTTAGGATCATCTACTATTTGATTTGAGTGAAGTAAGAAAAAGTATTTGTATTTTTTAATTCTAAACTGAGAAATCAACCAGTTTCTTAGGGTTGCCATGGAAACTTCTCCATATACTCTATACTGATCGTTTACCATTTTATTTTTTGTTGATGAAACAACAAAAACGTTCTCTTTCAGTTCTGTTGGTATTGAAGAGTAACAAGAATCCAAGTCTTCTTGTTCATATATATCAATAATTCCTATTCCTATTTTATCATTCATGCTATTAGTTCTTTGTATAAATTGTTTAGATAGTCTATGATATCAGATTTATGCTCAATGTCTATCGAGTTTACAAAATCTTCTATATTTTTCTCCATGTCTAAAAGATTATAATCTATAATGTCAGAATTTTCAAGTTTTTCCTCCACAACAGATTTATAATCAAGTTTAAATACCTTTGGATTATATTTTTGTATATTTGCAGTTAATAAATCTATTTTATTATTTGGAATTTCTTCATCTATTATCAAAGATACCATATTATTTGGTACATTATTCTTTAAATAGTCACCATCCTGTGTTTTATCACGCAATTTACTTAAAAATATCTTTATATGTTTAGGCGAAATCGTATTTTCTACAAATTTCAATTCTTCGGTTTCTATATTGAAAATATAAATTCCTCTATCATCACCTGAATCTCCATAGTTCTGCTGGAACGGACTTCCTACATAAACAATTCTACCTTTATTGTATTTTCTATCATCCTTCTTGTGAAAGTGACCAGAAAACACCAATGGAGATTTTTCTAAAATATTTGATGATTCAAACCCATGATCACACGTTTTAAAGTTATTCATATAGAAACTTTGAATTTCAAAATGTCCAAAGCAAATATCAGATTTAGGAATATCTTGAATTGAAGTTCCCCAAGGAATCAAAGAAATTTTTTTGTTCTTATATTCTATAATAAGAGGTTCTTTATCAACAATAGTAATATTTTTCCACCCTTTTAGTATGCTGACTGAATTAACATCAGACCTGTCTTTGTAAAAACTGTCATGATTTCCAACCGAAATAAAAATTTTAAAATCCTTTAAAATTTCAAAAAATTCATTAGCAACCGAAATGGTATTAACGCCTATTTCACTTCTATTGTGAAATATATCACCTGGAATAATAATATCATTTATTCCTGCTTCGGAATAAACTTTGGTAGCCCATTTAGCAAAATCCAAAACAATATCGTGCCATGTCGAGCTATCTTGACCTAATCCTATATGAATATCCGAAAATATTCCTATGTTTTTACCTTTTAAAATCATTCTCTGTTTATACTATTCGTTTTATTATTTTTTACAAGATTATTATAGCCTTCAGAAAACATTAAAAATTCATTTTTATACTTTTCATGAGTTTCATGTATATGTTTTTCCTTTTTAATTCTATTTCTAAATGCATTGAATGCAATTCTTGTAAAATATGAAAAGGGATTTGTTCCTTTTGTGTGATTATATTTTTTAGACATCAATGCTTTAAACATTCTGATGACACCATCTCCTACCATCTCTTCTCTGTATGAGTAGTTGATAAAATTAGGAGCATAGCTTAGTTTGTGAGCAATCTTGCTGACCATTTCTGCTAATTCATTAGAAAGTACTCCACTTTCATAATATTCCAAGATTTTAGTATCAAAATTTTTTGGATCTACATAAAACTTTTCTTTATCTGTCTTTTTTTTGTTCTTAGGTTTTCTATCATAATCGATTTTGATTTCTACCTCTTCATCATCTTCATCTTTACTAACAATTTTATCATCATCTAATCGATCTTCGTCGAAATCATCACTTTCTTGTTTTAGATCTAACCCTAAATACTCGGCTTCTTCTTCTGAGTATTCGATGAAATCATCATTTTTTAATGCTTTTGCTTTACGATATGCTTTTCTCTGTGTATTCATAATTTTCTGTGTTGTATAATTTTTTTCTTTCTATTAAATGTAATTTTGCGTATTTCGTATTATCTGAAATATCAAATATGTTTGCCATTGTTTTGGTTGGGTGCAATCGAAGTGCTCTTCCAATGGATTGCATAATTTTTATTTTTGCTTTTCCTGCTGAAGCAAAAATAATGTTGTGAAGATTTGGAATGTTGATTCCTGTGCTAAAAATTTTTGAAATTGCTATAATGATGACATCATTTCTATCATTCATAAGAGATCTTATCTCTTCTCGATCTTGCATCTCTGTAGATCCTCTAATAAAATATATAGGTTTTTTATCCTTAGTTATTTCTTTTATGATGCTTTCTAAAATTTCTCCATGTGCTAACCTATCGACCATTATAAGAGTGTTATTTGTCAATTTATCTGCTAATTTACAGATGATTTGATTTCTTCTTTCACTATTAATGATAAATTCCAATTCATTTTCATACGAAGCAGTAGGATTCAATGATGTTGCTTGTTTTGGTCGTGCGGTATGCTGTACATTTAGTATAACAATTTTAAAATTAGAAATATATTGTTGGTTTTTTAATGTTTGGGTCTTTTGTTCAAAGGTTATCGGTCCTAATTTGCCTATAATATTCCACTGATCTATTTTGCATGTAGGCATTGTACCAGTAAATCCGAATTTATAAGGGGTTTTTAACAATTTTAAAATTTTATTGATTTCATTACCCTTTTTTAACGAATGGCACTCATCCTTTATCAACAATTTTACATCTGCTAATATGGACAAATTAGTTTTTTCACTTAATAAAAACTGAGTACCTGCAACAATTATGTTTGCATTGGTATCGAGCTTGTTATTGCCTGACCACTTCGTTACTTTTGTTAAGCCGTAGGAAATAAAATCATTTGCCGTCTGTTCTACCAACTGTATAGAGGGTACAGTAACCAACACTAAGGCATCTGGATCGTTCGTGGTTTCTCTGAAGCTCTCAATCAGTCCTGCACATATCAATGTCTTTCCTCCAGCGGTAGGAATGATGGTGACACCCCTTCCTTGCTTGATTGCTGCTGTTATAGATTGCTCCTGATATTCTCGATAGTCTATAGAAAGTTTCTTTATGATTGGAGTTTCAAATCCACATGAAAATTCTTTTTTTAAATCCTTGGAAACACCATATTGATAGTTAGAATGTTCAAGATATTTTATAATTTCACCTAGTAAACCCACTTCAAACTTTCCGCTAGGAGTTATTGAATAGAGTCTACTAGAAACATACGGAACATTTTTTCTAAAAGCAGGATTTGCTATGGAAAAGTTTTCTCTCAATAGACTCAAAACGTCACTATCCGCAATTATCTGACCACTGTTTTTTATTAGAGAAAGTTCTATCATTAGGTTGTTTCGAGCTTTGTAATTTCGACAATATTTTTCAAATCGTAGGTCATGCTTCTAAATATCAGTTCAACTTTTTCCAAATATTCAATTATGATTTCAACTTCTTCTATATCTTCTTGAATTTTTAAAACAACATCTGAAGAATTTATTTTGCTATCAAGGCTTGCCTTGGGAATACCTGTTGGAATTCCTTTTTCTTTTAAAGAATCCAACACAGAATCTTTTATTGTTTTTTTCTTTCTATTCAAAGAATTCAATTTTCTTTTATATTCAATCAACCGAGCAACCCACTTATGTCGAATTGCAGGTAGCATCATTTGTTTGTCTAAAAGATTTATTTGATCTATTTTAGTATCTTCTTGTAATTCTTTGTTAAATTCTTCAAACATCTTTATAAGTATTTTTTAAATATAACATATGTTTAAGAAATTTCAAATATTAGTTGATACTATTTTAGAAAATATGAATAGTGCAGGTGCTGGAGGAGCATTTGGAACTCCACAACAAGCTTCATACAATCCACCTACAAATGTAAACAGTGGAGATTCTATAGCTACAGGAGATGGTCGTAATATATTTGGAGGTTACTTGCCATTAGAAACTAAAAACAAAAAAAAATCAAAAAAGAAAAATAAAAACCCATTAATGATTCGTAGAAAACTTTCTAGAAAGGATATGTAATGGACTCTGGACATTGGATTTTAGAGGAAAATGTAAATTTAGACGAAAAAACATTTGGATTCATATATTCAATTATTAATAACGTCACAAATAAAAAATATATTGGAAAAAAACAATGTATTTCTAGAATTAAAAGAAAGCCCTTAAAAGGACAAAAAAGAAATCGAATTGATTTTAAACCTTCAGATTGGAAGTCATATACCAGTTCTTCAAATGATCTAAATGAAGATATTAAAATTTATGGAAAAGAAAATTTTTCATTCAAAATTTTAAAAACATGTGGTTCTAAGTGGGAATTGGCTTATGAAGAAATAAAAAAACAAATAGAAGAAGATGTTTTACTTCGAGATGATTACTATAATGGAATAATTAATGTGAGAATAGGTACTCCTCCTAAAGATATTTTAAACAATTTTACTAAATATACAAAATGAATAAAACATCTTGCATTTATTGCGGTTCAGAAAGTTATGGAAAGGGTTGTATGTATTCCCCAACCGATACTCATGTTCATATGGATGCTCCTAAAAAATGTATATATTGTGGATCTGAATCACTTGGAAGTGGTTGCATGTTTAATCCATATGGAAATGTTCATGTTAAAGGTCCGGAATTTTTAAATAGATCTGCCATTAAAACTGAAAAAGCAGCTGTTTTGACATATATTTTGAATATGGCTAGTTCATTGCTTTCGGAAAACAACATGTACAAGTCTCCTTTGGATCGATTGTACAAAAGAATGGCTTCTATCATAGCTTCTGCAACAGAACCTCTCTTAGAGGCATTCTGTTTGCAGGAATCGCCATCTTACGGAAAGCTTGATAAGACTCAACTCATAAAAACGGTAGATTTTAAAAACAAATTCAGAAAACAATTGGAAGAATTTTCAAAAACAGTTTCTGAAGCTTCTTTGGAATTACCTCAAGAAATTGTTGAAAAAGTCGTAATGGATGCTATAATCAGTATAGATGTCCGAAAAATTAAAGATTAAAGATTTTTTAATATATTATATCTCTCAAAGAGTTATAATATTCCCAATTTACGAATATCTTCCTATTATTGCTAATAATATTATAAGAGATTTTGAAGAATGGGATCTTCTAAAAGACAAAAAAATTACTCAGAAGGAGAAATATTTTAAATTTTTTCTAGAAAAAGAACTTGACAAGCTCTTAGAAACCTTTATTATAATTTTTAAGGATTTAAATATTAAAATATTTACAATATATAAAAAAGATACTTCTTTATCTTCTGAATATTCTAAATATTTTATAAATCATAATGAATTTGGTAATATTGTGAAAAATATAATAAAAAAGAAAACAAAATATTTTAAAGAAATTAATAATAATTCTTTATTTAATAATATTGAAGGATATTATAAAAATATAAGAGTAGGAATTCCAGATGGTGATGATATGGAGTTTTTTTCGAAGTATTTTAACTAAACTATGAAACAATATTCAATTTTTCACATTGATGGAGGTTGCGGAAAATCTATAATTGCTACTTCTGTAGTAAAATCTATAAAATCTGCATATCCAGAACATGAATTAATAGTTGTAACCTCATATCCAGAGGTATTTTTACATAATCCTAATGTTTTTAGAGTATATAAATTTGGAAATATTCCTTATTTTTATGATGATTACATAAAAAACAAAGATTCTAAAATATTCAGAATGGAACCGTATCATTCTGGAGATCTTTTATATAGAAAAAAACATTTAGCAGAAATTTGGTGTGATATATTCAATATTCCATGTATTTCTACTAAACCAGAACTCTTTCTAACTGAAAGAGAGTTGATGTTTGTTCAAAATATTTTAAATAAGCAAGGTCCAATACTCACAATTCAATCTTCAGGAGGTGCTGAAAATCAAAAAATACCATATTCTTGGTCTAGAGATCTTCCAATATCATTTACAGCAGAAATTGTTGATTCTATTAAAGATAAATTTGATAAAATACTTCATATTAAGAGAGAAAATCAACAAACTTTTCAAAATACTATTCCAGTAACAGATAATTTTAGAAATTTGTTCTGTTATATTGCATTATCAGACAAGTTTTTATGTATAGATTCATTTGCTCAACATGCAGCAGCGGCTTTAAACAAAAATGCTACTGTTGGATGGATTTCAAACTCTCCAAAAGTATTTGGACATGAAATTCATACAAATATTGTAGTAGATAAAGAAGAATTGTTTCGTCATAGAATAGATTCATACTTAGAATCTGATGATTGGACAGGTGGTAGGCTACATGAATGTCCATATAACAATATTAATAAACTATTTGACAAAGATGTTTTTATAGAATCAATTTTAGGTTCAAAAAATGAGTTGTTTTTTGATTTGAATCCTACTATAGTGTTTTAATATATGATATTTTTCAATTCTTCAATGCCAAGAAGCATGTCAACGCTTCTGCAATGTATTCTTAATCAAAATCCAACCATAACAGCAACTCCTACTGATCCAGTTCTCGAATATCTGTATGGAGCTAGAATGAACTTTACAAATTCTCCAGAAGTTAAGGCTATTGATAAGAATTTAGCAATAAACGCATGGAGAGGATTTTGTTGGGGTGGTTTGGAAGGATATGCAAGTTCATATTCAGAAAAATCTAATATTTGCATAAAAACAAGAGGCGGTACTATTCATTATAAATGGTTTGAGGCATTTATGCCATATAAACCAAAGATGATATGCATGGTAAGAAACTTAAAGAGTATTATTTCATCCATGGAAAAAATTTATCGTAAAAACCAAGAAAATCACCAATCAATTCAAAATCATGCAGAGATGTCTGGTACGATCACTGCAAAAAGAGTAGATTCATGGTTTGCATCACCACCAGTAGGACTTGCATTGGAGCGTTTAGAGCAGTGTTTTCTAGAGGGCATTAATAAAGATGTTGTATATGTCAGAGCAGAGGATTTAACAAACAATCCTCAACAAGAACTTAATAAAATTTACAATTATCTTGGACTAGAATCATTTCAACATAATTTTAAAAACGTTGAGCAGTCCATTAAAGAAGATGATTCTGTATATGGTCTTACTAGTGATCTGCACACTATTAGAAGTGAAGTGATTCCCTTAAATACGGATTATAAGGAAGTTTTAGGCAAAGATATTTGTAATTGGATTGATAAGACGTATTATAACTATCAAAAAAGATTTGGCTATATTAATTTTTAATTAAATATCCGATTAATATTATTTTAACTTTAATATATATTAGATGGTGCATATGCACCATCTGATCATTATTATAATACGTTTTTTTAATATGTATTTGCTCCAAAAGCTGTCATTAGTGTATTCCATCTAGTTGATAGCTTTTGTGCTTGAGTAGCATTTAAACCTTGAGTAATAGCATATCCTCGAATATAACGAGTAGACCAGAGATAAGGTGTGGATCCGACTACGCCCATTGCTCCTATGACAATACTTTGAGAAGGAAAGTCAGTTCCTGTTGCTGTAATAGGTGTGCTTATTTGTGTTCCTTTATTATAATAATATTGGGATCTATCTCCGTTTGTTGTTATAAAAGATGGACCATCTAGTGAAGTAGGAGAAGACGCAGGAGAAAGTTCCCCAGTTAAGTTTAATGACCCACACGCACCTCCTTCTTTATTTAAAGAACTCCATCCTAAACCTATAGCAGCTAAAGGTGATACAGTTGATTGAATACCCATTACATATCCAGATGATGTCTCAGTCCCAGCCCAATAAGCAAATATACCAAAATTAGTTAAAGACGATGATTGAGGATTTGTTCCCGTCAAACCCGGATTAAATTGCGTGTTTAAATACGTATTACTGCCATTTGCTTTGAACCCTGCTGTAGAACCAGTAGGGACGTAAGTTCCGCTACTAAAATTATTATTTATTAAAAGTCTAGAAGCAAGAACAGTCTTCATTTTCACTAACGCTCCTGCTCTGGAGGTTACACCAGCAAACAAGCCCATATCATAAATAGAATTCCAAATTTCATCAATTTTTAATCCAATAAAAAAATTATTCACTGCTGTCCTAGCAGATACATTAATTGATCCTCCGTTTGCAACAACAGCATCAAAATATGCTTGTGCATCAGTGTCTACAGAAGGTTGTGAATCGTAGATGCCAATTAAAATTTCTTTATTCAATAACATGGTTAAACGATTCTTCCTACAGCAAATAAATTGTTAGAATCTTTATAAACAAATGCTCCTCCATAACGAGTCGTGATTGTTGTTCCAGCAGAATTAAGCTGAGCAGCTGATAGAACTAAATTATTTGTTCCAATATTCATAATTGCTGCATTGAAGCCGTTGCTTAGGGAACTCGGAAATACTGCACACAAAGAGGTTGTTGTTGTATTAATGTGAATTACTTTGTTGCTATCAGCATCAGTAAAGATCCTGTTCGTTGAATCATTAATGACACTGACTTTGATGTTACTTGCCGAAGCAGAAATAATACCAGTAGCAGAAAGATTATTTACATAAGTAAAATTTGGTTGTGATGCTGTTATATTAGAACCTAATATAAAGGTATTGGATTGACCATTAGTATTATTACTAATACCGCCTAAAATTGAAGAATAATCTCCAGAAGCAGTATTAGAACCTCCACCAGAAACGTTCGAAGCACTTCCAGAAGCATTATTAGCCCTGCCACCAGCAACGTTTGAATAACATCCAGAAGCAGTACTATTCACACCACCACCTACTGTTGAATAATAATTAGAAGCAGTATTACAATAACCACCACTTACTGTTGAATGATATCCAGAAGATCTATTAATACGACCGCCGCTTACTGTTGAATGAGATCTAGAAGCAGTATTACCATAACCACCACTTACTGTTGAAGAATTTTCAGAAGCAGTGTTACATCTACCACCACCTACAAATGAATAATCACCAGTTGTTCTGCTAGAAAAACCGCCTACTATAGTTGAACGATATCCAGAAGCAGTATTTTCTTTACCACCACCTACTATTGATACGTTTCCAGAAGCAGTGTTACATCTACCACCACCTACAAATGAATAATCACCAGTTGTTCTGCTAGAAAAACCGCCTACTATAGTTGAATAATTTCCACAAGCAGTATTACAAAAACCGCCAGCAACATTCGAATAACATCCAGAAGCAGTATTATTTCCATATATAGGGTTTATAGAAGTTGTTGGATGTATTAAAGTATAAGCCTGACTAGAATAAACAGAATTCCATTGATTTGAATTACCATTTGAATCGTAAATTGTATTATTAGCACTTAATGTATCTGTATTGATAACACTAAAATAATCAATCGCATTTAAATTTATTCCTGTAAAAATTGAATTTGCTTTATCGTAAACAAGATTTAAAATGCTATAATAACCTGATAAGCTAACTCGCTCGACACTGTTTGCTGCTGAATTTAACACAAAACTATTTGCCAGCGTAATATTAGTTCCTGCACTTGATGTTACTGCGTTCGATGCTGGACTTGCTGCAAAAATAGCACAACCATCAAACTGTAAACTCCCGAAAGTTACACTTGGAGCAATAACCTGATAAGAGTCTTTAATCAAAACACTTGCAGCCGCATTTGATACTGTTACTCCCCAACATTTATTTCCCACAATTGAAACGATTCCTGCCCCTGTTATTTGAACTCCAGATATACACTGTAATTCACTGTTGATGATTTCAACATAGTTTGTACCGGACTTAATAACTTGCGTATCTACAGTGCAGTTTGAGATATATGCATTCCCCGAACCAGCAATGGTCAGGCTAGTCATTTTTAAACCAGCTACGCGAGCAGCGGCAGATAATGCCAGTGTTCCGTAAACAATTGTAGTTGCACCTGTTATCCCGAATGTTGTAATTGTGGTGTTATTTGATGTAACAGTAGGATTTTCAGTATATCCACCCGGATGAACAATTATTGTATTTTTTCCAGCCCCAACCAATTTCAATGCCTTGGTAATTGATGAAACAGGATTTACCAAAGTGCCGTCTCCAGTTGTATCGTTGCCATCCTTGCTAACATGAATTTCTAAGTTATATGCAGAATAATTACCAACTGTTCTGCCAGTGCCGCCACCAGCTACGGTTCGAACTCCGTTTGTTTCTACTATTGTTTGATTAAATTTTGTATTCATATTTTTATATAGCCTGTGCGTTTACTACGTCATTATTTCCGTCAATGGATAGGCGAATAATTCCTGATCCTGATGGAGCGTTATATACATCAGAAGTTAATCTACAATAAAATAATTTACCGGACAATGTGCCAGTATCACCACCTCCAAAACTCCCCGCTCCACCAGTGCATCTAGTAAATGTTCCAGATGCATTAGAAAAATAAGAGCCGAAGCTTCCATCTCCACCAGTACAATCAACAAATTCTCCAGAAGCAATTCCTACAGATGATCCAAAAGATAAATTTCCACCTTTGCAATTTATATATGTACCGCTCGCATCTCCTCCGTCAGTAGTGCCACCAGCTCCAGTATCACCGCCTGAAAAACTATAATCTCCACCAATACAGTTTGTAAATTTGCCGCTCGAATCGTTAAATCCACCAAAACTTCCATCACCCCCAATACAGTCTGTAAATGTACCAGATCGAGGTGCCGCAAAACTTCCATCACCTCCAACGCATCCTGTAAATATTCCAGATGCAATCCCTCCAAAACTATTATCTCCAGCAAAGCAATCTCTAAATGTCCCGATCGCTGTTCCTCCATTGCTGGCAAATGATGAATTTCCCGCAGTGCAATTTGTAAATGTTGCAGGTCCAACAGTTACTGTTCCAGCGTTAGCTGATCCAAAGCTATTATCTCCAGCAGTGCAGTTTTCAAATGTACTGTTACCAATAATATTAATATTTGATGGATATTCAGGATCGCTTGTGATAGTTCTTCCAAAACATTCTGATCCTCCCGTACAATTTTTAAATGTAGCATTGTTAATTGTCACGTCACTTTGTTCAGAAAATGAATGTCCAAAACTGTTATTTCCAGCAATGCAGTTTTCTAAGTTACCCGAAATAGCAATTCCCTCCCCGCCGTACCCAAAACTATTATCGCCAGCTTTACAATTTTTATACATTCCAGTTAGAGTAACTAAGTTACTATCAGACCATCCAAAGGAATTAGCTTCAGCTGTGCAATTTATATAAGATACACCATTCCCATTAAATGACGTATCTCCAGCAGAACAATCCTTATATGTTCCAGTGCCATTGAATGATTCATTACCAGCAGAACAGTTTGTATAAGATGATCCATTTCCTTGAAATGATTCATTTCCAGAAGAACAATCTATATATACTCCATCTCCATTAAATGAATTTCCTCCAGCAGAACAATTATTATATGTTCCATTTCCGTTAAACGCGGTTTGAATAGCATAACAATTTGTATACACTCCGTTACCACCAAAATCATTAGCATTTGTTGCAGTTGTGCAGTTCTCAAAAATCTGTGAAGCTGATATGCCAGAAACTTTAAATCCCTCTCCATCTCCACCTAATACACCAATTCCAACAACTTTAACGTCACTTGCAGAAACGTCAATTCCATAAACATTAAACTCTGAAGTGGGAATTAAAACAAGCGGATGCTTGTCTGTTGATCCTAATCCAATAACATCAACACAACTAGTACTGATATTAAGCGTTTCAGATAATGTATATGCGCCGGGGAATATAATAAGACTTGCTCGATTTGTTACTGACCTAGCAGAGCCATTAGGGGTCAATGTTACTGCGGCAGCATACTTCGCAACAAGATCATCTCCGGATTTTGCTATAATAACCGAATCAGTAGAAGTTTGCAAATAATAAGCAGAATTAGCATTAAATGAAGTATAAGCAGAATTCCATTGATTTGAATTTCCAACAGAATCGTAAATTGTATTGTTAGAACTTAATGATCCATATATAGAAACATTATTTTCAGTTACTTCTAGCGTCAAATTTCCATAACCTGCGTTCAATCCCGATAGAACATTAACCTCACCTATTATTGTTCCACCACTTAAAGGAAGATAATTAGAATTTACATAATTTATAGAAGCATTACTAGCAGAATTTGATAAAACTGAATTATAAACAGAATTCCAATTAGAACTATTTCCACTTAAGGCATAAATAATTCCAGTTGCACTGATTTCTCCAGTAACTGTTAATTCCTTATTCGGAAAACTTTGATTTATACCAACTTTTCCGGTTTGACCAAAATTTGCATTACCAACGTGTAAAACTTCTATACCATCTCCATCAACAAATGAAGCAACATCATACGGACCAGATGCTTGATATACATATAAAGCAGGACCAACACCTAAATTAACAACACTTAATGCGCTAGTGGTTGTAAAAACAGTATCTGCAAATGTCGCACCTCCAGCAGCACTCAAAGAACCTTGAATTACAATATTATTAGTAGCAAATAAATTATTTACATATGTAGTATCCTGTGCATTTGCTGTGATATTAGAACCTAATATAAAAGTATTGGATTTATTGTTAGTATTGTTATTTTTTCCACCTAAAACAGAAGAATAATCTCCAGAAGCTGTATTAGATTTACCACCTGCTACATTTGAAACATATCCAGAAGCAATATTACATTTACCACCAGCTACATTTGAACCATATGAAGATGCGATATTATTACAACCACCAGCTACATTTGAAAAATATGTAGAAGCACTATTACCATAACCACCCGCTACATTTGAGTAGTAACTAGAAGCAGTATTACTAGAACCGCCAGAAACGTTTGATTTGTGTCCAGAAGCAGTATTACCACAACCACCATTTATATTTGAATAACTTCCCGAAGCAGTATTATTTCCTAATTTTGGAATAATAGCAGTATTATTTGCATCAGAAAATTTATAGGGGGAAGGATCTACTAATGCAGAAAGAGGAGATTGGTACGTAACACCTCCTATATTTGTTATTATAACAGCACTTGTTGGTAAACTTGAAGTGTTTAATGGTAATTGACTAATTTTCTTTGAAGCCATATATTAATATCTATATTTACCTCAAGGTTAGGGTAAATAATATTTAAATGAGCAAATTTTTAAAATTATTAAATTCCGTATTAAACGAACAAGAAAATCTCGACATGCCTCCTCAAGAAGGTAGCGACATTACTCCAACAAGCATGGATTCTGAAGTTCCATCTGCTCTTCCAGAAGAAGATGAGGTTGCTTTGGATACTATAAAATATAAAACTTTATTAAAAGCATTAAAAAAAGCTTTATATAACTCATATCCAAATAATTTAGAAAAACAAACACAAATATCTAAAATTAAAGTAGATAGTGATGATTTAAAGAGACTTCAATCGGCAGAAAATTCTTTAATGTCTTTATTGGATGATGAAGATTTTATTCCTTCTACTGAAGAATAATTTGATTTTTTTCATTTCTTTGTTAGTATTAAGAAATGGAAGCATATTCGATTGAAAATTTAACAAAGGAGCAATATAAACTAATATTAGAGTCTGTATTGTTTTCCGGATCAACGTCAGTAAATGCACGTTGGTATATCGATAATGCTAGCGATTTAGTTGATATTGGACTCTTTTTGAGAAAAAAGCATCCAAATGTTTTGACAGAAAATATATTTTTACTTAATGATAAAGAATATCATGATGAATTTTCTGAAAAAATTATTGACTTTTTCCCCGAAATAGTAGAAAATATATCTGATTTATGAAAATATGTGCTAGCGGAACTCACTGCCAAGGAAAGTCAACTTATGTTAAGGATTTTTTAAAAAAATGGCCTTCATATAAGACTCCAGAAAAAACATACAGGGATTTTATTAAAGATAAAAACTTACCTCATTCAAAAAATGGAACTGAGGAAAGCCAAAAAGCAATTTTAGATGCTTTGTTAGATGAATCCCAACAATACACCAGAAATGATAATGTTATTTTTGATCGTTGTATTGTAGATAACCTAGCATATTCTTCTTGGCTCTTTCTGAATAATAAGGTTTCTGAGAAATTTTTGGATCAATGTAGAATTACTATCAGAGAGGCATTGAAAACTTTTGATATTATATTTTTCTTTCCGATTACGAAATTTTCTCCCGTAGAATTTGAGCAGGATGAGTTGAGAGAAGATGATTTAATTTATAGAGAAGAAATTGATAATATTTTTAAAACTTTTGTAAAATCATATCATCAGCAAGATGGTAGAGTATTTCCTACTGATGATAGTCCTCCAATTATTGAAATTTTTGGAAATCCGGAAGAAAGAATAAAACTAACCGAAATGTACATCAATCCAGAAGGAAAAGCATTCGGAGAAGATCAGAGTTTGATTTCTGATATTTGGACACCCTAAAGATAAATAATATTATATGAGATTTAATGTTTTAGCCGAAAGTATTATCAATGACATGGTATCAGAAGGTCGCATGTCAAAAGTTTCAAAATATTCTAGTATTGGTGTAGATGCAGGAAAAATGTTAGAAAAATTCAAAGCAGGAGATTTTGATATTATATTTAAGAGTTGGGTTGGTAGTCCGCGATATGCAGGACTTACAGAAGAAGAAATTCGTAATATCGTCAGTGGTGTTGTTTCTAATATCGCAGAAACTAATCCATCTTCTTTTGATGAATTGAGTGATTCGATTATGAATGTAGTCGATAAGGCATATCAAGACAAGGGGCCGAGAAGGAAAACATACAACGAAAGATTGACTAAGGCTATTAGAAATTTAATTTTTCATAAAGAATATGATTTGATTAAAACCGGAGAATCAAATTCCATCGACACTTCTTCGGATTCTGAAGATATGTCCGATGAAGAAAAACCAACATTTGATATCGAAGGGTTGACACAGATTGAATCCGCTGTTTATGAGTTCATAAAACAAGCAGATAATCCCACATCTATTTCAGAATTATCAGAAACTTTTAATGATCCAGAAAGCATAACAGCTTCTTTACTACAAAAAGGTTTAATAAAAAAGGAAGGTAATGCTTTTGTTGCTTCTGAAGATTCTGATATGACTAATATATTAGACATTGATGACGATTTTGAAGAAAATCCATTAGAAACCGATTCTGATGTTGCTTCTACCTTTAAAGATACTTTTGGTAGACAAGGAAGTGAAGAGTATGGAGATGCTGGAAACATTCCTTCATGGAGAAGGAGCGGTAGATCAGATTATGGTAATGAAAATTTTGATTATTGACAAATAATCAAAATTATGATAGCGTATTTATGTGAATAAAATACCTAGCAATTATGTTTTAGAAAAATTCTATACATATTCTGGAAGTCCTTCGTATAATAAATTTACTAAAACCTATAATGCTTCCTGTCCTGTTTGTAGAGAAGGCAAGTCTTGGTTGAAGAAAAAACGATTGTTTCTTTATCCAGAATCTGATAGTTTTTACTGCTTTAATTGTGTTAAATCATGGAATATATATACTTGGTTGTATCAAGTGTCGGGAATGACAAAGGAAGAGATACATCAAGAAGCATTTTCAAATGATTTTTCGCGTGAAATTGTTTTAGAAAATAATAAAAATGAATTTATTAAAAAAGTAACACCACTTCCGCACGATTCTATAAATTTAAATGATCTTCAGCAAAAAATATTCTATGGAAATGATAAGAGTTTTAAAAATGCTTTAGATTATATTGAAAAAAGGAAATTAAACACGGCAGTAAACAAGAGTTCTTCTTATTTCATAAGTTTAACAGATAATTTTCACAAAAACCGACTATGTATACCATATTATGATATTGATAAAAAGATAGTATTTTATCAGACAAGAGCATTGGATGGATCAGAGCCTAGATATTTGAATAAAGTTGGATGTGATAAATCGCTTTTTGGTATAGAAAGAGTAGATTCTGATATTGAATATCTGTTCTTGTTTGAAGGTGCTATAGATGCAATGATGGTTAAAAATGGATTGGCAGTTGCAGGATTAACCCTAACAGAATATCAGAAAAAACAATTAAGCAATTTCCCATTTCATAAAAAAATATGGGTTTTAGACAATATAAAAATAGATAAAGCAGCTAAAGATAGTACTCAAAGATTATTACTAGAAGGACAAACCGTTTTTAGATGGCCTGATGTACCCTATAAAGATTTTAATGAATGGGCTGTAAAAGAAAACTTAAATGAAATAGATTATAATATTATTTTAGAAAATATTTAATCATAATTGTTCTTGATCTCTCAAGCGTTTTGGAGCCATAATAACAAAAGAGTTTAAAACTTCTTTTAGTTTTTCAATTTCACCTGCAATACGAGTAATGCTGTCAGAAGCTTTACGTGTTATGCCTCTTAATAAGCTACCTGCTTTATCGTTGTCTGCTAAAACTTTGTGCAAAGATTCAGTAGAAGGATCATTTAAGAATTCTGCAAATTGATCTAATTTTCCAGACCATTCTTTAATTTGTTTAATGCTTTCAGTTGAAATATTAGGATCTAAACCTTCAACATCGAAATCTTCTGGATTTGTTTCTGAATCAAAAGATTTTTCATAATCTTGTTTTGTTTTTTCTGGTGTAAAATCATTAGGAGATTTTTGTTCCATGCCAACCAAAGAATCTTCTTCGGAAGAAGCATCTTCTGGAGTTTTTGCATCTGCTTCTTCTTGTTCTTTCAATAAATTTGAATAAAAACTGCGAATGAAAGGAAAATCAGATTCTGTCAATGTTTTGTCTTTTTTAAAAATATTTTCGATGGAGTCTTTCATAAATTTTGATGCATTTCCCTTCAATACTGTATCAACGTCCTTTTTTCTTTTCTTATCAACACAAGGAACAGTTGATATGGCATTTTTTTTCTTCTTGATTTTATACATACTTGTGGGATAATATATTTATATTTACTCCGTGAATGTTAAATTTATATAAAAATATGAATACTGATTATAAAATAATTGTTGCAACTCCACATAAAAAAGAAGAATTTAGAGATAAAGCGGGGATTGCGCTTACCCTAGATAAATTAAATGTTTTTAATGCTTCTTCTATAATTTATGAAAACAAACAAGGACTAACTAAAGTTTATAATTCTTTTATAAATGAGGAGAATAGAGGAAAAAAATTAATTTTTGTACATGATGATGTTATAATTGAAGATCTTTTTTTTGAGGAAAAACTTAAATTAGCATTTGAAAAATATGATATTGTTGGTTTGGCTGGCACAAAACAATGCAATTTAGATTCTGATATGATGGCATGGCATTTGATGTCACCTAGAGAGTCATTTGTTGGTGAGGTAGGGCATAGTAAGGATAAAAATTACTGGACAAGTGGATTCGGTCCAAGTCCATCAAGAGCATTAATAATCGATGGGTTGTTTATTGCGGTAAATGTTGATAAATTATTGGAAACAAACACTAGATTTGATGAAGATTTTGATTTTCATCACTATGACATATCTTTTTGCTTGATTGCTAATAGAAACAAGTTAAAAATAGGTGTATATCCGATCAAAGTTACTCATTTTGGTCTTGGAGACAGTATGAACTCTCCTGAATGGTTGAAAAGCTCTATAACATTTAAACAAAAATATTTAAAATGGTAAAAAAACCTTATAATGATGATTTATTCATCCACATGGATTGGATTTTAAAGAAAAAGGGCAGCGAACCGCAATGCGAAAACAATATACCATATCCATTTATTTTAAACCGATGGTTATCGATGGTGGACTCATCTATTTCTCAGATTATCAATGCAACCACGAATAAATGGATTACTGCACAGGGAATTTGCTCTGACAAAAAAACTTTAGGCAGATTTTATAGAAAAGTTATGCCAAAAACCTTTAAGAAGTATTCATACATAAAAAAACCTTCTAAAAATGAATATAATAGTGATGATTATGAGAATTTAGCAATCGTTAAAGAAATTTCTGTAAGAGAAATAAAAATGTATGAAAAAACACTTGCAGAATTAAAGGAGCAACTTAAATAGATATATTATGATGCAAAGACCCGAACAAGAAGATAGAATTGGTGGATTAGTACAAATTGATAACTACAAAGGTAGTCATTTTGAACTTGATGGTTGGCAATTGTCTAAAGTTTTAGATGATATTTTAATGGTTCAGTATGCAGATATCAACGAAGAAGGTGATTTGGTAAAAAGAGGAAGCATGTGGGTTCCTATTAATGCCGTTAATCACGTCTGGAGAGTTGGAAGGATTTTATTGGCTGGACCAAATTGTAAGACTGTTACTGAAGGAGATCATATAGTTTTTCCAAATGATAGAGGAATTCAAGTTTCCAATTTAAACGGACTTAAACATATTGTCTTCTTGAACGAGGCCAGAATATTTGGAATCTGTACTCCAAAGGCTTCTTAAATAAAGAACAGTGAAGCTATCATTGGATGGTCTAAGACAACTTTGTTCTTCTAATCTAGTTGAATTAAAGTTTAATAGAAGATTAAGAATAATTGGATTACCTCCGACCAGAAGAATGCTAGCTACTTTGGATGCTCAACTTTTAAATTCTACTTTAGGAAAGGAAGTATTAAACTTCAAACCTCCGGTAAGAAATGCTGCATATAATGCAGCATCTAAAGGGTTATTAACTGTTTGGGATTTACTATATCAGGATTGGAGAAATATTCCAATTGAAAATGTTTTTGTAGTATCCACAGTTCCAACAAAACCCGAAAAAACTTTTTGGGAATACTTTGATAAAGTTTTAGGAAAAATGACAGCTTCACAGAAAGCTGCATTCATGAGCAAATGAATATTACAAAAACACCAACAGAAAATGCATGTATGTTTTTACTACAGAAAAACATATCATTAGAATTAAATAACAAACCATATAAGCAGGGAAAGCTTATAATTTTTTATCAGAAAAATTTTTATTTGACATTTGTAATAGATACTGTTAAAAAGAAGAGAGAAAAAATAGAAATACCTATTCCTTTTGGAGTGGAAATGCACGAAGATGATGATTTGGTGTTTTTTGATTATAGATTAAAAACGCTTGCCAAACAAGCTCCAGAAGTGGAGAATTATCTGAGAGTATATTCCTCTAAAAAGAATTCTAATAAATTTTGGAACTCAATATTAACAATCGATGCAAAAAACTAATAATATTCTAATGTATAGTATCTTTTCTGGAACTTTTTATGAGGTTCCAGATTCAGATTTTCATCTTATGGATGGTGGTCAGATTCCTCTGCTCAAAAAACCTTCTTCAAGCTGTAGCAAATGCTATGGAAGAGGGCACCTAGGCAGGGATACGCAAAGCTTTGGTTATACCGTGTGTAATTGTGTGCGAAAAGTAGCAAATATTAACCTCCTCAAGACCGCCAAAGATGTTACAATTAGTTGATTACCTAAAGACATTTCCCACCGATGCAAAAGCAAGACCACAGCAAGAAGTTGCTTTAAATAAAATAGCCAAAGCATTTTCTAGTGGTAAAAAATTTGTTATAGCATCGCTTCCTACTGGTTCTGGCAAATCTCATATTGCAGCATCCGTTGCAAGATCTGCAACTCCAATAGATACCCGCCGAAAAGAGTTGGTAGATTCTTATATGATATATAAGAAGGACAGGAATGGAAATTTTAAGTATGAAGATGATTTTTTAGACGGAACTTCATTCGGAAGTTACATTCTGACTATCACCAAATCATTGCAGGATCAGTATAAGGGGTTGTTTAAAGAGTCTGTAATCGTTAAGGGCAAATCGAATTATTCCTGTGATGTAGACCCCAACGTATCAATTGATTTTGCTCCCTGTTTATATTCACCAGAAATCAAAGAGGCTTGTTTTGCTGCTGACAGATGTCCTTATTATAGAAATCGAAATGCTGCGTTTACTTCGGTAGATCCTGTATTGAATTACAGAGCTTTCATGAATCTTCCTAGTTTTTTGAGAAAACGAGAAATCTATATATTCGATGAAGCTGGTGACATGGAAGCCGAATTAGTGGGTCAGTATTCTATATCAATAAATTATTCACATCTTTTGGCTGAAGATATTGATTTTAGAAAATTGAGTAGCGATGACAATAGAGAAGCTGGAAAATGGCTAAACGATGTTTATACTAAATTAAAAAGCGAATCTGATAAGTTAAAAAATCGACTCTCCAACCTAGAGAAGAAGGAATCACATAAAGCAGTTAAAAATAAAGACATTCAGAGATTAGGAAAGCTTAATGGAATGATTCATTCATTGGAAAATGTTATTAATTTTTGGGAGGAGTGTGAGTATTTGGTTGAACGTAGAGATTCTGAGGGTGTAACATTTGTTCCTTATGATGTTAGACCATTAGCTGATATGCTTTTTAAGGGTGCAGATATGATTTTAATGATGTCTGCTACTATTTCTAATCCCAAACAATTTGCAAAAACACTGGGTATTCAAGAAGGCCAATATGAATTCATAGAAGCCTCTTCTTCGTTCAGTTCTACCAAATCTCCTATCAGGACATCTAGGAAATATAGTCTTTCATATAAAAACAATAATAAAGATTTACCGAGAATAATAGAAGCCGCTGTAGAGCTTTGCAAATGCCACAAGGGGCAGAAGGGAGTTATCCATACCCATACAAATAAAATAGCCGAAGAAATAAAGAGAAAGGTTTCTGGTGATAGTAGATTTATTTTTAGAGAAATAGGAAATACCAATGAAGATATTTTGGAAGAGCATAAATCAAGAATCGATGATGATACAATTTTGGTAAGTCCCTCTTTAGATACTGGAATTAGTTTGGATGGTGATCTGGGAAGGTTTCAGATAATACTAAAGGCTCCGTTTCTTCCACTAAGCTCTAAGAGAATTAAAAAAATATACGACAAGAATAAAGAATATTACATGATGAAGATGTTGGATAATTTGATTCAAATGTGCGGAAGATGTACAAGATCAGATGAGGATCATTCTGTAACTTATATTTTGGATGCAAATGCTGTAAATTCTATCATTTCAAATAAACATTTATTACCTAAACATTTTTTAGAACGTATTTCGTGATAAATATAGGAAGTGAAGAATTATACTTTCCATTTTGAAGCGCAAACATTATTAGAACAATTTGTAGCAGCTTTTAACGATATTGTTATTAAAAGATATGATAATCAGGATACAACAGTATCTCCTACAAGTGGATTTAAGGTAAATTTTGTATATTCCCCTAAACAAAGATTATATGCTACTTTAAATACACCAGCACCGGGTGGGCTAACGGTTCCTTGTGTTGCGGTTAGTATAAATGGCATATCAAGAGACAATACTAGAGTTTTTAATAAATTAGAAGGATTTACAGTTCCTAATTTTGATATAGAATCTGGAAATTATGTAAAAAATATTCCACAACCAGTTCCTGTAAATATTGGTGTGAATATGACCATAGTTACTAAATTTCAAGCAGATATGGATCAGATATTATCTAATTTTATACCATATTGTGATCCTTATATCATAATTTCATGGAAACTTCCATTTGCTAAAAATTTTGAAATAAGGTCTGAAGTATTATGGAGCGGACAAACAAACGTCCAATATCCAAGTGATATTGGACCTACACAAGCATTTAGAATATCCGCTGATACATCTTTTACGATAAAGGGATGGTTATTCAAAAAAACTGATGAAATAGTTAAAAGAATTTATACAATAGATGAAAAATTCTTTATTTCTAATGACCCAACAAAGGATTATTTTAATTTACCAGAATTATAAATTATGGACGCAAGAGTTCTAGTATACGCAAAACCAAGTGCAGCAGATGTATTTCCATATAACATATATGTGGTGACTCCTGAATTATCTTCCACACAAATTAAAAACATTATAGTTTCTGGAAAAAGTTTTTATCAATTAAGATCCTTATACCTAAGCGGAAGTGATATAAGCATATTTCAAGGATTAAGTTACAATTATTTCAATCCATTTGTTGGTGTAGAACATTTAGATGTTAAAAATCCTCCCTTTTCCGCAACTTTAATACCTACATTTACAGTAGTTAGTGAAAATGTTTTACAATTTGACATACCGGATAGAATTTTTTATAATATACATGGAAAAACACCTCCATATGATTCTCATTTGGATGTAATAGTAGAAAATGAAGCAGGATATGGTCTTTTAACAAGAGATAGTATTATGTATAGAGTTAGTTCGTGGAGTGGTTTTATCCAAGAACAAAAACCCTCAATATCTGGAATATATATTGCAACAACATAAAGATTATTTGTCCGTTGTCTCTAAATATATTAAATGGCAGCAATTTTTAATATATACAACAAATTAGAATCAACGTATTGGAAACCCGTAAATTTTAATGTTGTTGGAGATCAAGTTAATGTTAAAAAAATTCCAATATTATTTGATAATGGAATGTATTTCTATTTGCATACATTTTTAAAAAATTCAAATGATTTTACATTTAATAAAAAAACAGGTAATTTTTTAACAAATTTTTTATACAATTCTTATTTTTTAAAAAATAATGTAAATCCTTATATAAACAATGAATTAACAAAAATAGAAAGTCCTATAACTTCATCTGAAAATAGTGTTTATAGTATATATAATGCAAATTCCTCTATACCAAACAATCCAACTGTTTTAAAAGATACTGAACAATTAAACTTTTCAAAAACTGATACGATAGAATTTTTATTTAAAAATGATTATGTAGTTGTTAAAAATATATACGGAAGAGTTCTAACTTCTGATTATATAGGAGTAAATGGCATTAGTTTTAAAACGGAAGAATACCCACCAGCAGATAATCAAAAATTTGATTATTTTTTAGGAAATAATTCTATAGTATTGTTTGAATATAAAAAGAATTATAATAATATTTTAATAAAAAATAGCACTTCTAATACTTTAGTACTTTCTAGTATTAGTTTAACTTCAACAAATAATCTTCCTAAAAACTCAGTTCTCAAATTTACATCTTACGATAAAAAAGTATTAAACATTGATAATAGTGTATATGATAGTTATATTGTAAAATATAAAACAGATCCAACAAAAAATGAAAACAATTTAGAAATAGATTATTCATTTTCAAATCAAAATTTGTTATCACAAAATTATTTAGGATTGTTTCCTGTAGAAAATCCAGATATAAAAGAAAAGGAGTGCTTATATAATTTTCAAATACAAGGACTTAAAAACTATCAAACTCCAGAATATAAATACACAACAGCAAATCCTATGCTAACCGCATCTCCTTCTATAAGAAGGATATATAATAAAATATTTTCTGGAACTAATCAAAATAAAGGATATGATAAAATATTTTTAGGATTTCAATCTGATACAAAAGAATATACATTTACAACGGATAATGAAAATTTATTTTACTATCCTCCAACCTGTAACAGAGAACCTCTAAGTTCGGTTGGCTTGATAGAAGATGGTGCTATAGCAGGAGAAGTACCATTTACTTCGGATAGAATATCAATATATAGAACAAACTATGAAGAGCAGATACCCGAAGGACCGCAACCAAAAAGTATAACTAAATACGACAATACTTGGTTGTGTTCATGGTTATCCGGAACAAATTTAGGAGATAAAGTATGGTTTGATCGTTATTATAATTCTGCATACTATACTTTAGATCAAGCGTTAACGGCAAAAACTATGGTATATAACCAATCGCTATCTGCCAATGTTCCGTTTACATTTGATGTTCCTTCTTCTATAATACTGGAACCTGGAGTTTTATATAAATATGACAGAAGTGGAAAACGAAACAGCATAGATTTCATAAAACATTTAGATAGTGATATAAACAATCCACTAGGAGCAAAAGTTTTAAGTATAACAAGTTGGCTTTCATCGCCACTAATAGATGATTCTAATTATAAAAATAACGGATTGGTATTTTTTAACACTCCTGAAAACTTTAGAAAAGATTATTGGATATTAAATGGAACAAATCATGCCGTTTTTCCATCAAAAACTTCTTTATTGCAAAAATCTAGATTTACGATTTCAATGTGGTTGAATGTAGATGATTGGAATAATATATATGGAGATCAAATTTTTGGAAATTATTATGAAAGTGGATTTGGACTTATAAATGATGGTGCTTTAAACGTTCCCTTGTTTACAATTACAAACACGGCATCTGCGGTTGTTTATAATATAAATTATAAATTTACAAAACTTTCTGAAATTCCACTTCCTATTAATAACAATAGTTCATACTCATTTATTCAGCGACTTCCAGACTATAGTTATTGGGTTTTTGATTCAAAACAAAAAACAGGTATAAAATACAACCCAATAAATAATATCGTTGCTTCTATTTCAAGCTTACCATCGTCCGTAATAAAAAATATAGATCAAATAGAATTAGATTCAAATCAAAATTTTTATTTTTATGACAATACTCTTAAATCATATTTAAAAGTAAATCAATTAGGGGAATTCATATCTCAAGGTAGCTTTTCTTTAGATTCTGGTATTAATAGAATAGAAATTGACAATAATAATGTACTATTAGGAGTTTATGGAAATGCATCTACGATAGATAATAATAATAATATATGGGAAGTTGTTGGTGGAAATTTATATAAAAATCAACAAATATATGCCAATGTAGGAGTAACTCAACAAATAATTTGTGATTCTGAAAATAATTTATGGATTGCACACGAACAAGATAAAATTTCAAAATTAAATATAACTTCTGGTCTTTTTGAATTTTCTTCTAGATTGGGAAAGAACTCTGGAAAGCCATTAAATCCATGTTTATCCTCTGAAAGATTTCGTTATATAAATTTGTTAAAAGTTCCTAAAAACACAAAATCTTGTGATCAAAACAGTTCGTATGAAAATAATTTAATAATAGTAGATACTAGAGACAATAGTATTTATACATTAGATTCTACTGGGTATCTTCTATCCAAATTAGATTTAATAGCACTATTATCAGATCCTAAAATCTCTTTAAATTTTTATGCAAATGGAGATTTTAGTGGATATCAATTTGCAAGAAAATTTGGAGGAATAAATAAGTTGCTTTCTTGGAAATTAAAAATAGCAGAGCCAAATGGGAATAATTACAAGTTAATTTCTCTTTCAAATAATGTGAATTCTTTACCGAAAGGATGGCACAATTTTTCTTTAGTTTTTGATTCTTTAAATGGAATAGCCAAGAGTTATATCGATTCTATAGAAGTTAATAGTGTTTCATTTGAACCAAGAAGATATCAAGTATATTATGATTACAGATCATCTTTACTACTAGGAGCAGCTACAATAAAAAATACAACATTAAATGATATTATAGGAATAGATAATAGTAACAAATTTATAGGAAGCGTTGCAGATTTAAGAATGTACTCCAAGGCATTAACACAGGGAGAGGTAGAACAAATTTATTTTGCTTCAAATTTTGCAGATTCTCGAAAAGATTTGCATTGGAATATAAGAGTTGGTGACCGAAATTTTTTAGAAGAAATTGAATACTTCTATAAAGCTCAACTACCGGGAAGTAAAAGCAAGTACTTTAATATTAACATACACAATCTAAATATAGATAATAATATAAAAATGATTTTAGAAGAAGCTATAAAAACCAATATATCTAAAATAATACCAGCAGAATCTTCGCTTTATAAAATAAACTGGATGTAAAATGATTACTTTTAAAAAAACAACACCAACATGTTCAAATATCTATTTAATAGATGAAAATGTTTGTTTATCAAATTCGCTAAACACTTTAAATTATAATTTTTCATCTTTAAATTTTTCTTTAAATTCTTTAGATAGCTATAGAAATTCTTGGTATAATTTATATACCACAGTAAGTCAAAACAGTTCAAACTGGATAAAAACCGCAACAAATATTAAAGCATATAGTGCAGTATGGATAGATACTTCATTAACAGTATCCTCTTTGAGTTCTACTTGGATAAAACCATATACTATATATTATCCAAAAATGTTGAATATAGATTATTGGTATTCTTTATCTACAAATGATAAAAATTTAATAATAAAAAATTGGATGAATACAAACTTCATAAATACGAATAAAAACACATCTATAATAGCAGATGTTGTATTGTATTTAATTCAAAATCAATCATTTTCCTTTAGGTTTAATAGAAGTTTCAGAGAACCTTGCACACCAAATGGTGGAGGATTATCAATTGGTTGTAGTGGATGTGCAAGACCTAATAGAGGCTGCAATCATACTAGCGGAAAGGGTAAAAACAAAAGACATTGGTGTACAAATGCATATGACAGTTGTAGCGTAAGTATACAATCTTCTACAGCATCAGTTGCTTGTGTTGGATCTGGAGCAAAAATGTTAAATGTAGGATTGGCTAGAAATTCTACTGATACTAATGTTGCAAGAACATTAACTATAAGAGTTAAAACTATAAATGGAGATTGGACGGTATTATGAGTAATATTATTTCACTTAAAACCACGGAAAGTATAGGAAATACGCTATCTACTGTTAATAACAATTATTTTAACTTAGAATTAAATACTTTAAGCATACAGAATGATATTGAACAATATTGGAATTCTGTAATAAACTATTATTTAGATTTTCAAAAATTATTAAAGGAAACTACAAGCATAGCACAATCATACTCATCAATTTTTATTGGAACATCGACTACAGTAGAAGCCAATTCTTCTTCTTGGATAAAACCGATAACTATCTTTTTTCCTTCTATATTTCCTACTTTCATAGAATCAAATAGTATAGTAGATACACTATCTAGTTGGATTATTGAATATTTTCCAGAAACGTCATTTTCGGAATATGATGAGATTACAAATTCTTTTAATCAAGTATCAAATTATGTAGAAAACCAAGAATTAATAGTATATGCACATAGATGGAAATACGGATCTTCAATATCTGAAAATACTCTTCTAACTGATTACACTCTTTGCACAACATCTAGTAAGTCAGTATGTGTGACTTGTACAAATAGATATTCAGGATATGTTCGTTGCGATAATGGGGATTTTAATTGCAATGGACAATCAAATTCATGTCAACAGTGTAAAACATTAAATTGTTTTTATGCTAGTCCGCCATATAATACATATGTGCCTCCACCAATAAGAACATTAAGATCAGTTGATCATTATAGTACTATACCAGAACGAATAGTCACTCCGGTATATAACAAAAAAGGAAAAATTATTAGATATATTAAAAAAGTAATTACTAAAGTAATACGTTGGACAACTGATGAATGGGCAGTTACGGCAAATCCGTCTCCGAATGGACAAAATTCATATGGATCTATTAGAGCAAATGTAGAAATGACGTTTCAAGACAGAAATGAAGAAGAAAATATATTTGCTGTTGTTTTTAAAATAAAAAACTGTTCTTGGAGATTTGATAGATTTTTACAATAAAAAATTATGAGTAGAAAATTAACACAAGAAATTTTTAGAGAAGATTGCGTTGGAGATTCGTCTGGAAAACACAATTATAATCTTTTATCTTTAGATACGAATATATGTAATATTTCGAGTCAATATTTTATCGTTCCTAATAATATTAATTTAATTTTTAATGATTTCATAGCAAACGTCGAAAGCTTTACACAAGCAAATAATTTATTTTTAGATCCAAAACGATTTAATTTAGTAAGTGCATCTGTAAATCTCTTAAGTTCTTATTGGACAAAACATGAATTTTCAGTTCATTATCCGTTAAACATATCATTATTGCAAAATATGACAGTTAGTTGTCCCACCGTTAATCAATTGGATGAAAAATTAATATCATTGGCAAAAATATATTTAAATACAAATTATGCAGCAACAGATTTTGAAGAAAATACAAATGTAAATGTGATATTTTTTCTTTATAATGTTCCAGTAAATCCTGCAAATCCCAATGATTTAATTACTTCTAAGACAAGTCCAGAATTTTCTTTTAATGTTAGACATATGTATGCTGAATTTATAAGACAAGATGTTTCTCTTGGAAACGGTAAAATTTTTAAATTTAAAAATGTAAATAAAACTTGGATATTTAATTCAGTTACCATCGGAGCAACCGATTCTACAAAACAACCAGTATTTGTTCAAACAAATCCTCCTAGAATTTTAACAAAACAAAATACTATCACTAAAAGATCTGAAATAAATATTATAATATCTTCAAATACTTTTAATTTTGATTTATATTATCAAGCAGTGAATTCTGGATTTTATTTTTCGGGAATAACTGATATAACACTTACAATAAATTCTGGAATTTATGTAGGAAGCAATTCGACAAACTCTCCTGCTCTTACGATTTCGGGATTTAGTGTCGGAGATACTATAAAAATAATAAACAATGGAAATATACTTGGATATGGAGGAAAGGGAGGAGAAGGACAAGATTTGGGAACTATTCCATCCGGTGCTAATGATGGAAAAGAAGGAGGAGATGCTATTTTATTGAGATTTCCTGTATTGAGTATTGTTAATAATGGAGTTATTGGTGGTGGTGGTGGTGGCGGTGCAGGGGGAATTGCTTCGTATTCGGATAATAGATATCTAAAAGATTATTACGACCCCACAATTAGAGCAGAGCAGAACAAGTATGCAAACTACTCAAAACCCTCAATAGGCTCTGGTGGCGGTGGCGGTGGTGGTGCAGGATATCTCGGAGGATATAACGGAGAATCGGGGGTTTCTCAAACATCACAACCAACTTCTACCAAGCAATATTTATGGACATTACAATCTCCAGCACAGAACGGAAGTATAGGAACATTTTTTGCTGGAGGAGTAGGGGGAAGCGGAAATACTTCTGGAGGAAATGGTGGCTTATTAGGGCAACAAGGAACAAGTACTGGGAAAACCGATTCTAGTGGAATTAAATATCCACCTTTTGGAGGAAGTGCAGGATATGCAATACGAGGAAAAAGTTTTTTATCTTCAATAACAACAACAGTAGCAAATTCTTCTAATTTAAAAGGCGATGTTAGAGGTGCAATAGCTGATTGATTCCTATGTTTGCACTATTTAATAAAGATAAAAAGTTTATAGGATATAGTAATGATATTCCAGATAATTCTTGTATTTTAAAAAAAGAAATACCGCCTGAAACTTCTGATATGTTATTATGGAGATGGGAAGGGGATTATGACAATGGAAAAATGATTTCCATCGGAATGGGATATCCCATCGAAGAAATTGAATTAGAGAAAAAGTTTTTTAATGATATAAACAAAAAATATCCAATAGAAACTCAAATTTTAAATATAATAAAACAGTTAAAAAAAATAGTTCAACATAATCAAGATATGATAGATGATGATTTTATAGATATGGCTGATTGCATTATAAATGCGGAAGATAAATACAATAAAAGAATTAATTATTATAGAAATTACGAAAAATTAATATTAAAAAATGAATCAGAACAACAATTCAAAAACATCTTTGGAAAATAAAAAAGATCCATATCTAAAATTTAGATATTCCCGTGGATTAGGAGATGTTATAGCTTGTATTTTACATAGTAAATTTTTTGGATGGTTGACAAAATTTATAACCGGAAAATCTAAGCCATGCAGTACTTGTTCAAAAAGAGCAGATGCATTAAATTTACTATTTCCCATACCATTTTGGAAATTATTTTTTAAAAATGCAGAATTGATGATTCAAGCACTTGAGACAGACTTAAAAGATTTTGGATATGAAACAAGTATAACCGAAGATGGTTTGGGGGTATCTTCATTCAAAGCGGATGAGATTGAATTAAAAAATTCGGAAAATATAACTTCTATAGATTATAATGAAAATGATTATATAAAAAATTATAGTTTAATTAATAGTGGAGAAAATATTTTAGGAGATTTTTTGATTAAAACAGAAATATACAAAAGAAAATAATATGGAAATAAAAATAATATCTACACAAAACATAACAAACTCTTTAGATTCTACTAGAGAATTTGGAAGTTTTTTACTAAAAGCAAATGCAGTCATTCATATGATACATTGGTATGTTTTAAACTACAATTTACATAAAATATTAGGAAATTTATACGAAGATTTAGATGAATTGTTTGATAAATTGCAAGAAGAAATAATAGGAACAACAAGAAATAATAATTTAAATTTTCCTAAAATTAATTTTCAAATTCCTGTTCTAGAATTAGATGATGTTTCTAGATTTGTAGATAATAATGATGAAATATTAAATATATATTTTGAGGTATACAAAGAAGTTACCAGTGCAATAACTTCAATAGAATTTAATAATTTTACCACTCAGGTTAAAAGCGGAATACATAATACCGTAGATGAGATTCTATCTAGATTTAACAAGGCAAATTATCTTCTGTCTTTAGTTAAATAAGTCCTAATCCTTTATATAATTCATAGGACAGTTCGCTATCTAAAAATCCTTCATCTCCAAACCAGTATTTAGAAGTTGATAAATTTTCATTAATCGTTGTTTGTGGATTTTCCCAATCTATTAAACCTTCTAATTGTTTATAATCATAACTAGGAATGAATTCATAAAATTCATAATAAGAAGGCCAATTATAATCAGTTAGTCCTATAAAATTTGCTAAAATACCTACGGTGTATACCTGACATCCATTTATTTCTCCTGTTTGTATTGTTTTATATTTGTTTATGGATTTGTCTTTTAATATTACTGGAGTACCTGCTGTTATTTTATAACATAAAGAAGTAATAAGATCTCCTCTGTTTACAACGTTTTGATTGTTGACTGTTGTATATGAAGTTTCTTGTAAAGATTTTGCTCCTAACAATCTAGATTGATTTATGCTAGCATAATCAATTACTCGTTGAACATTAGGAGGAAAATTTAATCTGAAGTCTTCAGAATCCATTCCAACTTTTTTAGCCATATCATAAATTTGATTTATATTGCAGTAATCAATGTCTGCATTATTTGAAACAAAGTTTGCAATTTTTTCATATATAGAAACACCTAAATCATCATGCTCAAATGGATACTTTCCGTATATAGAACCTAAAAAGTTTTCAAACAAATTAGTACTTTCATTCAAAGAAGGCATGAAAGCCATTGATTGCATTTGTTTTGCCATATCAAAATCTTCGTTTAATTTAAAAATAGTTGTGTCTTGATGCTCTGTAAAATTCAAATAACGCGATTGTCCTGTTATTGTTTCTTTAAATGTGTCTGTTGTAAAATAAGGAAGATGTTCTTTTCCGTATTTATTAACCCATTTAAGACCTGTCCAATCTCCGGTTGCTTGTAACGATTTATTCCATATAGAATAATTCATTATGGTTGGACTTGATTGATCTTCAAGATAAAATGTAAATCCTTGTGGATTTATGTAAAATGTATTTAATATTTGTTTTGTGTTTCTATCTAAAATGTATATTTGATTTTCAATTGAATTTATAATATAAACCCTTCCTTTTAAATCACACCCAATACCTTCTAGTGCAGTTTCATCGGTATTTATATTTGGATCAAACCAATCAGGAGCATATGTCGTTTCAGTTGTTCCTGACAAGTTTATTGTAAAAAGTGTTCCAGTACTATTATCCACAGAACCAACCCAACTATAACTAAAAGTAAACCAAGGGTTTTGATCCGTATCGAGAGTCAAATGATTTAAGCCTATTATAGGATAAACAGAACTTAATAGAATTCCATTTGAATTTCTTTTTTCTAAAGAACATTCTCTAGTACTCCAAATATTGTTTGAAAGAGCAACCCAAACATTATTGTCTTTGTCTACTGCTATTTCTTGTGGGCAAGAACAAACTGGGTATGAATGAGAATATAGTAAGTTTCCATTAGAATCATATTTGATTAAATATCCACTAGCAAAGTATGAATATGTAACCCATACATTATCTTCAGTGTCAGTGTCTATTCCCGTTGGTTCTATGATGCCATTTGCTTCGTTATTGAGCAAATTATAATCATATGGAGAATTTTCGTCATATTCATAATATGATGTTTGTGAATACCAATCACCAATTGCTGGAGCGGGTGGAAATTTATATTCAATAGCAGATGCAGGAGTTATAGCAAATAAAAAATTTCCATATCTATCAAATTTAAGGGTTGATATTGTATCATAAAGCGTAACCCATATATCCTGTTTACTATCTAAAACAACAGATGCTGGAGATACTTGATCATAAGACCAAAATCCTAAATTATTATCAGAAACTACTTTATTTATGTCTATTGCACATAATATATCTCCTCTTGTTGTAAGTCTATAAAGATTATTTAATTCTGAATCCAATGCCCATGCATGATATGTAGGAGAAGGCATAGCTGCTACACTGCATATTCCATGAATACCAGAAAGTGCCATAGCATCTTTCGAAAAATCGACTTGATCATCATTAATGATTGGCATTTCAAAAGTTTTAATAACAGCAACGTTCATGTTTGGAGTATCCATTGCTGCTGATAATACGGGATTGTATATGTACTGAGCAACAGTCATCAGCCCCGCTTCTGGATTGGATATCCATAGCATGGGATTATAATATTGTGTAGAAAGAGCAGGAAATTCTATGTCAACACTTCCGGTAATAACCGAATTTAAAGAAGAAGCAGTAGTGGTAAAAAACGTTCCCTTATAATAACCCGGAGTTTTATATCCCGTTTCATCTATCCATTTAAATTCTGTTGGTTGTGGAGTAAAATTTGAATTCAATCCTGTCGTACCTACTTTTATAGATAAATTTCCAGAAAGAGGAATGCTATGACAAAATGCATATTCTGGATTTAAAATTTTTATACCATTACTTCCATCGTTCCATTCATAGTTGTCGGGATATGGAATAATGCTATTCGTATTTATTAATACAGGTTGTTGAGCTTGAGGCCATCTAGGATTTACATAATCTCTAATACCATTTTCAGTTATCCTTACATTATCTGGTGGTCTCACCATAAAAATATAAGGACATGAAACAGTTGCTAAACTATTTGAAAATCCCGGCAAGTCTTTGTCTGCATTGGCACTATCGTTAAAAGATCTTATTCCACTTGTTCTTAAGGTTGCGATAAGTGTTGTATATGGCTTATCTTCTATGAAAAGATCATAATTGTGTATATCATCAATACAATAAAATTCGGCACTTCCAGTCACGCCAGCCACTAAACCGTCTCCATTGTTATTTATTTTTCCTACAGCATTGGAATATATCTTATCTTCTTTTGGAATTATTGTTTTTATTATATTTCCATCCAGATCTAAAAATCTCCATTCTGGTCTTAAAAAAGACCACTTATTTCTAGGCTCTTGTGTTTGATATGATCTTGAAAATTGTGTCGCTAAATCGATATAATGCGGACCTTCTTTCGAAGATGTGAAATTTATTTTAAATGGATATCTATTATAATGTCCAGCAAATGTAGGGGGTGGAACAACATCAAAATATATAGACTCGTTTATAATAAGATTTACATTTAAACTAGAAGATAGGGTTACAACACCAGAAGATACATATGCAAATAAAGAAATTATATAATTTCCAGGTAACTCATATATATGACTTGGATTTATTTCAGTGCTCATACCCCCATCACCAAAACTCCATAATAAAGAATATGAAGAAAGCGTTTGTTGACTATTTGTTGTGAATTGATATCTAGTTGCCCTAGCATATCCCACATCTGGAGACACTCCAAAAGTTAAATTAGAATATGCAGCTTCTTTTATTGAAAATTCTATAATAGAAGAATTTGCTCCCTCTGAATTAGTTAAAGTTACATAAGCATATCGTTTTTCAGCTTTAATCGGAGTTCCTACTAGTTCTCCTGTGTTTGTTATAGAAATTCCACTCGGAAGACCAACCGCAGACCATGTAAGCGGACTTGTTCCAGAATGAGAAATAAACGCTGAAAAATAACTTCCAACAGTTAAATTAAAAGATTGTTTAGGAGTTATGTTTGGAGCAGACATTTTTTTTTAAAAATCAACGGCTTTTATATATCCACTTGGTTCAACAACTTCTATTCTAGAACCAATATTATTAATATTATTAAACACCGCATATTGATAAAATCCTAGCGTAACGTTTTGAGTATAAACCTTCGAATCTTGATTTGGGTATAAATCATTCCACAACAATATAGAAATTCCGTTTACAGAAGTATTTGTATCATATCTATAGGTATCAACATTTGCTACTCCATCTATATTTAATATATCAGATGTTAATTTATATAAATCAATTATTTGTCCTAATTTAGAAACTTTGTGATTAAAATTATTTAAAAATAAAGTTCTAATATCATTAACAATAGCCGAAGAAGCTCTTCTACTATTTTTATTTTTTGTTATTCTTAACTTAGAATTTGCTAAATCGTTTACACTTGATACACCATTAATAGGTTTTGCGTAAAAATCTAAATTCATATAAACAGGGTCCATAACAACAATTTTTGATGTTATTGTTTTATTTTCATTCAATCCATTTATAATTAATTCTTTCTGCGGAGGAGCTAAAAAATCTTGTAATTCATTTTTTGGAACCGCATATACATATAAATTGTTAAAATTACAACTATTAGCAAATTTTATTTGATTTAATAAAATTTGATTTTCAAGCTGTGGATCGTTTAATCCTATTTCATATAAATATTTTATATGACCTCTCATGTAATCATCATTGCTTATTACTTTAGAATCACATAAAATATTAAAATAATTTGCTTCTATAAAAGATTCATAGTCTCTATCGGTTACTAAACGATACTGAGATCTAAAGTTTTTTGGTGCATTCAATCGAATTGAATCTACATTTTCATAATCAGAATATGAATTGGAAGGATATTCATTAGACAGTGAAATAAAACTTAACTGTTGAGTTGAGAGTTTTTCTTCATAATTAAAACTAATATCAGATATAATTTCATTATATCGTACAGTATTGTATTGAACAAATTTTGAACCATTTAATCCATTTGGAGCAACACCAGCAGCATTTGGATTTATTTGTAGATAATAAACAGCAACTTGATCACCCTCGTTTAATTTTTTTCCATTGATACCATCTCCAAATTGTATTTCATATCTAAGATTTTCATTAAACCTTGTTGTAAAAACATTTTCAGTTGCAGTATATAAAAATAAGTCTGAAACATTTGTCCATTCTTGCCATTTAATTGCATTTTTTGGTTTTACATATACAAAAATATTAAAATGGTCAATTTGTATAGTAGTATCTAATGCCAAATAAAGAACCTCATTGTCTATTCCAGCTGCACTATATAGTGGATATTCTTGAAAAGTTCCTTGATAAAGCAAATAGTTATTATTAACGTCTTCTATCTGTGAAGCAGCATCTACTAGCTTTGAAAATGCTATATCTTTATTTGTAGAAAATTGAGTTCCGCCTACATTGATATAACTATATCTAGAGATGAAGTAGTTGCCCCTAGAAAGCCCGTCAGTGGCTCCTAAACCAAAAGGAATGTTCTGCCCTATGCGACCAACAGGTTTATAATTTAAAAGCTTTACGATTCTATTCATGTTCTCATAAATTTGAGATTCTGAAAACATACTTTCTGAGGAAGTTTTATTCAAATAATACAAAAGAGTTGTAAATGTATAACTGATTATATCAATAAAACCTGATAGGTTAGATCCTTGATAATTTTGATCAGTAAAAACCTTTCCTTGATTTAATCGATTTACTATGATGTCTCTTATACTGACACCATCAAAAGCTACGTAGGAATTTTTATTGAAAGGAATTAAGTCACTCATAAAATGTTTATATTATTTGCTTGAAAGTTTATTTGAAATCTATCAACCTTTCCAATATTTAATAGTTTATACACAAATAAAACATAATATTGATTTTCTTCGGGCATTGGCATTACTTGTACATTTTGCACTTCTATTCTAGGTTCTTGTGCAGCGGATTCTAATATATTATTACCAAGTATTTTTGCTTTGAATTCTGTTATTCCTTCAAACAAATATTGGTCTAAAGATCCACCAAAGTTAGGACTTAATAATTTCTGTCCCTTTTTTGTTGTGAATATATTATAAAGAGAATTTCTTATTGCATTTGAATCATAATCAGCAACAATATCGTTACTTTCAACGGTGTTCAAACCATTTCCAACATTATTATTTATAATTAAGTCCAAGTGCAAATCAGTATATACATATTGATTTTCCTTTGTTTCCTTTGAAGGATAATTAGTAGGAGAATTTACTTCTCTTGGTTTTATAAGATTATCTATGTAAATAGCAGCCATGTATGGTAAATATTTATGATAAAAACCCAATATATATGAGTAAAAAATTTAATAAATTTGAAACTTTATGCGAAAAGGCATTTACACACCATTCTAATGGTGGATTTCGTACAAATACACCAGTAAAACTTAGACCCGAATTTTTTAATTCAGATTTCTACAAGACTCGTTACCAAACAGATTCTTTATTTGATACATGGCTGAGAGGATGTATTCAACAAAATCCTAATCTATTCTTTTTTATTCATGACATCGCAGCAAACAGCACGAATGCAAGTGCTAAAGATGCAAACGACTTAGCAGGTTCTAATTACACCATCTTAACACTGAAAATGGATCCAAGAACATTGCAAGCACCTACGGAATATAATGAATTCTCGGTTCCGGGTGATTTTAATCTTATTGAGGTATTAGATTTTGGTATTAATCTTCCTCCTGTACAAGGAGTTCCTAATAAGTACGAAAACTACGAAGCATATACTCAAAGCAAACCTGTACCCGCAAATCCTGATGATTTTAAAGCATTAGGAAATCAACCAATGGATAATAAACTTCCAGTGGCACATACAGCAATTCCTGCTTCTCCTGCTATTGCTAAAAAATATTTTACAGGTCCAACTCGCTCTAAAAAGAACGGCCCTAAGAAATTAAAAAAATAATTTAGATAGAAGCTTCGATTGCCAAAATGCAACAGAAGAAATTGATTTCGTGATCTAATACGAAATTATCTCTATACATATATTCTCCAAGATTTAAGAGAAACATTTTTTTGCATTTTTCATCAATATCTGTACAATCATATACATAATTAAACATATTGATCATAAGTTTCTGATAATCATTACCAAATAACTTTTCAGATTCGATTACAGTTTTTCTAATTTCCAAAGAAGACAATTTTGAAATTGCAAGTCCTTTAATTATAAAACTAAAAAGATCACAGACTTCATTTTTTTCTGGAAATATAAGAGTTCCTGTTACAGAAAACTTCTGAAGATCATTAACAATTCTCCTCATATCAGGATATCGTTCGGTTAAAAACTCCGATAGCTTAACTTTCATTGTATCAGAATCAAATTTAATATTTTCTTTCTGTAAAATTTCTATACAACGCTGTCCACAGGATTTTAAGGTAGGTTGAAGCTTAAAGAGTACACACCTAGAACGAATGGGTTCGATTATTTTATTTATATAATTAGCAGTCAGAATGAATCGTGTAGTATCAACATATTCTTCCATGACATTACGAAGCATTCGCAAAGAATCTCCTGTAAGACCGTCTGCCTCCTCTAATATTACTATCTTCCTCTTACTATCAATAGAACGTGTTTGTGCAAAACTAATGACCTTGTTGCGAATAGTATCAACACCATTTTCATCAGATGCGTTAATATACAAGTACTGGCACTTGAGAAGATCATTTACAATTATCTTTGATAAGGTACTTTTACCCGTGCCCGGTGAACCATAAAACAACAAACTAGGAACATCATCCGTAATAGTTTTGAAGTGATCCTTTACTTCAGTATCTAAAAGAATTTCGTCTAATGTTTTTGGGCGGTATTTTTCAACCCAAAGATTGTTATAGTGATTAGTCATTTTATTTAAATTCTGGTTCTATTGTTAAAAGAGGTAGATAAACAATTTTTGCTATCTCATCTCCAGAATTCAATAAATAATCTCTGTCGGAAGAATTGTAAAGAAGAATTTTCAACTCGCCCCTAAAAGAATTATCAATGGATTTAAAAATTGGCTGTATTCCATATTCTTTTACTAAATTTTCAAGCGGTAGAATCAATCCCCATGCTCCCTTAACAAAGTCTTCAATAATAAGACCAGTATCTATCAAAACACTCTTATGCTCTGCTATAATCTTGCAATCGATGGATTTTAAAATATAACCAGAATCGCTTTGATTATTTCGAAATGGAAGAACTGCATCTTCGTCACTTTTTGAGAATATTATTTTTGGAACTGTAAACATGATCTTATTATAGTGGAATACTTGGCTTATTCAACTAAATATTTAAAATATATATAACATGGACCCTACTAATGATATAGATAATATTATCGATCAACTTCGTGTTGATGCTGTTCCAACAGTTTCCAATCCCGTAAAAAGAAACGAAATTCAAAATTTAAATGATGAAAATGTAAGTGATTATGTTTACAAAAAAACAGCAGAAATCATAGAGGTTGGATTGGAATCCATATCAAATTTAAAAGATATTATAACTTCTGGACAAGATCCAAAGGAAATAACAGCACTAGCCAGTTTAATCAGCGCAACAACCAAAGCTATTGATAACCTAAATAAAATCAATTTACAATCTAAACAACATAAAAACAATTTAGAGGTTGCAAAGATAGAAGGAAATACCGCCAAACAACTTGGAATTGGCAGTCAAACAAATAACATTGTTATTGCAACAAGAGATGAAATCTTAAAAATTCAAGACAAAGAGCCTAAAAGACAAAAAATTGAATTGATTGAAGATAACTCTCAAGAATAATTTTAAAATTTTTTGAAATTTTAAAATACGTAAATTAAAAAAGTACAAAAAAATACCCATCCTCTTTCAAAGATGGGTAGATTTTTTTGTGAGGTTTACTCTTAGAGATATCGCGCAGTCTGGTTAGAAGCAAAGCCTTCTCCGAGACCCTTGACGATGATTACATGGTAGTACAGAGAAGCACCAAAGATGTAATCTACAACTCCGTAGCGAGTCATAAGACCGACGCGAGGTGAGAAGTCATTTGGGCCGACTGTACGCTGAATCATGACAGGGATATACGGACAATATACGATACCTGTATCGTAGTATTCTGTGCCTTTATAACCAAGCAATGCATATTCCAATGCGGTTTGTCTTTGACCTGTTAGATACTGAGCATCTGTACGTGTGTCGCGGTAAACAGTAAATCTTCCACCCAATGTTCCAACTTTGGCAATGCCTGTTGGTTGTGTGTTGATATTTCCGTTTACTGGCATCCACGTAAACTCAGGGAGCATTTCAAGAATCGCGCAAACGCGAGGTGTAGCAATAATAAAATTGGCTGAACCACGGCGGTTACGGATAGCAATGCGGTTAGCTTCGACGATGACCTTGGAGTAGAAATCACGATTTCTTTCTCCGAGCCAACGTGCGTCAGCTGACTGAGCGTACCAGAATGTGTATCCATTTGGGTTACCAGCATTAAGAGCGATTTGAATCATTCTGATGACCATTTCACGGTCGATCTCAGCCTGAATTTCATATGACATAGCATTTGTTAATTCAGAGTCGATATCGAGTCCGTTCATGTTCTTCAAGTCTTGCTCAAGTTCAACAGACCAGCGAGCGGCGAGGCGGCGTGTGCCAGCTTCAACGGCTGTTTTGCTGAATTCAACAGTAACTTGAGGAATGTTTCCAGTAAGTTCGAACTGGCTAAGGATAGCAGCAACACCTTGATCAGTAGAAGCAACGCTGAAATCAGCATTGCCTGTGAGTGAGGCGGCACTAGTACCTGTAAAGCGAGTATCGAGATACTGATAGCCAAGTTCATTCGGACCAGCAACACGGGGAACCGTGTAGTTGGTTGGGTCGTTTGAATCTTTAAATGAACCAGAAGTTGTTGATCCGGTTGCATATCCATCGATTCCATTTGAACCTAAGCTAGCATTCTCATAGCGGTAACGAAGGGCAAATGCAAGTCCGACTGGACCACTCATAGGCTGAACACCGACGATCTCGTTAGTGATAAGCTCTGGGAATGTACGTCTGATCATCGGTATAAGAACCTTTGGTAAACGTGCATCACCATTAGCATAACCATCATTCGAGTTAACTGATCCCGGAGGAGCATAGATACCACCGATAGTACTGCCAGAGCCGAAGGCTCCACCATTACCAGCGAAGTTTCCACCCTCTTCCAAGCACCAACGCTCTTGGTTTTCCATCAGCATAGCTGTGGTAACGCGAGCATGCTCGTCTTCAATTGGGCGGACTTTATCACTTGTGTAATTAAGTACCGGGGCCCATTTTTCGAGGAGTTGATTGGCACGGGATTTGTCGATGTAACCGGGTGCGGGTTTTACATTATTCATTTGTTTATTTTTTCCTTTATGGATTTTAGCGTTCGAGAATGGCGGATTGCCTTCTCCACCTTGAAATTATCTTATTTCCTTTAAAGCTGTGAGATATTTGTTAACTGGTGTGTTTTCAACAGTTGTAGACTCAGAGATTACTTTTGAAGCAGGAACTCTAGCATCTTTAGAAACCGCAGTTTTTTTGGCTTCTTCTACTAAAGTTTTTGACGTTTCGCTTTCTTCTCTTTCAAACATCTCAACAACATATTTAAAGTTCTCCTCAATGTATGAGGTAGATTTGTCATTCAACAGATTTGAAATATAACCTTTTTTAGAGGCTGACATTCCTTTTGTTTTTTGTTCTAAAATTAATGAAGATTTTACAGTTTCAAATTTTTCTTGAAGATCAATATTTTCTTTGAAAGATTCATTCAATTGATTTTCTAATTTAGTAATCTTTGCTCTTCCTTCAGAAACGATTCTTTTAACATCGCTATTCAATGATGAAGGATCAAAGGCAATGATGCTTTTGATTTGCTCTAATTGTTTGATTGCTGTTTTATTAGAAACTGCTTCTTCTAATTGTGATTGTGGAATTGCTTTTGAAAGGTAAGCATCCATGAAGTTGCTGATTTCGTTAACAACTTTTTTGCTAAATTTTTCAGCCTTTTCATTTAAGGCTTTGCGATAAAACCCAACAAGCTGTTCGAGTTTAATTGTATGGTTTTCGTTAATAGCAGATACAACCTTTTCAAGTTTTGAGGAATGATCAGTATCAATCGCTTCTAAAAGTTTTTCTAATTTTAAAGCATGTTCGTCGTCTTGTTTGCTGAGAGCCTTTTCAACTTGCAATTCAAGTTGATCTTCGACCTTTTCACTAACAGCTGATTCAAACGCTTCAGCAATTGCGGAAGCAGCTTCTTCATTGAGAACGTTTGTATCAATATTTGAAATGATTGATGAGATATCCATATTATATATTACTATTTACTCTTACTTCTTTCCTTTTTTATTATTTTTTTTCAACTGCTTAAAATCAGCACCTGTGATTTTATTTTTTGGTTTTGCAGCACTTGCAAGTTTTTTTTGAGCAGGAGATAATTTTTTCTCGGCAATTTTCTTGACGCGAGATTTTACTTTTTCAGTAACCACTTTATCTAAAGTTGTGTTAGCATCAGAATAATTTTTTTCGCAGATTTGAGCTACCAATTTAGAAATTAAGTTTCGAATATTCATATTAATATTATTATTTATCCTAGTGCTATACAAATTAAAGTTTCTTTAATGAATTAATAAATTTAATTATTTCTTCAGTGAGATATTTATTGCCTTCTTTTGTGGGAATATTTGAAATGGCTTTTTCAAATCTGTCATATGCAGGAGCAAATTTACCATCTTCATTTAATATCCATTGTTTAGATTCTAGAATACCATTTACAAAAGCAGAAGGAACCGAAGGATCAGCAACAACGTCAACGGCAACAAGTCTAAAATCAGCAACACGATTAACACCGGATTTACTTTCTTCTAATCTGCCTAATGCACGACTAGAAACACCGAGCTTAACACCATCCATGATCAATGAACGAACGATTTGTCCCATGGGAGTAGAAAGAACTTTTGATTTTCCTTCAAAAATATTGCCATTCTGTTTCAATTCTGTAACAACATGACAAACTCTTTCAAGGTTTATTTCTGGAGAGTTACCAGTCCAAGAACACTTGCCATTGTCCATGCAATAAAAATTTTCATTTGGAACAGAAACACAATATACTCTGTCATCAAAATCATTTACTTCTTCTATTTTTAAAAACCTATCATCCAAACAAACATATTCTGTTTTTGCTATATTTAATTGATATAAGGGAACTTTATTTTCTGCTTTTATTATTCGATCTGCAAATTTATAATCTGCTTCGGTAATAATAGTTGTAATATTTCCACATCCGCCAGATTTAAGGAGAATTTCATTGAAATCTAACATTAATTGTTTTGATGTAGAAAAGATATTTCTGATTTCATATTCTCCAGCTTCTTGAATAACTGTAGAAAACCTACCATCACCTAAATTAAACCAATATATCATTTCCTCTAAAAGAGGAGCAGAAATATTTTTAAATTGCTTTGGAATTTTTTTATTGTAACAATTAGTTCCAAAATTTTCTTTTAAAAATTGAGAAAGTCTTAAATCTCTTAAAATAAATGTGGATGTTCCACTAGAAGATATATTTTCAGACCATTTCATTTCTTCTGGAAACTTGGAAAGAAGTTCTCTTATTTGAATTTTTATTTCTTCTTTTCTTTGTGTAATTCCAATCGTTGTTTCTCTGTGGGTTACGGTATAACCTTCTGCCAACCATATACCCAAAAATTGAACAAATGTTTTATAATCAATTTTAGAATCAATTTCTGGATTTATTAAATACTTTCCTTTTTTTAAAGTATTTTTAACTCCTTTTAAAATAAAAAAATCAGGAGTTTCAGCAAACCAGTTTCCTGTTTTTGGAATTCTGTGTTTATTGTATTTTGTTCTATTATTAAAAATTTCTTCGATTGTAACAAAAACAGGATTGTTATATCTATCAATTAAAAGAAGTCTGTGAGTAGGAGTAATAAGAGTGTTTATGTTTCTTCCATTTACTCTATACATTTTTCCTTTATATTCTTGATCTATTTTTTTTGTTATTTGATTGAGTTCTATTTCTCTGGTTTTAGGATTTAAAGTATAAACCTTTTCAGTTTCAGATATTTCGGTTATATTCTTCCAACCATCTTCGCAAAGTATTGATGCTGATGATGTTATACAGGAAGGGTGATTCAATTCCCCGGTGGCTCTTTTTGTTACAATCATTTCGTCATTATAACGATTAACTTCTTTAACCATTTCTTCTAGTGGATAAACTCTTTTATTTTTATTGGCTTCATTAGCCATTAAAAATGGTCCTTGGATATGAAGGATTGAAGGAGTATTTCTATTACGTTCCTCGATGAGGTACTGAACATCATAGGTTGGTTGTTCTACTAAAAGACTATAAGCATTTTTTGACATATGTATTCTTTTTATATATTTATCGATATTGCTATCAACTTTGTTATTTATATTTACACTGGAAGATCACTATTCAAGCATTTATATGCTTTTCAGTTAAAATTAAAAACTGATATCCTTTATTTTTAGCATATTGTTCTGCTGCTTTCCATTTGGCTTGATTTACAGCCCATTGTGTATTTTCATAAATCATTGTTTTAACTTTTTTATTCTTAGTAGCCTCTGGTTTCATGGTTTGCTTGTGAGGTTTTATTTCTATTAATAATTTTTTTATTTCACCAGATCTGTCTTTAAGAGCAGCAACAAGATCCACGAAGTATCTATGAAGTTTTCCATCTAAGGGAGATTGATATGGAACAACAACACTTTCCGATCCCCATGTAATAACATTTAAATTATTATCAAACCAACGAAAAACCTTTAATTCTAAAGAAGAACGATATATACAAGGAAGAGAACCTTTATACTTTTCTGGATTTAATATACTATAAATTCCTTGTATATAGTTGGAATTTTTTTTACCAATTTTAGGTTTCATTTTTAACCGACAAAGAAGCGGATAGGATCTCTGTCAATAGTATCTTTGGTTATTTCTTCTTCTAAAGCAGCCTTTTCCTGAGTTCCTTGTGACATCAAATCACTATAGTTTAATGTTTGTCCTCCGAATAAGTTGGTTCCAGCAAATTTTCCTCTTGTATGACCAACGGCTATTTTTGTTAAAGCCAAAGTATATCTATAAACCCACAGTTGACCTACCAAGTATTTTAAAGGCTTTAGTATTTTACAACCCAGTAATCCAAAGTATGGGGTGCTGCTTTGTTGGGATGGTTCTGGAATAATTTTTAAAATTTGAGAATCAGGATCAAATCTAAGATAAGGCGTCAGTGCCAATAACTTATCTCTTGTATCTAACCATGTTTTAAGTGCTTGCCAAGTAACTAAATCATAACCAACATTTCCAAGCAATTGACCGAAGTATGCTTGTTGAGCAATTGTATTTTCAATAGTAAAAAGGGTATTAACTCCTGTATTATTTCCTTCTGCAAATGAGAATACGTCTACAACTCTTCTATAATCATCTAAGTCATAATCATAACAAGCACTTAACGAAGGATTGGATGTATTTGAATTATACATGTCTGGAGTAATGTTCATCAACTTTCCAATCTCAAGACCAACTCCAGATTTATATAGATCGGATCTAAAAATTAAATATTCTTCTTCCAAACCTGCAAATTTCGTGAAATATTCGATTGCAATATCAATCATTTCATAGATTTGCTCACTACTAATTTCTATTTGAATTAAAGGTTCGCCCAAGCTTCTACGAACTCTTTGTGCCAAAAGATCATAGCTTTTAATTTGAGTATTAAAAGTTGTACCGCCATGAAAAGAATTAGGTAAAACTGGTTGTGATGGATAAGGCATATATAATATACTTATTACAATGCTGTCGTAATTAACTGTCCTGAATTATCTACGGTAATTCTCCATCTATTGTTATTCGGTGATCTTAATATCACGCCTTTGTTAAAGTCCGTTACTTCTATGTCTTCTGTTATACTAGCATTACCCACAACATTTAAAGCTTCTGTAGGACTGTCTGTATTGATTCCAACCTTGTTTGATCCTACATATAAAGAAATTGTTTCTTGATTGTTATTAATTTCTAAATTATTGGTTACATATAAACTTCCCGTAGAACTTAAATTATTTACATATGTAAAATTTTCCGCATGACTTGTTAGATTAGAACCTAAAGTAAAAACATTTTCGTGTTGAATTAAATTATTTGTACCCGCAGCATTAAAAGAATTGTTAGAATCTAATAAAATTTTATTATTATATCCTGCACCTATAAATGAAAAATTACTTTGAATTTCATTCTCTTCTCCATTTGTTATTGTAGATGCCGCACCGGAAACTTTATTATTTATGCCATTAAAAACTGATGAAAATATTTCATCAGCTATATTATTTCCATATTGAAATGAATATGAACTTAGATTCTGATTAAATGTAAATAAATTATGCTCAGAATTTAAAAAAGAAATTAGAGACTCGTTTTCATCATTAATTTTTTTAAAAAATATCTTACCATCAGCAAGATTCAGTGCCAATTCACCCAATTCTAATGCAGATAAATCAGGTGTTCTATTGGAAATTGTTGATCTTTTAAATTTTATGATACTTTCGCCTAGAGATGGCATAATATATCACATATTTAGTAAAAAAATTGATTTTTTCAATGCTAAAATTCTTCTGCGGCTGAAAGACTTGGAATATTTGATCCGATATATAGAGTTTTATTGGTTTCGTTAAATGCCAATTCACCTTTATTAAGCATTGGTGGTGGTCCTGCTTCTCCACTAACTCTTCTTTTAATTAAAATTGTGCTGTATATTCTTTGTTCTTCCATGACTATACTTATACAAAAAAATAAGGAGTATGCGATTAAACATACTCCTTATTTTATATATTTTTTTAAAAAAAATTATTTCTTTTTGTTCGCCCCTTTTTTGGAAGATTTAGAACCTTCTTTTTTTGGCTTTTTAACTTCTTTTTTGTGAGCGTTATTTCCTTTGGCCATGATTTTTTCTTTCTATTTTTAAAATCCCTGCACTGGGTTAGGACCAATGCAGGGTCTTATTTAATCGTTTATATTATCCAACAAATTTAACTTTGCCGTAGAATTTAGCTTTACCTTGGATCTTGGTAAGTGTGTTTAAAGTAGGTGTTGTACCTAATTCCAGCCCAGTTCCATTGTTGTAGAGTTCGGCGACTTCTGCATCGCTCAATGCTCTGTTCCAGATACCAACTGCGTCGATTTGACCGTTGAAGTAATTAATATTGCTTCCGCTACCAATAAAAAATTGGTCAACAGTTGCTAAAGTAGATTGAGAAGTTTGAATCAAAGAACCATTAATATAAAGGCTCATGTTTGCACCTTCAGTTTTAAAGCAAACGTGATACCAATTATTTGTAGAAACAACCCCTTCGTTGCTTGACATTTGTGGGTAAGTGTAGTCATTCAACCAAACTTGTCCGTTAGGTTGAATTGCTAAATTTACAGTAGGTGTTGGATAGTTACGAATTCCGAAGAGAGTAGATTCTCCGTCTATAGAATTTGAATTAAACCAGAGCGAAACTGTAGCGGAATTAGAAAAAGGAATTTGGAAATTCCCATCCATTTCATTTGTTCCATCAAACACAGCAGCATTTCCAATTTTGCCAGAAGCAAACGAGACGTTGCCGTTGTTGGTGAGGGTGCGGTTGTTGCCGGAGGAGTCGTTTGTATTGTCTAGCTTATAAAAAGCCAATAAGTTGTTTGTAAGTGCCATAATATTTTGTTTTTTTCTATTTGTTTTTTAATTGTTTTTTTTAAAACCCCTGCACTGGGTTAGAACCAATGCAGGGGCTTAAGTTTGATTTATTCTAATTTTTTAGAATGATCCACCGTCAAGAACAGAAATCATGTAATCTACATAATTTTTTGTTGTTGCGTCAGTACCTTCTACTGGTTCACCTACGGATTTCAATGTGCGATTTCCGATAGCAAGTTTGCCTGTCTCACCCCAACTTAAAACTAAACCTTCGCCGTTAGTTCTATATATTGCACTTTCTTCAAGACTGAGCGTATTAGCCCAAGCATTTGATGAAATCATACCAGATGAAACTGTAATATCTTCTCCGTTGTTATTTACTTCAAGTCTTGATCCTGAAATTTTAATATTTCCAACTACTTCGAGTGCTTCGGTAGGAGCTTCGGTATTAATACCTACAACACCATCACCAACAAACAATGAGGTTGATGCACCGCCACCAGAGATTTCTAAACCACCAGTAGCAGAGATAGTACCTTCAACTGTAACGTCACCAACAACTGTACCACCAGTGCGTTTGTCGAGGTAGTTACCTTCGATGTCGCTAACGCGAGTATCAAGAGCACCTTCGGCAGCTGTTGCGCGACTTGCTTCAGACGCAAGATCAACAGTAAGAACGCCTTCAGCAGCTGTTGCGCGACTTACTTCAGATGCAAGATCAGCAGTAAGAACGCCTTCAGCGGCAGTAGCGCGAGCAACTTCGTCAGCTAATGCAGAAGAAGCGGCATTTGCTAATGAGGTAATAGCACCATTAATATCATTATCAGCATTTTGGAAAGCTGAAACGATTTCTGTTAAGGAATCAAGCGCAGCAGGGTCAACATTACTGAGAACGTTGTCAATTTGTGATTGAAGACCACTAACTTGTGAATCAACTGATGATGACAAGCTTGCGATTGTTGTATTAAGAGTACCAACTTCTGAGGTGATTCTTGAATCAAGAATACCATCAGCTTCAATTAAAGCATCTATGTTGCCGTTTACATATGCTGTAATATCAGCTGAAACGGAAGCAACGGTTGAGTTTAATGTAGCAACTTCTGAAGCAATTGAGCTTTCGAGAGCAGCAACTTCTGAATCAATTTTAGAATCAAGAGTAGCTGAAACGGAAGCAACAGTTGAGTTCAATGTTGAAACTTCTGATGCAATTGCTGTCTCAAGGTCTGAAACTTCTGAAGCAATTGATGCTTCAAGAGTAGCAACTTCTGAGTCGATTTTAGAATCAAGTGTTGAAGAAACAGATTGAACAGTTGTATTCAATGTTGAAACTTCTGATGCAATTGAGCTTTCAAGTGTTGAAACCTCTGAGTTAATTTTAGAATCAAGAGCGGCTGAAACAGAAGCTAATTGTGTTGAAGCACTGTTTGCAAGGCTTGTGATTGTATTATTGAGATCACCATCAGCAGCTTGGAAAGCACTTACAATTTCAGTAAGCGAGTCAAGGGCAGCAGGATCGACATTACTAAGAACATTGTCAACACGGGTGTTAACAGCGGCTAAGTCTGAAGCAAGAATTGAAGAAACAGATTGAACAGTTGTATTCAATGTTGAAACTTCTGAAGCAATTGCGCTTTCAAGATCAGCAACTTCTGAGTCAATTTTAGAATCAAGAGTAGCAGAAGCAGATGCCATTGCTGTGCTTAAAGCACCTTCAGCGGCAGTTGCACGGCTAACTTCAGCAGCTAGATCAGAAGTAAGAACTCCTTCAGCAGCAGTAGCACGACTAACTTCAGCAGCTAAGTCTGAAGAAAGAGCGGCTGAAACTGAAGCAACTGTTGAATTTAAAGTTGAAACTTCTGAAGCAATTGCGCTTTCAAGACCAGCAACTTCTGAGTCAATTTTTGAATCAAGAGTTGAAGAAACTGAAGCAACAGTTGTGTTTAAAGTTGAAACAGAGCTATCAATTTTTGAATCAAGAGCGGCTTCAACGGCCATAGCACGGCTAACCTCATCAGAGAGGGCTTGTGCAGAATCTGCTTCGAAGGCGTCTAACTCTGATTGCAAAGAACCAGAAATTGATGACATTGTTGAGTTAACATTGTTAAGAGTATTAACAAGGTTTGATGCAAAGTTTTCGTCATCACCTAAAGCAGCAGCCAACTCGTTAAGAGTATTGAGTGCTTCTGGAGCCATGTCGATGACAGCAGCGATTTGTGAATCGATTTTGGCATCAAGAGTGCTTGAGACTGAAGCAACAGTGCTATTTAAAGCAGCAACTTCACTATCAACTTTAGCGTCTAAAGTTCCGATTTGTGAACTAAGGTCAGATGAGATAGAACCAACAAGAGTGTTAGTAGCAAATTCACCAGTACCCCCGATAGGTATTACACCATTTTCTGAACCATAGTATAATACTGAGTTTACTTCGTTGAATGCCAATTCACCACCAGAAAGAGATGCAGGAGCACCCGCTTCACCAGTAGTACGGCGTTTAATAAGGATTGTGTTAATGTTTGACATATTTTTTTTTTTGTATAAAAGACCGCAAAGCGGCATTAATACTTATCCTAATCGATATGCCAATATTTTATTTTTTTTTTAAAAAGTTCCACCATCAACAATCGGAGTCATATTTTCATATGCTTTTTCCCAATTTGCTGAAAGTCTATCCTGTACGGTATTAACCTCATGAAACGTTTCTTGCCAATTTGCAGTCAATAATCCAACATGACTTAACATTTCTTTGTGTTCTGGATTTAAATACATCGCAGAATTTGATATAATATTAGTAGAAGCAACATCAAATTTTTCGTAATTATTTTGAATAGAATTTAATAATTTATAATAATGTAAAATATTAGGACTGCTATTGTCTATTATAACAGTAACATTATTTGATGTTTGTTCTATTGTTAATTTTTCACTCATCTTGTAGTTGTTGCAAGAATTTCCCATTCTCCCTTTAGATATGTTTTTATATATGCATTTGGTAAAATCGGAAATGTAACTTGTAAATCATAATTATATCTTCCGACAGGTATATCTACTGTTCTTGGAGGTATAGATATAATTCCACTTAAAGGTTCTATAATTACTATAGTATCATCTATAGTTGAAAATTCTATAAATGCAGGAGAAGCAACACTATTTACAGATCGAACCTGAAGAGCTATATTACAATCTGTTAAATCTATGGGCAATCCTTGAGATAAAATAGTTATTGAAGAAACACCGTCCCAAGTGTCTCCGCTTATATGAGATGGAAAATCGTATGTCATAATTTATTATGCAGGTGTAGGAGCTTCTGTTGGAGCAGCACTAGCAGCAGGAGCAGGAGCAGGAGCAGCACCTGCTTCTCCAGCGGCAGCTTCAGGAGTAGCTTCTGGACCACCTCCACCACCGCCTCCACCACCAAATTCAGGAATAGAAGAGGATGATACACCACCACCACCTCCAAATCCTCCACCACCGCCTCCTTCAACTCCGCTAGCGGCATTTTCAGCAGCTTCGATATGTTCTCTCCAATTTGGACCATTACCTTCGATTTGAGAAAGTTCCCATTTAAGAGCAGCTTCCTTTTTCTTCCATTCCATATTTTCTCCAATTTTTTCATCGGAAAATCCAAGATAATGTCTTTGAGCAAAAATATTTGAAATTCCCTCATTTTGACTCATATCAGAGAAATTTTTTAATTTCAATTCAAGAAGTTGTTGCTGTCTGATTGCAAAAAAGTTTGAAGGAGGAGTAAAACTTAAACTAAACTGAGATTCGTGCAATTTGTATTCTTTCCACCATCCCCTGAGTTTTAAATGAGTTATAAAAGCATCTTTAAGACCCGCTGAAATTTGATTTTGCAGTCTAACTATCATTTTTGCAAATTTTAATTCCTCTTTTAATATTTCAGATCCATCTCTAAATGGTTCATTTGGATTTAAACGAGATACAGGAACACCAAGGCTCTTATATAATTTGTTAACAAAGTACATAAGATCATCGAGTTGGCCTAAATTTGCACCACCCTGCATTAATTCAACATCGGAACCAACTTCTCCGTTTCTTTTTGCAAACCAATAGGCATCTAGCATGGATTGTGGATTGTAGATATTTCCAGCACCGGGTGAGCTAGTATTGGAGTTATACGTCTGTTTGCTCCAATGTTGTTGCATCAATTGTTTTAAATATCCTTCTGCTTTTGCAGGAGGCATATTACCCACGTCAATCTTAAATTTAAGACGTTCGGGTGCTCTTACCATTCGATAAATAATAATAGAATCTTCTAGAAGAGAAAGTTGTTTATACGATCTTCGACAATTTTCTATATATGGAATACGAATAGACTGGTCTTCATTCCATGATCCTGAATGAATATAGGTAATCTGATTTCCCTGTAGTGTGACTATTTGTTGTTGTAAAGCATTTATGGAACTAGTATTGCTTTGAATTTGAGAAAGTGGAGCAGATGGATCATTGGTTAGACTAATTGGTTTTTGGAAAACAAAGTTTTCTATGACATTATTTTGAATATTGTCATAGATGGGATTTATCAACTCTCCGGGAATACTAAGAACCCCAATAATTCCCTTGTCTCTATTTTCTTCGTGAATTACATTTTCAAAGAACAATTCACCTTCGACTAACAATCTGCGAGCATACATCCATCCCTTATGCTCCAAGTCATAAATATTAATAAATTTTGTAAATTCTTTTAATAATTCATTCTTTTCTTCTTGTCCTAAGTTCGAGTATGAAGAAAAGTCTAAATGAGTTATTTTTCCATTTTCATCCTTTACAATAACTTCATCACAGATTTCATTCAAAGCATCGGAGATTTCAGCATATGCCGCCATTCTACGATATTCTGCCAATCTACGAATTTTATCAGCATCAACATTTGCATAGATGTATTTGTGATAAGCATGATCAGAAACAAATGAACCGGGATTGTAGTAGTCTCCAAATTCATTACGCATAAACGGTCCAGTAAGAACCGATTGTTGCATTATTTTTAATTCTTGTCTCTTTGACAAACGATCAAATAATTGATATTTAGGATTTCCAACATCAGCAGTAACAGCAGTAGCTACATATGGTAGTCTCTGCAATAATTGAGAAACAAAATTTCTACTGGTGTCTGGTATTCTATTAGAATTTGATGTGATATCTGCCATAATAACGTATTATATTCTATTTATAGTAAAAAGTCTAGTAATCAAATTATTAAACACCATCATATCCCAAAAATTCGCTCAATTCTGTTAGAATATAATAATAGTCTTCGGTTATGATACCATTTAATAATTGTGTAGGAAGATCTTTTAAAGAAATTATTTCACAATTTTCAGCATCAATTATAGCATATGGTAAAAATCCATCAACTTGGTTTATATACGGTTCATCAGTATTAAAAACATTAACACTTATAATTCCTAATGTATTTGTTTCGTTTCTTACTATAAATGAAACATTAAATGTTTTTGTATCTGGATTATATGTTATTTTAGGATTTTCTATTGTTAATACTTCTGGATTCCAATTTTCAGATGAAAGAAATTTTATTATAACATTATCAATCAATAATGTTTTTATCAATCCTGTAGAACAATCAAAAACTTTAAATAGAAAAACAAAACTAAATGAATTTAAAGGAATTGTAGGATCAAGGAAATAATATAAATCAGTAAAAAATACTTTATTTTTCTTTTCATCAAACCAATAATCAACAGTTGTTGTTTTTCTTATATTGAAAAGATTTATTTGATTAAATGGTTTTATCGTATCATTGTTTATATAAAATTTTTCAAAAATACAACCATTTAAGGTTTCAACAAAAATTGTATCATAAAATACGTCAAACCTATTTATTTTATTTGCTGTTAATTCATTAAAAAATGAAGAATTTATTTCTTGATATTTAAAATATATAGAAGATAAAACATTATAAGAAGGCTCTACGCTGTTTTTTAAATCTCTAAGCCAAAGCTCGCCTGAAGTTTGTTTGTTATAATATATACTCATTGGTACTCTCCTTCATATACAGTCATATCAGGACTTCCATCGTCAGGATTTGGACTAGCAGCAACTGGATTAATAAGGATAATATCCGTTCCGGTTTCTGCACTATTTACTAATTCATTTTCAAAAGGAGCAAGTAGTTTATAAGGACGATAATGATCTTTTATAGGAACAAACATAATTGGTTCTGGAGGTCTTGGTTTCCAGTTTACAGAAACGGGTATAAGATAATTCGGAGTTATACTTTCAAAAATATATAAAATATCATTATTAGGACCAAACATTCTAGATCCGACCAAATGAAGTTCGCTAAAATAGTTAGAACACAATGTTTGAGATAACGTATCAATTCCTTCTAATTTTGGAACACTCAAATCTAGAGAAAAACTATAAGAATCATATGAAGAAGTTCCTAATTTATATATGTATGTTTTTACATTAAATGCTTTAGTAAATTCTCCCGTAAGATAATAAACATTTGTGCTAATATTTTTTAGAGGATTATTATCGGGTGATAATAAATCATGTATAATATTACCATCACCAAAATCATAGGTTATTTTATAAACCTTTGAACTTACTGAAATGCCAGAAGGAATCAGCGTTAATGTATATGGAGACGTTCCTGTAATTAAAGGACTAAAACTATTAAGATATACCTTCTGACTATTATTCATTAATAATATTTAATGAAAAGTGTTAAAATTCCAACTATTATAATAATTTTCTAGCAATTATATAACTACCTGCTAGAGGAACACAGGATATACCACCACCCGCAGTACCTAAAGCAAATTGCCAATTTAAAGTACCACCAACCGTTCCCGACCTTATATGCATTCTTCTTCTAACAAACCATGTGTTAGCAGTGTTACTACTTGGAGTTGTTAAATTTGTTGGAGTACTAGTATTATCAGCACCAACTCCTGCATATGTAATAGCAGTAGGAGTTCCGGTAGCAGTGAACCATGCATCATCTATCATAAAATAGTTAAATTTTAAACTTCCGTCACCAGTAAATTGATATTTAACACCCCCTAATCCTGTAGTTGTTAATATAGCAATAGCAACAACTTCATAATTTGTATTAGCATCTAAGGACACTCCATTTACTATATTTGCTAAAGTTATAGTTGCATTTGAACCTCCCAATGTGCTTCCTTTTATTAAATTTCCATATCTAGTATCGCCTAAACCTCCAGTAATTACAGAACTATCACCAAGATATGTTTGATTAGGAGCAGTTACACTTGGACTGTTTACTACTGTTACATTAGAAGCTGTATTATTACCGATTGTCGTTGTTACTGCACCAGTACCAGTATTGATGTTGGTTGTACGAGCAGTTGTTGAGTTAATGTCAACCTGACCAGTTGTTGTCAAACCATATGTGCTTGCAGCAGCAGTTACTACTCCTGTACTGTTTCCGATAGTTAGAGTATTAGCAGCAGTATTTGCTATTGTAGTATTTCCTGCTATTGTTGTTGTACCATTGATTGCAACTGTTCCTGCTGCATTTCCAATAGTAGTTGTTACAGCACCAGTACCCGTATTAATATTGGTCGCTGCTGCCGTTCCATTATTAATATTGAGTGCTCTTCCTGTAGTTGTATTAATGCCTATAGTACTTGCAGTTGTAATTGTTAAAGTACTTGCTTCTAAATCTGCTGTGCCAGTTTGATTTCCAACCACAAGAGTATTTCCTGCGGTATCTGCTATTGTCGTGTTTCCTGCTATTGTTGTTGTTCCGTTTATAGCAACTGTTCCTGCATTTCCAATCGTAGTTGTTACAGCACCAGTACCAGTATTAATATTTGTAGTTCTTCCTGTAGTTCCATTTATTGTAAATGTACTTGCAGTTGTAATTGATCCGGTATTTCCATTTAATGTAAGAGTTCCTGAAGAATTTCCGATACTAACCGTTCCAGTAGTTGTTCCTGTTCCGATATTAGTGTTGGTTGTGGTTCCTGAATCGTTGTTAATTCCAATAGGAGCACCTTTTGCATTAATTACTGCGGAGTTATTACCAATTCTTACTGTTCCGGTAGATCCATTGATATTTATTTCAGTATCTTTAAATGATGCTGTGGTATTTCCATCATTTATTTTAACATAACCTGCAACATTTACATTGGTTCCATTGGCATTGGAATTTCCAATATTAACATTTGTTAATGTTGTATTATTTGAATTGATGTATGTGCTTCCACTTCCATCATAATTAATTCTAGTATCTCCACCTGCTATAATCGCACCAAATGCAGATCCATAGGCAGACAATGCTGTTGTTCCATTACTATCACCAAAAATTGCTAGTTTAGCGGTTGGTGTAGCATGATTTATGCCCACATTACCATTTGATAATATGGTAACTTTTTGGGTATTGTTAGTAACAATATCAAATGGAACAGAATTTTCTGTGCCTATATATGGATTAGAAGCATTTGTACCAAAAGTACCAATTGTAATTTTATTTGTTGTTCCATCATATATTCTAACTTGTGGTTGACCATTAGCTTCACTTGCTGTATTAGCTTTAACAATATTAAAGGGAGCAGTAGGCGTATTAACTCCAACACCAACCCAACCATTAGTAGCACCATCAACAATTAATGACGCTTTAGAATGAGGAACATCAATGTCTTGATCAAAACATTGTAATATAGGATATGCTCCAGTTTGTATAATTGTAGTAGCAGCATCAGTTCCTTTGTTGTTTACTACAAGAGAACTAGTTATTTGAACTTTAGTATCAAGATAAGAAAATGTTCCTAGTGCTGAAAGATCTCCTGTTATAGTTGTGTTTCCATCGATTCTAACATCTCCATTAACATCAAGAACTACTTGTGATGCTTGTTGAGGATAATATGGCTGTGGTACTTTATAAATTCCTACTCTACTATTGAATACGTTTATTCCACCACCACCAGTAGAAAGAGAAATCATCGGACTATGAAAGGATGCCCCTACATTTCCCCCTTCGGCTTTAATACCTGTTAATGCACCATAGGCAGATAATGCAACATTATTAGAATATGCACCAACACCCATTGTATTTCCATATGAATTAACACCCCAATTGGAAGAATAAGCATCCAATCCAATGTTTTTACCATAAGCACTTAATGCTCTAAATGGGCTATAAAATTCTCCACCGACAAATCCACCGAATGCTGATATGCCTCTTGAGGACGAATAAACATCTAAACCAATCTGTCCACCATAAGCAGACAATGCTCTTATGGGACTATAAAATTCTCCACCAATTCTTCCGCCAAAAGCAGATATGGCCCTTGTAGGAGAATAAACATCCAATCCTATTTCTCCACCCCAAGCACTTAATGCTCTTACAGGACTATAAAATTCTCCACTAATAAATCCACCATAAGAAGATATGCCTCTCGAAGAAGAATACACATCTAAACCAATTTGTCCACCATAAGCAGACAATGCTCTTATGGGACTATAAAATTCTCCAGCGATTCTTCCACCAAATGCTGATATTGCTCTTGTAGGAGAATAAACATCCAATCCTATCTGTCCACCCCAAGCAGATATGGCTCTCATAGGGGAAAGGGCTTCTATTGCAATTTTAGGAGCATTTGCAGAAATACCAATTGATTTTGTACTGATAACCTCAAGACCTAAATATCCTTCACTATGTATATATGCTCCGCGAGTTCCTGCATATGCACACAAAGCTGTATTATCAGTATATAAAAATGCTGCAAATGAACTTAAAGGACAAGTAGCACTTAAAGCACCTTTTAAAACAAATTCCCCAAGAAAGGGTTGTTGTTGGCTGGCTATTGGATCATGCGATGCATCAGGATTTGTGTCATTACCATATGTATGGTGATTACGTCTATGCCATTTTGAATGAAAACGATTACTCATATTTTTTAGTCTCTGTTGTTAGCAGGAACCGTTCATTTCTGAAGGTTACTATTATCAATATTTATACTGGAGGAATAACTTTATTACAACATTCTGAAGTAGCAGATCCCCATGTTTTACTCGGAGCATAGGATATTGGGAAACTATTTTCAAGCTCTGCATATGTTATAGGATTTATGTTACATATACGTATTGCAGGAAAGGTTAATTTATAACAAGACATTGCCTTCCAAGACCAACAGAATACATCATTACATCCATTACTGGAATTATTTGATTGCACGTTATAATCAACTATATTTAAAAACAAGTTTAAATCATTTAAAGCACTGCACAATTTAGACAATTCTCTATTCATTACTTGTGGTGTATGTAATTCATTTACACCAACACCTAATGTTTCACACTCTATTGTTCCATCAAAATAAGGCAAGTCATTTACATCAACAGGAACAGATGCAAAATATTTTACTATATTCGTAGAAGTTTGTTCGGTGGCTAATACTAATTTGTAATTTAATGAACTTCTAAGGGTTTTAATATTTTGAGCCATTCGTATTAAACATCTATTATAATTGGTATCTGATGCTAATTCATCCCTATCTATTAATAATTGATCCCTAGACCAATACTGACTAGGCAATCCTTCTCCAACTTTATATACTTCTAAAACGTCTTGAAGTTTTATTATACATTTCTCGGTCAATAATAATATAGAACGATTTTTATCCTTTTTAGCACCAACAAAAACAAGATTTGCTGGAAGATCAAGTTGTGATATAAAGTAACCGGAAGCAGAATATTTGTAAACATCTGTCGAAGTAACTGCATATATAAAATCGCCTACTTCATCAAATATAATTTTAATAATATTTGAAGTAATATTATTTATTTTAAATTTTGAAACATAAGAAGAACTAAATGAATCAAATATGTATATAGTTTTTGTTTCTGTTAATACATATAATAATTCAAATTCTGGATGAACTGCTATGCTTATCGGTCTTTCATCAAAAAACTCATCGGCTTCATATGTATAAACCCAATTTAAATCGGTGTTATATCTTTTAACACAGCGATTGTTAAAATCCAATACATACAGATTTTGTCTTTCATATGCCAATTCGGATGGAGAATTAAATTTATTAGTGTCTTTTTTAGAACCTAATCCCCCAACATTTAATGTATAATTTAATGTAGATTGCGTATTGAATTCTAAATCAAATCTATAAACTCTATTTTTTGGAGGGTCTGCTATATATGCTATGGTTCCGGTTTCATCTACCTCTAATGAAATTGGATTTAAGAAAATAGTATTTAATGAATCTGCTCCATCTAATTGTATTTCAGAAGAAATATTATCGGAAGATAAACATCTGAATAAGTTTCCATCCAATACATAAATGCGATTATTAACTTCTATAGCATCTTTTATTTTTGTAAAATAAGAAATTCCAGAAGAAACTGCTAATTCCGGATTATAATAAAATTCGGTTCCAAAATCTCTTGTATACCATCTTATTCCACTACTTAAATTAAAGGGATTACTACCCAACCAACCAAAAAATATTGTTGGTGAATTAGTATTTATTGTTTGTAAATTTGATGCCAAATAATCCAAATTATCTTGTATTCTACCTATTGAGGTATTGAATATATCAGAATCTCCCCATTCATTTGGTTGAATGAAAACTCCTTCGTTTGTATAGGGAAGTGTTAAAACAGCTTCTTCTACAAATCTTAATGAGTTTGGATCATATGTTTGCCAATTATTTTTTACAAAAATTGGATTTGGATGTTCATACATTTTTAATGATCCATCATTATATAATGCACTATAAGAAATATAATATGTACCAGAATTTTTATATGAATAAAATAAAGAAGAATCGAATGCGGTAATTCTATCAGAATCGTACTCACCAAAATTTACCATATATGCAATTATAGATATATTACCTGTAGAATCCGGTGTATCAAATTGTAGGAATAAATCTTGTCCAGTAAGAACATATGCAGTTGATATAAAAATTTCTGGACTTGCAGCACTGCTGCTTGATATTAACGTTTTAGTTGGTGAAATAGAAGTTGTTATTTGAGTAACAGTACTCCATAAATCTCTAGAACCTGTATAAGCATTATCTGGATAGTTATTAAAGGTTGATGAAAATATTTTTTTATCTATATTTGAAGAAGCATGTAAAAAAAGAGTATTCTTCTTGGTTCCCGATACTGTGAGTTCATTGGCAGGATCTCCTATTACTAATTCAAATACATCAAAACTTCCTGTTGTTGCTGGAATTTCTCTATTAACCGACCAAAAATATGTTGAAAGGGTATATGTTATTGTTCCATTGACTATTTCTACGGGAGAATTTGGAATGCTTGTGCTTATACTTTGATATACTGATATAACACGATCATTATCAATATCTATAGCAGTTGTATCTACCATATATGTTGTTGTTATATCCGTGTAAGGAATCAATTTTAAATTTTTTTGCAATCTATTTGCACTATTATTATCAGATTTTGCGGTTATATTAAATGTATATGTATTTAAATTTAAACCACTTGGCATTTTATAATATATTCCATTATTTTCTGGAAATAATTCATCATTAAATGCTGTTAATGTTATAGGCAATCCAGATGATGAATACATTTCAGTTGCATATGGAATATTTGTTAATGTATAATAAGAAGAAAATTTTTCTAATTTTGTATTAAGATTTTCTCCGGTATAATATCTAAAATCATTCAGATATGATTTATTTGCAGATAGATAATATCCTTGGCTATTTGATTTTTTATTTCCATATGCAGTATTAGATGGTATTTGTGTATAGTTATTTTGATCAGAAAGCGTTAGATACTTTCCATTTTTCCAAAAGAATTCTGGAATTGTTAAAAACTGTAATGATTTATTAAATTCGGATGAATCTAAAATATTCACTACAGTATTTGCCTGAACATTATGTGCGCTTGTCCAGCCGGGCACAATGGCATTTAAAGCACTTAAGCTTATTATGGTTTTAGAAACATTTGATATATTAACATTTATAGGATTGTTTCCATATGTTAATGTATTAACATTATTATTACTAGATACATTCCAAACAATTGTAGAATTTATATATGTTGGAATAACATCACCCAAAGAAGAAAATGTATAACTATTTGTTGCATTATTTGGTCTAGTAATTATATATTTTTTATCTCTTGTATTTGAAATTTCAGATGAAAGTTTTTGAAATGCTGTATAATATCCTAAGAAATTAGTATTAAAAATAGAAGGAGCAGGAAAATCATCAACATCAAATATATAACTTCCTTCTATCAATCCAGATTGAGTATCTATAGAAGCAACAATTCTAACGGTATTTATATTTGGAGTTTTAGTATTATATGGAGGAGTTACTTCTACTTTTATACTACTTAAAATAGTAGTTCCTAAGTCATATCCATATGAATATGTATTTAAAGATGGATATAAATAAGCATTTATAGGAATTGTTTCATAATCAATATCATTATTATATGACCAAATCCAATTCAATTGAGTATCTGATGGTAGATTATACTGTCTTCCTTTATATGGAACTGCACATGTTAAATAAACACTTCTAGTTTCATTTAAATTGTTTATACCATAGGGTGCTCCAACTAATAATCTTTCTTCCGCAAAATAATTAAAAAGTGCAGAATTTGAACTAAGGTTAGTAACTTCGTTATATTTCTGAGAAGATAAATTTATTACTGTTGTTTGCGGACCATATCCAGAAACAACTACAGACCAAGTATTAAAACCAAAAGGAACAGCACTAAATGCAGGTATATTTTGAATAAAATTGCCGTCTATGTCTACTGAATTTATAGTAACAGAATTATTTTCTGGAGTAAAAAACCAAGATATATAAGAATCTCTAAGATCTCTTGTAGGCCAAGAACTTGTTGATATTAAAAAAGATCCATCAACTTCCATATAATCTTCGGTTTCATATATCTTAGAAAGAAATATTGGCTGACCGCCATTATATGGTAATTCACCTATTGCCAAACGTATTCTGGTTGCTTCGTATGCATCAATATATCCAGCAATCGTACATAAAGATGGTCTCAAACTGAAATCTAATTCTCCATGAGTTGTTATTGGATATGTAATTAAAAATGAATTTGCAGAAGAAGCAGGAATCCAACCAGAATCTACCAATGAATATGGAATGTCTAAATTATTTCCATAAAAACAATAAAGAGAAGATAGAAATACGCTATTAGAAGGAACCAATGGAGAAAATTTAATATAATCCGAACTTGATCCATACCACAAATCATAGCTAATAAAATTAAAATCCGAGGCTATGAATGAAGAAACAGTTACAGATGATGTATAATTTTTACCAGATGTATATTTTTCAGAAACCGAAGAACATTTTAAATAAAATGTTAAATTCGCAGTTTCCATCAAACCAGTAATATTAGGTTCTGCGGAACCAGTTAAAGATGCTTTGTAGGAATAATAATGAGGAGGATATTTTGTAGTCCAATCTATACTCTGAGAATTGGTTGTCGCAAGAGGAACTCCTAATTGTGCTCCTGTTGTGGAAATAAAAGTATCTTGCCAAAACTCATTGCTAAATTTCATCGCAGGACAATCTGCTATGTAGCTAACCGAAATAGAAGTATCGGGAATTCCGGTTACAAGATTTATTATAGAAGTCGAGGTATTTAAAGATCCGTTATTAAAATATGAAAAATTACTATTATATAAATCAAAGACACCACTCAACACACAATATCTAACATCTCCAAGATCTATGTCCGCAGTATCATTTTTAATCTGTACCAATTGAAATGCTTGTTTATTGGCTGGTGTTTGTGGAGTAATTATACAAGAGGATTTTAACGTAGGAGATAGTCCTAAATTTTCATCTGGTCTTTGTTGTCCAAGGGAATACAGAGAAACGTTTCCTTGTGCATCAGATTCATAATATTTTACATTATAAGTTATGTATGTTGTATCGGGCCTTATTCTAGAAGTTGATGTAGAATTTACAGGCGAAGGTTCTAATACTGTAGAATAAAATGTAGGATTGTATGAATCGGTAAAAGTTATAAGCGGAAGACCTACTCTAGTACGAGAAGCACAAAGATTATAAACAATTGAATAGTTTGCATCTGATATAAGAGAAGTGGTTACTGGAGTTTTTTTTAAAAAATTTATATTTCCACTTGCAGCATCTAAATCGGTAGTAGATCCTAAATAATACGTTGCAGCTGTACTTAATAAAACAGTTTGAGTGTTTAATCTCCAATTATTTCCATCTTTTATGGGTTTGGCAGTAGGTTTTAAAAAAAGTCTTTTTGGGTATAATAAATATGAGTAATATCTTTCACCAATTTGCTTTCCCGGAGCAATGTCTATACTCAATGAATTTAAAGTATTTCCAATATCAAATGCTCTTCTTTCAGCAGAAACATTCCAAACTAAAAGCGTATTACTTGTAGTATCTAATTCCAACAATCCCTGACTATAAAAGGTTGGAACAGAATTCAAATAATCATATTTTCCATAATTAGAAGGTAATCCATTCAAAGGAACCGTTTGATTATTCACAAATCTAAATGAATTATCAGCGGGTATAGAAGCTAATGCTGGATTTATTAACTGTCCTGCAATAGATATTTTATACACTTCATTCGGCCAAGTACCGGATTCGGTTATGTAATATGCCTGATTTGATGCCATGTTATCTAATATTTAGACAGAACATCTAAAAATAAAGTTTTTAAACATCATCTTATTCCTCATTTGGAATAAGACCAGTTGCATATTTTTCTGATATAAATTCGTTTTGTGGTGTTGTCGTTTTTGTAGTTACTAAACAATCATTAGGATCATCGGTAGAAACTAAAAAACTTCCTCTAATAACGGATCTTCCCTTAGTATATGAATTAAGTTTTATTATATTTGACATTTTATTATATTTATGAAACAATAAGATAATCTTTTAAATCTATAGAATATGATATAGAAGGATTCAATGGCTTAGTATTTAAATCAGAACTATATATTTTTAAAACTCCATTTATATAGTCTACCCAATTATAGATATATTTATTGGTTCCTGTTGTGCCACACAAATCAAATGATGGTGTAAATGTTATTAATGAGCTTGAGACACTTCCATTTACATCTATTTCTATGTGATTATTGTTAGGATCAAAATAATTTTGATAAGAATCATATCCAACAGCTATACTATCAGGAATTCCATCGTATGCCAGTCCACCACCATAACCACCCGCAATGTTGGAATAACTTTGTAAAATAAATGTGATGCCATCAGCCCTGCTGCCTCCACCCATTGAAAATACATAGTAACAAGACCAATTTAATAAATTTGAATTGCTATCTATAAAATATAAAGGATTTTTATAAAAAATATTTCCGGTTTGGTTTCCTCCTGCTTCTGTAAATCTAATAGAATTTCCTATTTTTGTTGCATTGTTTAAATAATTAGAGGTATTTAAAACATCTGAATGACTTAAAGAATTTAAGGAAGAATTCCATGTTACATTGTGTAGCCAATGCTCATTAGTTGAAGCTCCAGTAGATCCACCAAATCCCATATAAAAAGAATTTTTGCCTATTATTGGAGGATTAATTGTATTAATACATTTAATCGGTGGAAGCGGAACGTCTAAAGAAGGATTTGGAGGACGATTTCCAACAATACCATCTATGCTTGTAGAATAAGTCGAAGGGCTGCTGGAAACTATATATGGATTTCCATGACCTAAATCACAACCACAATCTGATGTAGTAGTGACTGGTTCATTTTGAGTTTTTGAAACTGTTATATCATATGATTTTCCAAATCCAATGTAATTTACCATACTATGTAATATTTATAGTTACATGCTTAGTAAATTTGTATTTATTTTAAAGTTTGACCCTGCCAACATATTTCGTATATTATATTCAGTATATTACATTTACTATATTATATTTAAATATTATCTTTCCTATATTATATTGATGCATATTATATTTGGTATTTTATATTTGTATATTATATTTCGTATATTATATTTACTATATTATGTTTACTATATTAAAACAGCTTTATGTTATCACGATAGTTCTTTATCTATCGTTTCTAACTATTCCTAGTTAGATCAGACTATATCTTCACTCTATTTTTTTTATAAAAGAGTGTCAGGCGTTCTTGGGAAGAATTACTGTCCGTTTTGGACTCGCTTCCTAGTCGTTGCACCTTCAAATGCATTCCTGCATATGCTTGGTTCAGGATTGTCCGTTCTGGAGTTTCCCTGAGTTAACCTGATATGGGCCTATTTTTATGTCAAAGAGCTATTTCCATTAAAGGAATTGTTTATACTTATTTATTATATACAATTTTTAATTGCAACCGTAAATATTATATTTAGTATCACTTGAATACCAACCAGCAGGAGTCAATAAATTACCAGAATTATCATACGTTCCTCTTTTTCTCCATCCAAAAAATTCAAATGCAAATGTATATATTCCAACAATTAATGAAATTAAATTATTTGTTTGAAGAATTTCTACTAAATTTAAATTATTTGTGGAATTTCCGGATTGGCTTTGATTTATTATATTTCCAAATTGATCAATTTCTATCGTAACTGTTATGAAACATGCTTTATGCCTGCTAAAACCTTCTTCGGGTGTAGATTCTAAAGAATCATAACTATAAATTAACGTTCCATTATTTGTGCAATTATCTGTTGATGGAGGAGTCGGTGGATCGGTTGCTAATGGTGCGGTTGCCGTTAGCTTTGAATAAGGATCTTTAAACAAACCATAATCATTTCCATATATATCATTCTTCCAATCGGTCATTGTTCCTTTGTTTACAAGAAGTTCTTTTATTCTATTTTCATAAGAAGATGCTAAAACTTCTCTTCTTAATGTTATTGGATATTTTTCCGCGTAATCCCATGTAGATGGTAAAGGAAATTTCCAAAAATCAAAATCATCATTTTGTCTACAAAGACCTAAATTATTTCTTTTAATTATTTCGTATTTAGATTGATAAGGAGTAAATTTTTGATTGTTTAATGTATCTGTTATTCTACCAGCAGCATCCGAAGAACTATAAGATTCCATCATCCAGCGATTATCAATGTCAGTAATCATGGAAGGAGAGTATTGATCTTTTTTTGTCAACCCTCTCTGTCTTCCGCTAAATTTATTTGTATTTAGAAACAATCTTTCTGCACTTATACTGTCTATAAATGTAAGAGTATCCTTACTAACTTCCATGGAATATCCTCTTCCTCTCCAATATGAAACTCCTAGATTTTCAGGAAGCATATATTCTCCTAATTGCTTTTCTGATTTAGCTAAAGATGGTAATGAAATAGTGGCTACTGTAGGATAGAACACATTATTCATGTTTGCATACGGATGAAAAGCTTCTACAGCAACCGCAGTATTAAAAACCGCAAAGGTATTTAAACACTTGTTTCTTAGATAAAAATCTTGTGTGTATGTAAAAGCATTACGAGCATAATAGTTATACTTGGTTGGTATAAACGAAGAATAGCTTTCTAGTATAATATCACTTGGTTCCTCTGAACTATAGGCAATTAAATCTAAAGTATTACCGTTTCTAAAAATGTCTTGTAAATTTGAAAAATCTTTATAAAATACTATTTTATTCCATTGATAAGAAGATAGCAAAACATTTAAAGTTAAAGGTTGTGTCCATAATAAATTTGTAATCCCTCTTCTTTGATATGTCATGAAACTTCCATTGGATAGTGTCATATAAGATATTTCTGGTTGATGAACAGGTAGATATCCATCTATAAATCTTACTTGACCACCGAAGTACATTAATTGTTTTTCAAAGTGTTGATCTAAATTTTCTTCTGGTTTTGTATATGATTTAGCCCAAAATGGTTTTCCCCCATATCCTAAACCAACTCCAGTAAGTTGAAACGAATTTGTAGAATAGTCCCATCCATTCAATTTCATATTTATTGTAAATGATATTGAAGGAGTAGTAAAAGAAGTATTATTTGATCCTTCATAGGAAACTTCTGATCTGTGTATGTAAGTCAAATAATCACCAGAACGCAATACCATATCAGAAATATCGTTTGTTGCAATCCATTCTCCAAAAGTATTTCTAATTGCTTTATACCAAGTCGGTACAATCGATAGTTTAGAATAACTAAACAATGAAGCCAGATATTGAATAAAATTATTTAAATTTCCTTCTCCATCATACAAATATTTTTGTAAATTAAAGTACCCATTTCTACTAGCAATTTGTTGCATATTTTCATTGAAATATGTATTAGGACCAATATCTACCGCATATATTTGTGTTCCTTTGTTTTTTAATTCAAGAGAATATGGAACGGCACTTCCAACATTTATTGTTTCATAACCATCGCTCAATATGATTATATTCTTTATAGCATTACTTCTTGGTACGTTTCTATTTGTTTTAAATTCTGCCTTTTTCTGAATAATTGCATTTAAAGAATTACAAATTTCAAAAAGACTGTCTGGTTCATTATTATCATATATTGTAGTATTTAAAATATAATCTGAAAGATACAGTGCATTGTATATGTCAGTCTGAGCAGTGTCTTTTATTGATTGTGATAAAATATCCTGAATAGCAAAATTAATTACATTCAAATCATTAGTTAAATAAGTGGCAACTAAAGCATTTTCATTGAAAGAAATTATTGAAATCTGTACATTTACATTTCCATTGATTAAGCTAGAAGCAAATTCTTTAACTATTTCTATTGTTTTTTGTATGTCTTTGTTTTGTGAATAGCTTTTATCTATGACTATTGATATGTCAAAAACATTATCAGAAGTATTTGTGGTTATTCCTCTAATGTTTTTATATGGATAATTTACTATTAAATAAGGAGATGCATTATTTTCTTGCTCTGTTGTGCTTGCTACTAAATCACTTCTGAAAGATGTTCTATAATATGTATATCTTCTTCCAGTTTTTAAAACCATTCTAGAACCATTTCCTGTTTTCCAAATACCACTACCCCAACCAACTTGTTTATCTCCAAATATTTCATCTAATTTATAATAAGAAAATTGAGGACTTTGTAAAGGATTTAAACCTCTTGTATCCAACCAAGTATTAAAAGCAAAATCGGCTCCTAACCCCTGTGGATCAGCAAATAAATAATCTGCCATTCCGTTATAATCAGTTACCACTTCTCCTGAATGTCCTATTGGAGAATATTTTGTAGATTTACATCTACACTTTGTCCATGCAGGTTTAGCATCAAATGGATCCGGATTTTGATAGTTTTGATTTGTATAATAATTATGAGGAGAACGTTTTACATACGGACAATCCGCAGAGTGTTCCCTATAAAAGAAAACATCATCCGCTATAGTATCCTCATCCATCCAAACAAACGAAACTTTTTGCTTTGGATTTATTTTAGCACATAATCCTCCCTGAACGACACCATCTATATGAGAAGCACAGTATATAGCATTGGTATCATATATAGAAATAGGATTCCCTCCATCTCTATTTAATAATTGAATAGACCCTGCTCCTAGCCATGCGGCTTCAATCGGATCTTCTGTTTTTGTATTTAATTTATATATTAAATCCGCATTATTAAAAGAATTTCCTGCAACAGCACCCGTCATTATTTTCGTAGCATCTACTTCAGAAAGATTAATCGGTAAGCAAGTATCATCTAAAACAGTAATTGGAAGATTTTCATTTAAGGCATCATATTTTAAAATAGGCCATGCAATATCATTGGTTCCCTCTGATATAGGAAGGTCTGTCTTTTCAAATTTATATAAATATGCTTGTTCTGTTTCACCAGAAAGAGCATCGCTATATGTAGGATTTATTCCAGATCCAAAAGATCTTTTTGTCAACGTATCGGCTTCATCTGAAAATTTTTCTGAAAATGCATTGCTATAAACTAAATTCGAATCATTTATGTATATAGGAGAGGCAGCAGAGTTTGGAAGAGTATTTGTATAATATTGAGTTAGAATTTCTTTCTTTTGCTCATCCAATAGCTTTAAGTATAAAAAATAATCATCATCGTTTAAACTATATCCATCCCAAAGACTTCCTTTTGATGTCAATTTAAATCCAGGATACGGATATATAAATTCTCTCGATGTTTGTGCATTAATCGTAAACTGCATTTTATCTTCTGCTTTTATTATATTCGGACCTTTAAGCCATGCACCCTCAAGATTTCCTGATTTGTCTGTAAAAAATAAATCAGAATTAGTATAATCATCACCACCCGCTGCACCAGATTTTACAAACGAGGAATCATTAATAAGAATTGGATTGTATACATTATTAAAAACCGTTTCATCAACAATTCTGTCACCAGAAGGCCAGTAGAACCAATTATTTCCTTGCTCTAAATCTATATTCATAGTGAAATCTGGTTGATTTATTTCACTTGCCCTAATTGCCGTTAACCCATATACAGTTTCACCTAAATATTGTTGTGTTGCAATAATTTCATTATATATTAAATTGCTTGCATTGGCAGACAATGCAGCAGTTGAAAGAGTAGGAATTTCTAAAAGATATTGATTAAATAATCTAGACAATGGAGTATCCGCAACTCTTGAAAGATATCTAGTCGAAAGCAATTCCAACACTTCGTTTTCTTCTAAACCTTGAAATGGTATTTCATTAACAACCTGTTCTAAATCAACATACTGATTTATTGAAATAGAAGGATCAGAGTCATGATAATTCTGAGAATCGTGCAATTCTTCTAATTCTACGAAAAAATTTCCACTAACTGATGAAAGATCAGGAAAATAATTTGATAAAGAAGATATAGGAACCTGTGTAATATAATTCTCGTCTTTAGTAAATCCTTTTAAAATATATTCATACATCAATGCTTCTAGTCCCATGTTAGAACCTGCCAGATTATAACGAAGCTTTGCATTTTTTACAGACTCTCTTTTATATGATAATACTTTGCAAACTTCCTTTAGCTTTTTAACGAAATATGGAATTGCAAATATTAATTCTTCATCATTTTTATAATCCAAATCTGCTAGAAATAAATCTTTTTCTTGCGTACCAAAAAGAAAATTTAAATCTTTTAATAATTGTATGTAATTTTCTTTAATAGCATTGCTATTATTAGAAGTTAATAAAGTATTACTCCTATACCATTCGCGTAAATATTCTGAATAATATTCCTGTGCGGTATCTGGTTTTAAATTTTTCTGATACTTCAACCAAGTAGGATAAGTTAAAGGAGATACTGTATTTAATGGTGCTGACATTTATAATATTTAGATTGAAAGATAATAATTTCAGCGAATAAGTACAAATATAACATGGACACATTCACTTCAGACTATTCTTCTAATATTCCAACTGGAATAACTTCTAATCTTGTTAAAAGCGTTTCAAGAACCGTTAAAAAACCTATTAAGGTTTTAGAATATTCTTCCAAACATAAACAGGAAATAAAAAATATACAAAATATTTTATTAAAACTTGCGGAAATGTTATCAAAAGTAGATTGACATTTATATTTTTTGCTGTATCTTTGAGGGATGGGTAAAGTAATAGAGTTTATAGCAAACACAAAAGAAATGTTGGAGGTTATTGAAAAACCATATCCAGCAATAACAAAACTTCCTGATTGGATTAGTAATACTCCTTCGTATATCAATTGTAAAAAATCTGTGGATGAATTTGGTGATCCTACCAGCACCATTAAAAAATGTCTACCCGTAGTAGATGCTATGACTGCGGGATATCATATTCCACTTCATTGCGATGTTTGGGTAGAAAATGCAGGACCAAGTGATATTAATATAAAATGGTCTTGGGATACCCTACAAGTAATTGATATGCAGAAGCAAGAACAAATGCAAACATATCCCGTTCCAGAAGGATTTTATCCTACATCATTTAAATTTATAAATCCTTGGATTGTAAAGACTCCTGCGGGGTGGTCTTGTTTGTTTACACATCCACTCCACTATGATGATCTTCCATATAAATGCCTTCCAGCAATTGTAGATACCGATAAGCATCCAATTCCTGTTAATTTTTTATTCTTTTTAAATAAAAATTTTTCCGGATTGATAGAAAAGGGAACACCGATGATACAAGTCATTCCATTTAAACGAGAAGATTTTAAATCTCAATTTTCATTTGATACAGGAAGCTTTAAGCAAAAATGGGAAAAGGCTCATCAAGTATTTTTTGATAGATATAAAAGATTTTTCAGATCTCCCAAGAAATATGAACAAGGGGATATTAAAAATTGTCCGTTTGCATTTTTACATAAATAACTAAATATTAATATGAACCTAACATTAACACATAAAACTGAGTTTAAACCCAATTCAAGCTTCATGGAGCGTGAATCTTTGATCAATACCGAAACTCTTAAGATAATGGATACTCTTAGACAAAAAGGGTTCTATCCACTGGAACATACAGTTACAAACAAAAACGATAAGACAGCAACGATCACAGTTGCTTATAGAGCACAATAAATGAGTGCAGGAAAGGGAGATAAACCTAGAAGTTGCTTTTCAAAGCAGTTTAAAGATAACTATGATTCTATAAAATGGAAGAGCAAAGAATCAGAACATAATCAAAATAATAAAACCAGCAAGAAAAAATAATTTTCAATGTTAAAAGATTTTATTTATACTATAAAGTTTTTCTTTTGGTATGTTTTTTTTATAATAAAGAAACTTCCGACATTGACATACCTGTTCTTGTATAAAGAATATCTTTATATTAGAGTAATGTTTTTAGAAATTTTTAAATAATCATGTACAAAATTAAATATAAAATCGCAGAGTTTATTGTTAATATTCAATTGTTTTTCAGTAAGAAATATTCTTATCAATATTATCAGAATTTGTATCTTTTGGAAGACATAGTGAAAGAAGGATATATAGAAAAAATTTCTAAACAAACAAAAACCGATTGGACTAATTTTTACAATTAGGTAAAAACAGGTACAAAGTTGATCTAAAAAGTACTTTAAAATAGGAAAAAAGTTCCTAAAACTGGCATAAAACTTGCTATAGGTACATATTTTTTTCAATTTTTTAAAACCACTTTTGTTTATAATCAGGGACTTATATAATTTAATATAAAATTGAATTAAAATAAGAGACTTTTCTTTGTTTTAAATATAAATAGATATATGAAATTTGATTTACTTGTAGAAAGTTTGCTAAACGAAGCCGCTCGTTGTAAGGGTCCAACTAAAAAAACCCAATCTGACCGAAAGGGTAAGAAATACATGCAGTGTGTAAAAAATCCAAAAGGCAAGGGATATAAAAGAGTTCATTTTGGACAAGCAGGAGTAAAGGTAACAGGAAAGTCTGGAAACACAAAACGAAAAAAATCATTTCGTGCAAGACACAAATGCTCCACTGCAAAACCGGGCACGGCCAAATATTTAAGTTGTAAAAATTGGTAGGTTAAAAATGAATGAAAACAAAAAGGCTTATAAAAGAAGAAATTCTTCATATAAAAAACCGTTTAAATGCTATAAGCCTGAAATGTGAGAGTTCAAGCGATATATGTAGTTTTTTTGATTATGAAATAAGCCCTAAATTGAAAAAAGCATGTAATTCCGACTCTAGTTTTTTAGATTATTATGCTACTTCCAAATCACTTTTAGAAATTTTTGGCCAGCTTGCAGTCCTTCGACCAGAAAAATCATATGTTTTAGATGTAATGCAAAATGTTGAAAAAAGATTAGATGATATTATAGAAAATAATGTAGAAAGAAATTATCTTATGAATTATTCTTTATTTTTTAATTATATTTTATCTCGTAGAATTTTGTATAGTCTAGATACATTAATGAATAGTGATAAATTTAAAGAAACTTTTTTAAATATAGAAAAAATAGAAAAAATGATTACTCCAAGAAATTTTGACAGTTTTAAAACAATTATGTGGTATAATTTGTTGATATTATTTGGTATTTATGATGATAAAGATCCTGCTGGTTCTTTCAAAAAATCTGTTGAAAACTTTTTAACTTGTTTAGAATCTTTCGGTCCTTCTATTCAAAATAATACAAGGGATTATTATAAAATGCTCAGAAATGAAGAGGAATACCACATACCACCTGATAAAAAAGAATTGTATAAAAGACATGATGGTAATGATGATATGTTTTAAAATTTTTTAATTGACATACTACGTTTTTATTATATCATATTGTTATGAGCAAAGTATTAATTTTAGGAAAAGGTTTCGTTGGTAACTATTTAAACAAACGACTGTCGGTTAAAAATAAACTTCACATCTCTAAAAAAGATGTGGACTACTCTGATTATAATACATTTTTTAATTTCTTAAAAAAGCATAAATATCCAGCACCAGAAGAACAAAGAATTGAGCATGTTATAAACTGTTCTGGATATACGGGATCTCCAAACGTAGATGCCTGTGAAGATAACAAAGAATCTTGTTATCACTACAATGTAACAATTCCATTATACATCACAGAAGCATGTAATCGTTTAAGCATTCCAATAACACATATCGGAAGTGGATGTATATATGATGGGTATGAAAAATTTTATAGCGAAGAAGACATTCCGAACTTTGGAGCAGATTGTCATTATTCTTCGTTTTACTCAAAGACAAAAGATGCCTTTGAAAAACTTTCTGCTCGCTTTGATAGGTCTGTGTTGAGAATTAGGATGCCATTCTGCGAAGAAGTTAATCCTAAAAATTATATAAACAAACTCCTCAATTATGATACTTTGATATCTAAACCAAATTCATTAACATCTTTATATGATTTGAGTTTATTTGTTAATAAGTTTATATCAAGCGGATTAAGTGGAGTTTATAATATTGTAAATGATGGATCCATCGACTCCATAGAAATTACAAGAATTCTTAAGACACATGGAGTTGATAATCCTAATTGGAAATTCGTTTCAATTAAAGATTTATCAACTAAAACACAAAGAAGTAACTGTATTCTCTCTACAGAAAAAATTGAAAAGAATTTTGGAAAGCTTCCAAATGTCACAGAAAGCCTAGAATGGGCAGTAAAATATTTTGCGGAAAATTTAAAAAAACAATGAAATTTAACAATCTTTTTAAAAAATATCTGAAAGAAACTCAATTAGAATTTGATTTCAAATATCCCTCGAAAGAAGAAAAATCAGAAGAGAAGAAAAAACTTCCAGAACCTTCCTTGAAGGATAAGTCTTTGTCAGATTCAAAATTAAGAACCTTCACCGTATTTTGGGATAGAAATACATATGAAACAACTGCCATTTCAAGGCAAGAAGCAATTTCTCATATTGCTGCTAGATTGTCAAAAGGGTCAACCAAACCTATCGGAGTTCTAAAAAATGAAATGGCAAATTCATTAGTAAGAGACGAAAAGTGGAATGTAAAATATTAAAAGATTTTTCTTGATATTTCCAGAAATATCTCATACAGTAAATCCATGTTCACATTCATGGTAATTGCCACTTCAGAAGAAGAAGAACCGTTTCTAGTAGAAGCAAACACTCAAGAAGAAGCACAGACAAAAGCATTAGAACTCTTGGGCTGGCACGTAATCAAAACAGAAGATGATTCAGAATCTGAATAAGATTTTTATTGACAGTAACAAAACCTTTTAATACTATATAAAAATGCCAAGAGGTAGACCAAGAAAAAACATTTCTACAAAGAATCTAATTGATAAAAGTATTGTGGGTGTACGCAAGAAACGTACCAAGTCTATTGTTCCAAGTATTGTGAAAAGACCAGTGGAAGAATTGACTACTAAAGAACGCGAAGAAAGAGAAAAATGGTTGGATAGCTTCTTGCCCAAGATTGATCTCAATAAGAAAACTGTTGTCCTTGATTTGAATAAGAATGTAGAAGCATGTAAAGAACATACCAAAGGTGCTTGCGTTCGCCCTGACATATATCTAGACTATGGATGTAATCACTGCTCGCTATTTGAGAATTGTGCATGTCGCCTAAAAAAAGTTAAAAAAAATTATTGACTTTACCGGAAATTTGAAATATAGTCCTATACATGATTTCGAATGACAAAGCTTGGTTGGTAAATAATAAGAGTTTCTGTGGTGGTTACTCTTATTATTTCGGAAGTCCTACCTTCTGTGGTGGTAGGTAGGACTTCCTTAAATTTGTGAGTTGGTTCCCGATGAGCCAATGGGACTGGGAATACTCGGTCGAAACCAAAATCGGAAATTGATATTTGACATTTTAATTTTTTGGTAGATAGAGTAGTAATACCTATCCCTGTGGACTCGAAAGAGGAGTGATATCTGAAAAGAAGCGTTTCGAGAGTATTCGCACTCACTTACCAAATAATATTTTAAACCCGCCATGCCTCTGCTTGCAAGAGTAGTTTCTGAAGGCCAAGGCAACTAAGCAAGTCATGCATAATTTGGCGGGTGTTTTTATCAAGCGCAGATGCTATTTAAAAAGCTCTACCGCGACAGATGACAATGCAATGTTTCCGGAAACAACATTTAATCTGTAGGGAACTTCTCCTTAATAATCAAAAAAGAATGAGAAGTCTTGGTAATAAATTTAAATGGGTTACTATACCGTTAAAGAGGCGGTCCAGACTGTAAATCTGGCGTGTTCTGCACTCACTAGGAGCATTACCTAGGTAGCCCACCATTTTAATATAGAAAGAATAGATAGTGTTAGTAATAAATTTTGACTGGGATGTTGGTCTAGAAAATCATCATCTAAGGAGTGGAACTGGACGTGGAGAACTGGTAATTAGTAGGGACACAATTCATATAAGCCCTACATCCTATTTATAGGTACGGAGATGACCGTGAATTGCGTTTCACAGGATAGAGAAATCTATAACCCCTTTAGCTTTAAAAAGCACACCAGTTTATTTTTGATAAGTCGGACGGGGAATGTGTGCTGTGCATTCTTAAAAAGCTCACCGTTGCAGACGTATCACCAGACCCGATTAGGCAGGGGGTAACAAGTAACCTTCGTCCAACGTGTTAAAAACACGGTAGCCAATGAAGAGCTTTCTGGAATTGATATTTAAAATTATATTGTAAATAGTTTATATGCGGGTTACAGTTCTGGCGAACTGAGGGGTTTCATAAGCCTCTTTAGGTGGATTCGATTTCCACACCCGCAATTTTTAATTCCTCATTAGACGAATTGGTAAAGTCACGGGACTGTGGGAGAAGCAGGTTAGCGTAATATGAGTTCGATTCTCATAACTCCAAGTCTAATCCCGCGCAGCAATGCATTCTTCGTTCAAGTCGAAGATGAGGAGCATTTTAGAATAGATAAAAAGGTTCTCGATGATCCAGATAAAAAAAATCGAAAATACTTCTTGACCTTTTCAGAAAAAATTGTTAGAGTATTTGAAGATTAGTAAAGGTTATCTGAACCTTGTAAAAAAATCAGAAAAGATTTTTGATAGAATAGAATTTATATGGTCGAGTGGTGGAATGGCAGACACAACGGACTTAGAGAAATTTGAGCTTTGATTGGGAAACCTTTCAAATGTAACTTGTCAAATTCGGTGAAGGGTTTAAACTCCTAATACCGAGCCAAGCATCGAAAGATGAAGGTGTAGAGACTTGACGGCAAGAACCTAAAGCGAAAGCAATGGTTAAGGTAAAGTCCAGACTACAAACAGATTGAGAAAAGTAAATCCCGAAAGGATTGAACAGAGCGGTAAATACGCTGACTGACGAATCTGGTAACGAAAGTTATAGTAGTAAGAAAATCCGTTGCCAGTAATGGCGTGAGGATTCGAGTTCCTCCTCGACTACCAATTTAAAAGCAAGGTTAGTGTAACTGGAAGCACCGACAGACTTATAATCTGTGTATCCTAGATTTGGATCGAGCGTGGGTTCAATTCCCACACCTTGCACCATTTTGTAAGTAGTTGATTTAGATAGGGGTGAAGCATATTGGTCATGCGCTCTGCTCATAACGGAAGGAAAGTGGGTTCGATCCCCATCGCCCCTACATTTTTCATAAGCACTTGTAACTCAACGCTCTTCTAAAGCGTCCTTTAACGAGTAATTGGATATAAGGTCTGTTGGTTCGAATCCAACCAAGTGCGCTTAATAAACAAAATACAGGTTCAAATCTCATTTCAATACAATGCCCCACAAAAAACCCAAACCCTCCCACAAAGAAATTCTAAAATATCTGGAATTTCTTTCCTCAATCAAAAAAGTAAAGCCTTCTAAAACTCTCTTGACACCCAAGAAAAACTAACATACCATCTAACATCATGGATATACTAAGAATCCTCCCAAAGGGAGAAAACATTGAAAACATAATAGAATCATTTAGAAGTACTTTAATCAATTCTAAATGTGAACATTCTGCCAAGGTGTCGGTTTTCGTAGTAACAAAAGAAAAGTTTGAAAGGTCATGGAATTTAATATATCCAAACAATGAAGATGCCTTGTTGGAATCCTTGAAGAAAGAATATTTGGAATTGATTAACCAGAGACGAGTAACCGTAACAGTGGCAGAGGAAGAGAATTATTTTTTAAAAAACATTAAAAAAAATATTGACGAGAACGATATTTTTTAATACATTCAAATTATGGAAGAAAACTACATCAAACTAATAAGCAAATACGGAAATCAAAAAGTGGAATTCACAATTGATCCCGACATTGACATGACAGTAATGGTATCAACTCTGGAATGCTTCTTGAAAGCTATTGGATACCAATTCAATACACTGGAGGAATGGATTAACGAATAATATGAAACTAAAAGACATTGAAATACCAGATGGGCCAGTACTGGCAATTTTAGGATTTGGCTGCATATATTTTGGTGCTTGTTTGTTGGGCCTGACAATGACAATCGTCAAAGCAATTGCACTATACTTCTTTAACTATACTATTACAATCGGAGGAATACCACTATGAAAAGTAATGATATGCTTTTTACCGGATTCGGATTAATTCTATTTGGAATCGGACTTCTTCTTATCAGTCCCTTCCTCTTGATATGGTCGGTGAATGGATTGTTTGGATTGACAATTCCTTTCACATGGACAAATTGGTTCTATGCCTTCATCATTATTATGTTGCTCCGAGGAAGTATTAGTAGCAAGTGATTATGAATTACGATAAAGTTGATACTAAAAAGGCAAATGGAACTTCCTTTCAGGGAAAGATTAAAACAAACTTCTATAGGTTGGAAGAAGTATTCGGAGAACCCTTGTATCCAAATAGCGGAGACGGAAAGGTTATCTGTGAATGGGTATTGGAATTTGAAGACGAAACAATTGCAACGATCTATTGTTGGAAAGTTTCATCAATTCCTGTAGAAGAATATGATTGGCACATTGGCGGACATTCACAAAAAGCAGTTGAATATATTAAAACCTGTTTGAAAGAAAATTAATAATGAATACAAAACAATATAGAATCAGTCTGGATAACCAAAAGAACTTCATTCTCAATACCTGCCCGATTGATGAACTAACAGAAGGATTCATCAGGGATGTTGTCATTGCATATAGGCTCCGACATATTAACCTGTTGAAGGCTCTGGAACATTTCTCAAAGAAAGATATAGAACAGGTTCTAGAAGCAATGGCGAATCTTAATCATACTATTGAAGAATTTATCAAAGAAGAAGATTAAAGAAGTATAAGTAATTTACAATTCAAATATGAAAACCAAAGATCAAATATTATTAGAAGATTTATATATATCTATATATAACGAAAACAATCAACAGGATGCATTAGCAAAACTTTCTCCGCACTTACAACAAATTGCTAATGATCTTTTATCATATCTTTCAAAGGGAGCAAGAAAGGCTAGTTTTTATTACCGATCTAAAATAAGCGGAAGAGAAGGAAAATATTACGTGGATCTTGGAGTTGATTATGGAACTGCAAAAAGAGAAAGCCATGAAACCATAAGAAACTATATCGACATGCTAAAGGAAAGCGATCCGGAAAATCCGGATATAGCAGTTGGAGAAAAAATTTTAAATCCATCAGAATCCACAAGAAAACCTTCGGTAGATAGAAAAATAAATCTTGGACATGGAATATCAATTCAAGATACTGTAAAAGAACCAGAAGTATATCGCCTATATATCTATGCATATGCTCAAAATGACATAGAAAAGGATGAAGAGGGAAAGGCCATAAAAAACTTTGAAGGCAATTATGTTCGATCTTCTGCGGGAAAGGTAGATGAAGTTATTCCTGCATCAAAACCAAAATCTTTCAGCAGTGCAGAACAACTTAATTATAAATTAAAAACAAAACTTTCTAGATTTCGAAGATTCATTCTCGATCCGGAAAACATTTCAGGAATTACATACAAAGGCGGAATAATAGAATTCCAAAATCAATAATAAAAAGAAATTTTAAATAAAGTTTTTTTTTATATTTTGGCATACCGTGATATAAATATTATTATTATGAAAACAAAAGATACAATACTATTAGAGAAAGCCTATAAAAAAGTTTTGAAGGAAGCCGAAGTAGGATCTTATGGAGAACGTATGAATGCACAGGGAACACTTTCTAATGCTAATCCTGCGGAAGTTTATGCAAAATTTGAAGAACTTACAGATAACTTTTACGCCAGTTTAAAAAAGGTAAAAACCCTTTTAGATAGTGAGGTTTGGAAAAAATTAGCGAACAATGGAGGGTTTAATGATATTTTGGATCATGAAGAGGGTGACGATTATGGTTCAGGTTCACATCCATTCGATTTTGACGACTGGGTAAGCCAAGTTGACGTTAAAGGTTATTATTTCTAAGTTGTAAATATTTTATTTTAAATTAATACCACACCTTGTAAAAATACAACAGGGTGTGGTATTATAGCATTTAAATAAAAGTAAAATATTCTTTAAATTTAATACTACTAATTCCCTCTTCGTATTTGTGTAGAGGTTCTTTCATAAGTTCTTTATCCTCTTGTTCCTCTTTTAATTTATAAGTCAAATTCAAAAGTTCTTTGCTACTTTTAATCCTTCCAAATTCTTGCGGAGATATTATTTCAATGTTTGGATTTAATTGCTTTAAGGTTTTAATTATATTAACATACTTCTGACTATTACTCGGCGGGGGCGTACCCCTTCCAATCCATTCTTGATTGGTTGTCTTGGGAACACTGGCAAAGACAACCTCGGCAGTATTAAAATCCATAATACCTTCATCATAATGAAGAGATTCATCATATCCATTGAAGTCTTTATCAATGCCATGCAATCTTTCGTCCTTCAATCGCGGACTTGTTGCAATTCGAGAACCATCTGGAAGTTGCTTGGTATATGCATCAAAGTCATATAATTCTTTTATTTTACCAAATCCAACTATTATTATACTATTGTTTTCGTCTCTATATACCGAATTGCTTCTTATGGTTGAAACACAGATTTCAGCCTTTTTTCCGATTTGTTTCAAATTAACCAAATCATTTGCATTCTCTTCTGTCCAATAAAAGGAATGGATGAATATTCCATGATACAGACGATTATATTCCTCTGCCTTTTTTTGGCCTACTTTCATCATGTTTGAATTCGGTTGAATGTTTTCTTTATAAAGATTTTCTAAAAATACTTGATCTTTTCCGCGCATATGATATATTTATAAAAAAAAGTTATGGAACAATTAGATTTTTTTGTAAAGTTGGAAGAGAAGAAACCAATTTGTCGTGTTTGTGGTAATGATTTTGAAAAAACTAGAAGATGGCAAAAATATTGTTCTAAAAGTTGTAAACACAGAAAGTTGAGAATTAAAAAAAAACTATCTAATTTTGTAAAATTAGAAGAAAATAAACCAATTTGTTCTATTTGTGGGAATAGTTTTGAAAAAACTAAACATAATAAAATATACTGTTCTAAAAGTTGTAAACATAGACAGGGGTGGATTAAAAACAAAAAAACAAAATCTATATCTAATAAAAAATATCGTTTAATTAATAAGAAAAAAATAAAAGAAAGAAGAATAGAAACATCTAAAATATATAGAGAGAAAAATAAAGAAGAAATAAAAAAAAAGCAATTAGAATTTTATAAAAAAAATAAAAAACGTCTGTGTGAGATTCAAAAAGAATATCGTAAAAATAACAAAAATTCTATATCAGAAACTAAAAAATTATATAGAAAAAATAATAGAACAAAAATAAATCAAAATTTAAAGGAAAAATATTGTACTGATTTTTCCTTTAAACTTTCACAAATTTTAAGAAAAAGATTAAGAAACGGATTACGAGCACAAAAAACAACAAAAACAAATAAAACAGTTGATTTAATAGGATGCTCCTTTGATTTTGTTAAAATTCATTTAGAAAAACAATTCAAAGAAGGAATGACATGGGAGAATCATGGTTTATATGGATGGCACATTGATCATATTATACCTTGTGCATCTTTTGATCTAACAGACCCTGAACAACAAAAGAAATGCTTTCACTACACAAACCTTCAACCCCTATGGGCAGCAGAGAATATGTCCAAAGGAGCAAAGATATTATAAACCAAATGATCGGTAGTTTGTTTCTATGAAATTAATAAAATTTTGAATATTTGTATTATCAAAATCTTTTATATTCTCGACATTTTGTAGCATACTCATCAAATTATTAAGAGTCTGCTTTAATTCATTATTATTATTAAAACTTTCAAATCTTCCACTATTAGCCATGTCCTGTAAAATTCTAAAAAAGTGATTAAATAAATCCCCTTCTCTAGAACTCCCTAAGTTTTTTGATTTGATTTCATTTAATATGGGTTCTAAAACATCCATAAGTTCCATAAACAATCTTTGAAGATCTTGAATACCACTTCCATAAAAATTTTCAAAAACTTTTTCGTAGGCTTGTTCTAATAATATAGTATCGTTTGTTTTCATATTTTATATATTTATATTAAAAATAACCAAATTCCTCTTATTCTTTATATTAATCTAAAGGAGCATTCGGTTTATCTTTAAAATAAGAAGCCATGCCCTTACTTCTATTTGCCAACATATCAATGTATCTTTCAACATTGTATATTGTTTCCTCATCCTCAATCGGCCCTGTAATAATATCATTAGGACGAATATCCAAACCACCCCTATAAGAACCCTCTTCCCCTTCTGAATTATAAATTTTATACTTAATTCCGGTTCTGGTATCAACATCATTAGTAGCAGGTGCTATTTCCTTCTGACCCATATCCCTTTGCTCATCCTCTACAAATATTTTACCCGCAGATAAGTCTGCAATTTTATATAACCTTGGATTATATCCATCTTGTTTAGAATGAATATACCAAGAACCTTCTTTTAAATTTTCATTCTCAATAGCATCATAAAAATTTTGCTTCGGTAAGGAAGATACATTATCTCCCAATGCTTTTTTCAAAGGAGAACTAAAATCTGCACCCTTAAAGAATTCTTCAGAAGTTGAATTATCTTTCCCAAGAACCTTTTCATAGGCTTGCTCTAATAGTATTGTATCTTTTGTTCTCATATTTTATATATTTATATTAAAAATAACCAAATTCCTCTTATTCTTCATATAAGATATAAGAAGTATTGGGGAAAGCTTTTGAAGATTAAGAAAATTTTTGAAGACTTTTTTATATTAAGAAAACTTTTGAAGATTACGGAGAATTTTGAAGATTAAGAAAACTTTTGAAGATTAGGGAGAATTTTGAAGACTTTTTTATATTACACTCGGTTTTTTTTAAAAATTTTGCAAAAAAAATTTTACCAGAAATTTTTAAAAATGTCAAGAATAATCTTCAAAATCTTTAACTCTTTAATATCCAAAATTTTACACAATATTCCCAATACTCCCAAGCCTTCCCAAGTATCCCCCAAGGGGTATAGGGGGTATAAGATTCTTAATATTATATCAAATAGGGTATAGTGTTTTTATATCAACCTCTGTTTTAATAGAACATGGTGTAGCATTACAGCAGGATTTAAAATGACATTAGGTGTTGATGCAGGTTTCTAGCATTTGTAATATTAAGCATATTAGTATAAATTTCCTCTAGGGGGAAAATTACTAATTGATATATAATATTAAGAATACTTCCCAATGCTTTTTAATATTACCGGAAATTTCTCCTAGGGGGAAAATTGAATATTACTGGAAATTTCTCCTAGGGGATTTTTAATATTACTGGAAATAATATTATGAAGAATTTTTAATATTACTGGGAATATTATTATGGGAAATTTTTAATATTACTGGGAATAATATTACGAAGAATTTTTAATATTACTGGAAATTTCTCCTAGGGGGATTTTTAATATTACTGGAAATTTCTTCTAGGGAATTATTGATAATATTAGGAAGGGTATTGGGGGAGGGATGATTGAGTATTACTGGGAATTTTTGAGGATTTTTGATATTATTTTTATTGGGAAAATTTTTTTTGGTGTGAGTATGATTGTGCATATATTTATGCGTATATGATGGGGGAGGGGAGGGGTAGGCAGATTTTGCCTATCAAAAGTTTTTGGAGGTGTCGAAAAATAAAAATTTGACACCTCCAAAACTTTGAAATTTTTGATGCGGAAATTTTTGCCTATCAAAAGTTTTTGGAGGTGTCGAAAAATAAAAATTTGACACCTCCAAAACTTTCCATGCTGTGGTTGCTCTCCCAAACTTTTTTTCATGTTTCCAAAAATAGTTCTTGCTTTTACCAGAAATAAAAACTATTCTATTTGCCTTATGAAATTGCAAACCGCCACAACAACAATCGAACAAATCGGAAACATATCACAAGAGGCTCAATTCACGATGAAGACATCGAGAAAAGCCTTTCAGATTCTTTCTGACTTGTATAGTGATAAACCCCTCGCAATCGTTCGTGAACTTGGAGCAAATGCCAAGGACGCAATGGTTGCTGCTGGTAAAGGAGATCAACCATTCCATGTTAAACTTCCCAATGCTCTGGAGCCTTGGATTGTTATTGAAGATATGGGAACTGGTATTTCCCATGAAGACATATACAATGTCTATACGAAATACTTTGAATCTACCAAGTCAGAATCAAATGATTTTGTGGGATGCCTCGGCTTGGGCAGCAAAAGCCCTTTCTGCTACTCGGATAACTTTTTGATCACTTCTACCCACCAAGGAGTCAAACGCATCTACAATGCCTTTTTCAGCCAAACTGGAACTCCTGCCATTTCTTTGATGTCCACAGAGAATACAGATCAAGGCAATGGATTGGCAATTCAAATTCCTGTTAAGCTCGCAGATGTTGTCACCTTCTGCAATGCGGTTGCAAAAGCCTTTCGCTTCTTCAAGATCAAGCCTTCTATTAGTGGTGGGACTATTGATTGGAAGATCAACAAGATTATGTTTGAGGGTGAAGGATGGGAAGCTCACGAAGGTTTCACCTATGGGGAATGCTATGCAATCATGGGTGGCGTTACCTATCCTGTGGATCGTTACAAACTTTCACATGAGGCTCAAAACTTTTGTGCCAAGGGTGGAGTTGTCATGTATTTTGAGATCGGAGAATTGGATGTAACTCCTTCCCGCGAATCTCTTTCTTATGACGATGCAACAATCAAATCACTTGAAAGCAAATTTGCCTTTATCAAGAAAGATTTTGAGGAAAAGCTGACCAATACTATCGAAGGCAAATCAAACCTTCTGGATGCACTTCGTTCACATTGGAATCTTTCTCACACCTTTGCTCATCTTACTACCAATTTTGACAATGTGAAATGGAGGGGCATTGAGCTTTCAAATCCTGCTCAACTCATTTCAAAAATATCAAAGGGTGATGTTATGACTCATTCCTTTACAAAGTATTCTCGTTCCAAGTATCGGGAATCGGTTTTTGTTTCGATTGATACAAAAGCCAAGTGGTATGTCGATGACCTTGCAAAAGGAACAACAGCAAGGGTTAAACAACACCTTCGCAGCAACAACGACGATATGCTTTGCGTATTCAGCAAAGAAACATTCGATACTCTTGTCAATCATAAGGATGTAAACTATCGCTTCGATGCTTCGATGTTCATTCCAACTTCTACCCTGCCCAAGGTTGTCAATACTCCCAAGGGTGGAACGAGGACTCCCAAGGTTGGTTTCAATGTTTATACCTTTGGAACATCTTGGCACTCCCGATGGGATTCTGAAACCTTCAACCCTGCCAATGCTCCCAAATACTATATCGTAAAAGAGGGAAGCACATGGGATATTTCAATCAAAACAAACTTTGGAAAAATCAGCGGAAAGTCTGACTTGCGTTCTTTGCTTGGATATTTGAATCTCAAGGAATCTGATATTGTCATGGTATCCCCTCAAAACGAAAAGCATCTTGCCCCATTCTCAAAGAATATCAAAGATGCTGCCAATGATATTAAAATTGACTTGGATGAAGATACGATTGCAACCGCACAGCATTATGCTAATGATACTTATCAAGATATTAAAAAGCATCCCACATTCAAGAAACTGAAACAAGATTCTGATTTTGTGGTGTTTGTGAACAAAGTCTGTGCGGCTCATAATAGTGTGAAGAAATATAAAAACCTTTTGGGAATGTTTACTATGTCAAAGGGAAAGCCAGCAGTCCTTGATTCCCAATGCCCTATCACAAATCTTGTGTCAAAGCGTATGGGAAGATATGGATGGGAAGCAGAAGACATTCTAACCATCCTCGAAAATTTCCAAAAATAAATCTTGCAATTACCAGAAATAATCTCTACTATTATCAGCCTTATGAACACTACAAACAATGCAGTCACAATCACAGGAACAGGAAAAATCGCAGCGGTCGTCAATGGCAGACCATACTCGATTGCTTCTGATCATCCAAACTACAATCAAATCATTGGGGCTATCAAATCCCAAGACTGGACTTCGTTCGTAACTCTTGCCGATGTTACAAGCCAAGTGAAACAATACACGACAACCGATGGAGTTGAGATCGTGGATGGAGCAGTCATCTATAAGGGTGAAGCAATTCACAATACTCTCACCAATCGAATCGTGAAGTTCATGGGTGAAGGTCTGCCCTTCCAACCCCTCGTAAGGTTCTTGGAAAATCTGATGAACAATCCAAGCAAGCGAGCAGTGGATGAACTCTACACATTCTTGGAAGTCGGGGAACTTCCAATCACAGAGGATGGATGCTTTCTGGCATACAAGAATGTTCGTGCGGATTACATGGACATTCATTCGGGAACATTCAGCAACAAGATTGGTGATGTTTGCGAAATGCCTCGCAATCGGGTTTGCGATGATAGCGAACGCACTTGCTCTGCGGGTCTTCACTTCTGTTCAATCGCATACCTTCCCCACTTCTCCGATAGTGATGGAGGACATACAATGATTGTGAAGATCAATCCTGCGGATGTTGTTTCAATTCCAAAGGATTACAACAATACTAAAGGTCGGGCTTGCAAGTATGAAGTCATTGCAGAATACACCGAGGATTGGCGTTCCAAGCTCAACAAAGGTGAAAGCGGATGGGATGCAGGTCTTTACACTTCTGATGGTGAAGACTATGAGCTTGATGAACTCGATGAGCTTGACGAAAATGAAAACGAAAACGATTGCACCTACTCTCATCCAGATTGCGATGATTACCATTGCTTCTGCGAGGACAAGGATTATGGTTACAAACCCAATGGTCACAAGTTCCACAATGTTCGTGGAGCCGATGGAAAGTTTGTAAAGAAAGAAGAAGAAGGTTTAGGTAAGGTGGTTGGTGGATTGGTGAAGGCATTCAGCGATGCTCTCAACAAAGCAGGATATATTCACTAATCGTTTCATAGGGAAAAATCCCCACTCTCAAAAGGAGTGGGGATTTTTTTGTGCCTTGAAAAGTTTACCATTTCAAAAAACCCTTCCCGTAAAACTTTTTTGGAGGTGTCGAAAAATAAAAATTTGACACCTCCAAAACTTTCCGCACTGGATGAGTGCTGCGGTTGCGTTTTTCAAACCATCGAAAAAAGTTCTTGACCTTACCAGAAATTTCTGAGAGAATTATTGTCTATGAAATCTTATATGCAACAAATCAGCGACTTTGGTAGAGTAGTATCAGAGTATGATGAGAATAAGCATATCCTTTCAAAAACAAAATCAATAAACGAAAAGGTAGATGCTCTGTGCAAAGCCATTGAGTATCTTAAACAAAGAGAAGAAGAAGAATACGAAGAAGACGAAGAAGACGAAGAAGACGAAGAAGACGAAGAAGAAACACCATCAATAACATCAAGAATAATCAAATCTATGAAAATGCCTGTAATAATAGTAGTAGCCGCACATCTGGCAGTGATCGGAGGAATAATGATTACTTCATCAAATTCCGCAAAAGCCAAGCAAATTTCTTCTGATAAAAAAGCATTGGAAGAATCATATAGTTATGCGAGTGTCGAAGACAAAGGAGAAAACGATTGGCCTAAACCAAAATTCCATGTAGTAACTTCCAAGGATACTTTTTATGGATTGGTAAAAAAGTATAAAGTCGATGCCAATAAATTCAAAGAAATAAACAAAATCAAAGACATCAATGTTCTGATTGATGGTAAAAAGCTAATCATACCATGACACTCCAAGAAGTTCGCCAACGCAAGAAAGAGAGTAAGAAGACTTTAAGACATTTCTGGACAGCAGTATGCTTGGGAAATATTATATTACTCACAATGCTTGCGATTATTTCCTATAATCTTTGAAAAATAGTTCTTGACTTTACCAGAAATTTCTGGAATAATATCGCCTCAATCAAACCACAACGAGCAAAGGAACGGATGTTCTATCTTGCAAACTATCAACCCTAAAACAAATCAAATGAAATATAAAACCTTCCCATTCACCATCACTATTGACGATGGTTTCAACGAACCTAAAAATTTCAAAATGGAATTTGATGGTAGTGTTAGTATGCTCGATCTCATCAAAACCTTGGAAGAAAAATTCCAAGCTAAACCATCCATCGAGGAACTTCTTTCAGAAGCTATGGAACTGGCGAGCAAATCAATCACGCTTGCGGAGGATTATAGTGAATCCGAAAAGGTGAAATGCCTCGCAAAGAAGTTTGAAGAACTGGAATGCAAAGTATGGGATATGGAAGAATCTATCTCCCAAAAATAGTAAAATCAACCAACAAAAAAAACAAACCAAAAACCAAATGAAAACTAATATGTCATTCACAGGAGATTTAGGACACAATCCTAAAATCATTGAAAAGTATAATCGAATTGCAAAAAGATTCGATGTAACCGAACTTCCAATCCTTTTAGAATCTTGGATGGACGAAACCGATATGCACGATTTCGCAACTCATCTGGAAAATAGATACTATGCTAATTTCAATGAGTATGTGATCGAATACAACATTCGTTCTCTCTGTGGAACGAAAGCATATTCAGCAGTCATCATCGACAAGAAAGAGTTTGGATCAGATTTCGAGGATATGGTTTCTTACCACATAGCCCATGAGGTGAAAGAA